TTCCATCATTCTTGACTTTTTGATTACTTTTTATTTCCATCTATCTCTAACTTTTTTTTTTCAATTTTTTTTTCACACTCACCACCTTTACACTCTTTCTTGTGGGGAACCTAGGGTTCCCCCACACCCCCTCCTCAACTATACAAACTCGCCATCGGTCGTCTCAAACCAGCATTTCTTGGTATAGTTCTTAAAGAATAAACAGGAATATGCTTAGCTTTCATCTTTAAATATTCTCCAACGGCTTCACCGTGATGTATTTTTTCATCAACAACTTCACCATTTTTTATTTTTAATAACATTCTTCCTCTCTTTCTACAACATCCCATACACAAACAGCCCAAATCTATATAATGGTCTTGTTGAATCTCACTTATATATTGATTATCTAGAGCAACGTCCATGTAAAAAGAATATTCATTTGGCGTAAAAGTTGAAATTTCGGTGATATTCATTTTGCTTCTCCATGTATTCAAGTACTGAGTTCTTTCATATTCGGTGTAATAATACTTTAAATGTTCATCTCCTTCTATAAGTTGAAATAAATTTGAGGGTATTTCGTAGTACTGTTTAAATAAAGAAAAAATATGATTAATTGGTTTTTTACTCGTTTCGTAATCTTTTGCAATATATATTTCAACATTTATATTGAGAACCTTTTGTAAAACAGTTTTCCATTCATTTGAATCTTTTAAACGCAATTTAAAATAATTAATTCCATCAACTTCTGCGTGTATATATTTATTCGTAAAATCAAACTTTTCTGGAAAAGGAACCATATATTTTGTTCTAAAATGGTCATTTGTTTGTAAATAAGGGAAAACTTGATTAAATCGTTTAATTATTCGGTTAACTTCAAAAGTATTCAAAACTTCTATTGGTGCGTTAAAATGCAACGAATGAATATTTTCAAAAAAAGTTGATATTTTTTGCTCTATTGGACTTCTGTAAATATCTATAACTATAACTGTTTTCCCCAAGAATCTATTAAATTTAATAATATCTAAAACAGTAACATCAGTTATCTTATATAACACCCTTAACATGATTTCATTATGCAAATGCAATACAGTAAATTTTCCACAAGCATTCAACCGAATAGACGATACTAAAGTTGTTGACCCCACTTTAGGCGGTGTATATACAAAAACTATGTTCTTATTTTTTTCAATGCTAAAATCATCACTAATTCCCAGACATTCATTCACATATTTCATTCTATTGTAACATTCTGCATTGTTATAATTTAATTGAGTCATTATATACCTTATTAATATATTTGATACACAAGTTTAAACTAATTATATATTTATAGTATAAAATGACGATGGAGGCTATTGTAGCGTATGACATTAACAAAGGTATTTCTAAAAATGATTCCATTCCGTGGAATATACCAGAAGATATGAAATTTTTTAAAAATACAACCTTAAAGAATGTTGTTATTATGGGAAAAAATACATTTGCATCTCTCAACTATAAGCCTCTAAAGGATAGATTAAATGTCGTTATAACTAGAAAACCTGAATTATATTTTAATTACGCCGCAGAAAACTCAAATCTTATATTTACTGACAATGAAAACATTCATTTGGATATCATAAGAAACTCAAATGAATATGCTAACAGATTCTATTTTTTAAATAAGCATTTCAAAATATTTTATATAGGTGGGGAACAGATATACAAAACTTTTATTCCGTTTTGCGACGTTGTCTGGGTAACTAAAATAAAAAAAAATTATGAGTGCGACTTAGTGTTTTCAAAGGATATGGACAACGATATAAACTTTATTTCAGAATGCTTAAAAACGAATGACCTGTACGATATTATCAAATACACAAAAGTTTAAATGAATGCCTCGTTCTGTTGCTTTACTTTTTTAATAAAATGTTTATTCATATGCTTTTGTAGATTAAAATAAGTCAACTGGTCATTCTCAGTAATTCCCAATAAATTTTGTAGTTTTTGATCTGGATGAATTATTTGACTGTTTTCGCTATTCTCCAATTTATTCTTTTTAATATAATCAATCAAAGTTTTAGTAACCACAGTTCTAGCAATTTCACTTCCATTTTCCTTATCCATAAATTTACACAGTTCGTCAGTTATCATGGACGGAGTTGCAAATCCAGACGGTTTCTTGTTTCCTTTATTCTTATTCTTACCTGCTTCCTTCTTTAATTGTTTAAATTCTTTCTTAACCGACTTTTCTACAGAACGCAATTGGTGTTGAATTAATGAAATTTGATTTTTGAATGTGGAAAGAGTATTAATAATGGCCTCAAATTTTTCAGTCATAGATGCGTCCAATGACTCGTGAGGCTCTACATGTTTCTCATTTGTTTCGTCCATTGATATTACATATTATCTAAGTGACTTTAAATAATTTTATTTTTAATAGTTTATTACACCTTTTTCTCATTTACACCTTTTCTCATTTTTATATAATTTTATTTAATTTATATAAAAATATTTTATGATATAATTTTATAATGGATAATCCCCTTGATGAAATTATAAATAAAAATAAATTGTTAGAAGATAAAATACTAATATTAGAAAAGGAATTTAATAAAACAAAAGAACATTTGAAAAATATACTTCTAAAAAAAATTGAAACATTTTTCATAAAACAACAAACCAGTAAAATGGTATCATAACTTGCGCAAGCCACACACAACTTTGAATATAAATAATGAACTACGAAGGCCTTATAAAAACCATACTCAGAAAGCTGTCCAAAGATCGGGAGAAACGATACGAGCCAGATGATGCTGTTAGAAATCGCAAGTTACACGTCTTGGAAAACCTAGATTGGTATTATGTTAAACCAACTGAAATGTTTCGTAGACTACCAAGTTTGTACTCTTTGTTTGATTTAGACGGTGTACCAACACACGATTCTTCTGGAAATGAACTCGATGAGTCTACGATACAACAGTTGCGCAAAAAGTGGGGGTTGCAAAAAAAGTTGTATGAGGCGTTGGAAAACCTGGCGCTGCAATATATACCCTACTGAAATGTTCCCAGACACACTACAAATACACGATTATTATTTGAGACCAGTTGACGAATAAGACATAAGAATCAATGTTGTAAATGATGAAAAGGAATAAAAATAAGTCTAACTGCGTCGCCTATGTGTTTTTTTCACTCTGCGAGTTTTGCGCATCTTGTGTCTTCTTCCACCAGCTCTTGAACGCACACGATCTGACATTATTTGTCCAGCGCGGGAACTTCTGCGACGATATCTTCTTCCACCCATTCTTGTTACGCTTGTATTTGTGGCCCCATATTCAGCAGAATAACTAGCACTATCTGCAACACCAGAAGAACTACTTTTGTCCATTATATTCTAAATAAGTATTTTAATTTTACTTGTTATGAAAAATAAAAACAAATAAAATTTTATTGTGGGCTATAACATTTTATATTTACGAATCCTGCTTGGGGGCGGCGGAACGAGGCGGTCTTCCACGACCGCGACCACCGGTCACTGGCTTATCCTGTGACGGCTTCTTGGTGCGACCATCAGTTACCATTGTCCACTCACTTCCCTCGCGAGGACCAGACCCACGAGCGCGGGGAGCTCCCTCTGCGCGAGGAGGTCTAGACGAACGCGGAGGCTTAACCTCATCAACCTGCTCATCAACCTGCTCATCGGCAGCGTCAGAAGACTTGCTGTAGTTAACACGAGTTTGCCTAAACTCGCGACGAGTCTCGCACATGAGCTTTCCACCATTAATGCCACTCACATCTCCGGCTTGATACTCGTGCTTTCCACCAGGGGTGTGGTCAAGCTTAAAGCTGACATACTCCCCCTGAACCAAATACTTGTATTGCTCATTTCCCACCACAACTCCACTGTGATGAACAAAGATATCTGAGCCTGCACGGTCTCCATCTGAGACTGTAATAAAACCATAACCAGCCTTGTTGTTAAACCACTTGACGCGTCCTACTAGACGATCGGAGGGTGTAACGAGTGGGTGTGTTCCAACGGGTTGTTCGCTTGACATTATACTCTAATATGCGGTGTGTCTTTATATTGTTTTTATAATGTTATCCAGATCTCAAAGAGTTTTTTAAATTCTTAACTTCATTATATTTTATAGGATTAATATAAGAGTATTTATGTCATCAGAACCAATTTTAGCAGAAAGTAGTGTCCCTCGCTCTCAAAGTATATTAAAGGTTGATTTAAAAGCTGTGCAAAACTTTGGACCAAATGGTGTCAAAAAAGTTGTAGTGCCCTTTAAACGCGAAGAAGATATGATTTTATTATGTTTAAGCAATTTCTTACATGATTTTGTTCACGATTATAACCTAAGCAGTATGCATAAAAGAGTCATAAAAGGCGACTCTTATGGATTATTGCAAAGTCTTAATATTGGAATTAACAACCCTGTTTTTAAGATTTTTCAATATGAAAGTGGTAGTTACGGCGATCCAGAGTTATATGATGACTCAAAATTTGAAGATGTTCCCGCAGAACCATATTCAAAATCTCATTCTTATTTAGAATATTTTAATGAAAATGCTATGGAAATTCCTATTCAACACGGGGGAAAAGATGTTAATGCGATTAGAATGAAACCAGAACAACTTCAAATTGATGGCGATGGAGAACAATCAGAAGATGATGCTATAATGACAATGGAAGACTATTCAAAAAAATTTAAATTAAAATCTGATATTGATTCTCCATTAAAAACAGAAGAAACAATTGCAACCGGAATTGAAGAGTATGCCGAATCTTTAACATATCCATTAAACGCGGCTTTTACTTCAAAAAAAATATACTTATCTTTGACAAGTAAATTTTTGGGAAACGCAGACTTCTTAGGGTTTTATTCTAGTTTAAATACTTTTGTTGTTACTTATTTGGGAAGCAATTGTGGAGAAGAATCTCCTGAATTTCTCTCTATATTAAACCCTGAATTAGATGTTAAAAGTGAAGAAATGCGGAATCTTGTTATGTTTAACTCTATTTTGTGTTCCATTGATTGCATTGCATCAGATTTAAAAAAATCTAGCTTAAACCCTGGCGACATTGCAATGGAATACAGTTTTTTTAGTGAAATATTCGCTATTTTGCGGTTGGCGTTTGTTTCTGTTTTTAATAAAACAAACAAAGAACTTAAATTAGATTCTTTAACCATTCTTAACTCTGATTTAGTTACGCAACAATTTATCATCTATTATATGTTATTTTTGAATTGCACTGGAGTGGAAGAGTTCAATAATGTATTAAAAAAACAAACTGGCGGGCAAGACGGCGAAGAAGGAGAGGAAGAAGAAGAAACGGTTCCTCAACCACCATACATGGTTTTAGATAAAACAGGGCCAATTGAAATTAGAGGTTACCCCGACCAAGACCCGGAAGCATATTACGGAAGACCTGAAAGAAAAATATATCTTGGTACAGAATCTATATTTATAACTCATAATAACCTCCTTACTACTATTGCCCGCGGAATGTTTGTTAAATTAGGCATTTGGGATAAAATTTTTTCAGGAATGGAAGGATATTCAAAAGATGGTGGAGATATTTATAAATTTGGATACAAAGAAATGGACTTGATTAGTTATGATAAATTAATGGAACTATATCCAAACAATCCCTGGAACAAAGCGAAGCCTGGTAGTTTTAATAATGAACTTTTAATTATGCAAATTCTTATATTGAAAAACTTATTAATGGAAATGTCGCCATCTAAAACTCTTACATTTGGCGCTAAAATAGACGATCAATTGAAAAATTATTTAGATGTGTTTTATAACCATTATTTTGTTATTAAAGGTCAAAAAACATCAAAACCTCCTCCTAAAATAAATGACGAAGCTTTAAATAATCCAGACCCAAATGCATCAATTGGACCAGATACCGAAAGTATGTTTTCAGGAGAAAATACTATTGCTGAAGATGAAAACCCAGAATACTCTGAAGAAGGTGATGAAGACGAAGAGCAATTTGGTGGAGATGGACATGGAGATGGAAATGGTGAAATTGAAATGATTGAATTAAATAAAACGCACCATATAAATGAAATTCCGCAAGATCCAGATGTAGCAGAACCTCCAGAAGATTCCGCTTTAGCTGAAGGCCAAGAAGAACATGTTGTAGAAAAAACATTTTCATCATTTCCAGATTCAGAAATTGTGGATCCTGGAAGACCCCCAGCAATGCCAATCGTCTTTAAGAATTTAAAGAAAATGTATCAAAATAACATCTATACAATGCAAAATTTACAATCAAGTAGAATCCCAGCAATTAACATACCATTTGGTTCAGACGTTAATACAATTTACACTCTATTTGAATTACTTACATATAATCAAACTTTAATGCATAAAAGCGGGAATCAATACAATATTCCAGCCCCGGCGTTTAAGTTTGTAATTAATAATGCTGCAAATATTGCTGCAAACATTAACGGGTCAAAACTCTTATACACCAAAAGGGATAAAGATGAAATACAAAAAGTTGTTGATGAAGTTGTCGCGATTGCCGATTTTCAAGAAGAATTAGAAAAAATTACAGAAGAATGCGATTCAATAATTTCTGAAATAGCTCCGTTAGAATTAAGAGTCGCGGCATTGAGCTCTTTAAAAAGACAAAATAGAATTAAAATTAGCGAATACAACGAGCTTCTGAAAACTCAATTTGATATAAAAACTATTAGAAATACGCGGCTGATACCTTGCGAAAACAAAAAATACCTTATAGAACGAGTTGTTAAATTGAATAACGAAGAATTATTAAAAGGAGAAAATTGGCTTAAAGAATGGGCGACCAATTATAAACTCTGGTTTGACCAATGTCAACCCTTATTTGGATTATATCGTAACTTAGTTAGAGGAACATTTTGCCCAACTGTATCTATGATGGATGCAATGTTTAACTGTTCTCTCAAATATAAAGCATCTGAACCCAAAGAAGTCGGTACCACACATTTTGAGTTAAAATATGAAAGCGAGTCTAAAAATCCTGAAACTGGTGCACCAGACAGAGTAATATCATTTGGAGGGGTTGTCTTAAATTATAATGAAACAATTGGTTCAGCTGAACAATTAAACGCTAAAATAGACTTTGATTTAGCGTGCATTGATGCATCTACCGGAATAAATGATGTAGCAAACATTTCAACATTTGGAATGCAAGTAGCAGAATCGCACGATTTAAAGGCTAGTGTTGTTTACAAATCCATTATTGATAAAATAAAACAAATTTACTCAGAAACATATTTTATGACTGTTGAAGAAGATCTGGCAGAATCGGCAGGCGTTGATATTAAAAATTCTGAATCCCGTACCACATTTTTGAGAGAAAAAATTGATAGAATGTGGTCAAATATGCAAATATACAGGTTTGAAAATGGGATTATGCAATATAGTCCAAAAAACTTTAACAAGCTCTTGACTGCCACCGCAATAAAAACTTTTGGGGATTTTTTACAAGAATGTCTCGCATGCATGCAATGGGGTGGATATGTCAACTCAACCGATGAATTTCCAGATAGAGTAAAAAGTTTTATTTCCGAGAACGGAATTGACCCCATTTATAGAAGTGTAAGCGAACCTGATAAAATTATTCCATATGATGAACATGGAAATGCATTGCGTCTGGGAATTCAAGGAGATAGACCTTCAGGATTCCGATCCATATACATTTTATTGAATGGTGACTCCGGCGTGAATCAACAAGCTATCGGCGGTTACATATTTACCGCAGCAAATCAAAAACCGTCTAGGAGTCTTTTAGTTTCAAGAGCTTCGGCAGATGAAACAAATAACAATATTAGAAAGGATAAACTTAGAGGAAAGGTTGTGTATGTAACACGAGAGCTACCTATTATTCAAGAAGATAGAATTAGATATTTGAAGTCTCTTCAATATAAAAAAATTTTAGAAAAAAAGAATTTATTGGACAAGCAAACAAAAGAAGATTTTTCTCCAGAAGTTGTTGGGCCTATTATGCAAGGAAGTTCAAGTGACGCCGATTATAAATTAATAAAACCCCCGCTAGAAATAGCATCAATGGATGAGCCCTATAAAACTTCAAATTATTCAGAATGGGATGATTATGAAACTCCAAGAGTTTTAACTGAAACAAAGAAAAAAGCTGTTGAAGATCCAGAAACTATTGCAAAACTTGAAGCCAAAGCACAAAAAGCCGCGGCTCTATCTGAAGAAAAAGAGAGAATAAAGGCAGAAAAAACTGCCGAGCGAGAATTGCGATCTCTGGAACTGCAAGGAATGAAGGCAGAAGAGACTGCAACAAACAAATTTATAAAAGAAACAGGCGAACTTGCTGAAAAACGAAGACTACAAGCAAGAGCTCTCAATCCAACTCTATCAAACGATGAATTGTTAACTAAAGAGGAAAAAGGCAAGCTTACTCGTCTTCAAAAAAAATATCCTTTTCCAGGTGGATCTAGAAGTATAAGTAAAAAAAATATACACGTTGTTAAACGACGCGTATCCAAAAAATATCGTAAATTTATTAATAAAACAAGAAGAAAAAATAAAATAAATAAGAAACAAAATAACACTAGACGCTAAAATAATAATTTATAAAAAGTTATTATATTATTATGTAATTTCAATTTGTTTAAAGATGTAAAATTATTTATTATATGATTGTTTAAACTAGTGACGTTCCAAATAAATTTGGGTTCCCCATCCAAACCAATAATGATATAAATCCACCAATTAAAGCTAATAAGAGTAATATTAGAAATCCAATATATGCAAATTCAAGAATGTTTTCGCATTTCCTTTTAAAACTTTCTTCTATTTGCTCAGTTTCTTCTCTCTTTGGATCTACAACCTCTTCTGCTCTTACTTCTATGCTAATTTCTTCTAGAACCTCATTTGCAATTGGAACTAATGTTGGAACAATTTCTACATGCAGTGGGTTATCCGTATAAATCATTTATCTTGTTTTACATAAATTATAAATTAGTATTTATGTTCAATTTTTATATTTATCATTAAGAGTATGCAAAAGGAAAGCCTGTTATAAAAATAAAAAACCCGCCAAAACACACCATAAATACTAAACAAGTACAACAGCAACTAAATACATTATAAATAACTTTATTACAAGAGACTTGAATATTAACAATACTAGTTTCCGGTTCAAGTTCAAGTTCAAGTTCAAGTTCAGTTTCTTCCATAGGTTGCCCCATTACTTCTAGACAAACCAATTTTGCAAGAGGAATATCATCTTCATGCAAAGGGTTTTCCACATCCATTATTTATTGAGTTCTTATACCTAATAAATAATTAGTTTTTATATTTCATTGAGCAACTTTATTAAATATTCGTAATCTGGTGTATCTTCAAATTTTAAAGTTTCACAATAATTCAGATATGCAATCAATTGTATTGGAGTTTTTGACCATTGCGAAACGCATTGTTTTTGCATTTTCATTTCTTTCATTTCTTTCATTTCTCCCCCACTTTGTAATCCAAACCATGGAAGGCCACCATTTATAAGATACAAAATAATATACGCAACAGAAATCAAATCATCACGCCTACTAGGTTCTATGCCATTATGCACATTAACACTAACAAAATTTGGCGTTCCAATAATAGTCTTGCCGTTCTTTATTTCTATGTGCTTATTGTCATTATCTATGTATTTCCTACATAAACCAAAATCTATAATATAAACATCTGTGCCATGTTGATTAAAGACAAAATTGTCAGGTTTTATATCTCGGTGAATAAGACCTTTCTCATGAATGAACTTCAAGATCCCAACAATTTTTTGGCCCAAGGAAAGGGAATCAACGAGAGAAAAAGTTTTTAAAGCCAAAGAATCGCCAAAAAGCGGTAGAACCATATAATTGTATTCTTCCGTTGAGCCATACCATTTTACTTGTGGAATTCCGGGAGCTTTTCCAAGATATTGATATATTTGTGTTTCTCTCTTCAACATATTTATCTTTGTTTCAAGAGAAATTGATTCCATTTTAATAGCTACTTTTTCCTTGGTTCTTATATTTTCCCCTTTAAATATTGTCCCAAATTCACCGTTATTAAGTTTTTCTGTTATTTTGTATTTGTTTGCAATTATCATATAAAAATGTTTTATATAACCTGTTTGTAATGTTTTTATATTAATTATTTCTTATTTTTACAATTCCAACACTTTTTAAATTTTGGATGTATTTTTTTATCACAAGACTCGCAATCTGCTGCACAATTAAAATAACACGGTCCACAAAACTGATGACCTTGTTTTCTTGGAGCTTTATCGCAAATTTTACAGTAATTTAATAAAGAGCATTCAAAACATCGTCCTTTACAATAAATATTTTTTCTCATTAAACAATTGTCGCAACATTCTTTGCGCCTACAATCGTTGCAATAATTATCACTTCTATTTTTATGTTCATTTCCACAATCATCACATATTCCCTTTCGTTTAATTTTAAAATCCAATTCATCTATACAATGTTCGCAAACTGATAGTATTTCGTCGGTTTTTGAAAAATCTTCTGAAATTTCAGATATAAAATAATTTTTATTACATCTTTCGTTGCAACTATCGCATGTTTTTACTTCAAAATCAGATACGCTAACTTCACCATTATATTTTAAAGCAAAATGCAATTCTGCCGCCTCTTTGTGTTCACCAAAATTTCCTCCAATTGGAGAATATTTAGACTTTATTGACGGAATAGTTTCATTGAGCTTTGAAAGACCATCTTTCATTTTTTTTATGTGTCTTGCTCTTTTAATTGCAATATAATGCGGGTCATTTTTACTCTTTTTTTCTAATTCCTTTAAGTCGCCAGGTTCAATAAATTTAGTTTTTGTTATGCATTCACACCCAGTTGCTATATTCATTCCCGTTTCTAAATTAGATATAAGAAACATATTTTCTGGAGAACAAGACTTATTGCACGCGCACCTAAAATTTTGTTCTCCATAAGAATTCGCATATCCTGTATCATTTGGTTCATTTGAAGACTGCATTCCAATTTCCCATCTGTATTTTTGACTTTCATCCAAAATTCCTTGAAAACTAGAGTATTCCCTTAAATTCGGAATAATTATACATATCATAATTGCAAAGATATTTGGATGGTTATTTTCAGTTATTTTTTTTCTATCAATCAAATCAAATTCCGATTGATTTTCAATAATGTACTCCCTAATATCCTTTTGAATTGGCATTAACATAAATGTATCTTTAAGAGCCAACGCACTCACATCAATATGTCTTTTTAATTTTTCTATAAACCTAATAAATTTATCATCATAAATAATAGTAATCCTACTAACAACATTGCATTCCGATTTTGATGCGTCTGGATCGCCGTCCGATCCTGATAAATCTGCAGGACAATAATCTTCAGCCATATACTGTAGTTTGTTTAAGGTAATTATTCTCAAATTACTTAAGATCAATTTTTATTATTAACTCAACTAATATAAACATAAAGCATTATATTACAGTAACTGAAATGGTTAAATTTTGCTCAGACACATATCCCACGAGTAAAGAACAACAATACTCGGAATATTTTGAAAAATACTCTTTTTCTTTGAGCACTTTTCAAAAGTTTGCCATTGAGGCTATTGTTGAAGGACATCATTCCCTCAGTTGCGTTCCAACTGGTTCTGGCAAAACAATGCCGGCTATTTTTGCAATTGATTTTTTTACCAGTAAAAAGAAGAAGGTCATTTACACTAGCCCAATTAAAGCCCTTTCAAATCAAAAATATTATGAATTTACACAAAAGTTTCCTGGAATTAGTATTGGTTTGTTAACAGGCGACATCAAAATTAACCCAGAGGCTGATGTACTTATTATGACGGCTGAGATTCTCCAGAACACGTTGTATAGAAAGAAGCAGAAAGATAATCCAACTATGCCTAATGCCAACTCCCTTCTTATGTTTGACATGGACTTTGACAATGAACTCGGGTGTGTTATTCAAGACGAGATTCATATGATTAATGACGCTGACCGAGGCCATGTGTGGGAAAGTATAATTTTACTTCTTCCTCCACACATTCAGATGGTCATGCTTTCAGCAACGCTTGACCGACCAGAAAAGTTTGCTCTTTGGATTGAAACCCGTGGCAATGCGTCTGAATCAAGGGATGTACAAAAGCAGGTATATTTGGCTACTTCCAACTTTCGTCATGTTCCTCTAACACATTACAGTTTTATTACAACTAATAATGGAATATTCAAGGCTATTAAGAAGGATAAAGAGTTGGAAAAGGAAATTCGGGACGCCGTGGATAAGCTAATTGTTATTCAAAGCCCAACTGGAGAATTTAACGAACCGAATTATCACAAGATCAAGAAGATATTGAACTTATTTGAACAGAAACAGGTGTTTGTTAAGCGTTCTCATGTTTTGAATCAAGTTTGTAAGCACATGGTTGAACATAATATGTTGCCCGCAGTTTGTTTCATCTTGTCCAGAAAGCAGATTGAAATTGCTGCTCACGAAATTACGGTGCCTTTGTTGGAGGATGACTCAAAGGTCGGATATATTGTTCGCAGAGAGTGTGAGCAAATTTTGCGGTCAAAGTTGCCCAACTATCAGGAATATTTGGAGCTTCCAGAATACCTATCTGTAGTGGGCCTCCTTGAGAAGGGAATCGCCATCCACCACAGCGGAGTTATGCCTATTCTTCGCGAAATTGTTGAGATTCTATTTGAAAAAGGTTATATTAAGTTTCTCTTTGCAACTGAGACTTTTAGTGTTGGGCTTAATATGCCAATTAAAACTGCAATTTTTACAGATGTAAAAAAGTTTGATGGTTCTGGAATGCGCATGCTACACCCACACGAGTTTGTCCAAGCATCGGGGCGTGCTGGGCGCAGAGGCATTGACACAGTTGGACATGTCATTCATCTGTCTAATCTTTTCAAGAATGTTGAATTGACCGAGTATAAAACTATGATGCAAGGTAAACCTCAAACTCTTGTTAGCAAGTTTAAAATTTCTTATAATCTATTGTTGAACTTGATTAATATTGGCAACCATGACTATTTGCAATTCTGCAAGCGTTCTATGATTCAAGACGACATTGATTCTACTCTTGGTGTGATTTATAATAAGATGGCTCAACTTGAAGCCGAAATTGACACGATGTCACAGAGTCTAGAATATCTTAGAACACCACTTATTGAAGTTGAAAAATATTTGAATATGTTGGAAGCTCGCAAAACACTTGTCAATAAGAAGAGAAAGGACATGGATAAAGAAATTCAGAACAGTCTGGACTCATATAGGTTTATTGAATCTGATAAGCACACTGTCATTAAGTACCAAGAAAAGATGGTTGAATTGACTAATTTGAGAAGGCAATTTAAAACAACAGAATCTTTCTTGAATGAAAATGTAAAAAAGATTCTCAAAAAGATGGAAGAAGATGGATTTGTAAATACAGAAGACGGAGTAAACACACTAACTCAAGTTGGGTTTATGGCTACACATTTACGGGAAGTTCATTGTCTAGTGTTTGCAAGATTGCTTGAGCAGAACAGATTTGATGAGCTTGATGCGAGACAAATAGTTTCTATATTTAGTTGCTTTACAAATGTTAATGTGAGTGATGATCATAAGTCGTTCAGACCTAGTTCCAGGGACATTGCGGTAAAAAATATCATTGAAGATATTACAAAGTCTTATAATAGTTATCAGGATTTTGAGACAGAGAAAAATGCATTTACAGGCGTTGATTATAATATTCATTATGATTTGATTGACGCTCTTTTGTCTTGGTGTGATTGCGAATCTGCGCCGGAGTGTAAGGCGGTTCTTCAGGGTCTGGAACAAACCAAAGGGATCTTTTTGGGTGAATTTGTAAAGGCAATTACAAAGATTAATAACATCTCTGGAGAAATGGAAAAAATAGCAGAAAGTATTGGAAACATGGCATTGCTAAGCAAGTTGCGAGATATTCCGCGAATGACATTGAAGTTTGTTGCTACGAATCAGTCTCTTTATGTTTAATTGTGGTTATCCAAAACATTTTGTCAATTTCCCGACATTTTTAAAGATTGTATCTGTAACTGAAGGTTCTTTGTATTTTTCATAATCATCATTATCAATTACATAAATTCTATATAAATTATGTAATTGAGGAATTTGCGAATAATCTTCAAAGAATCCAGGTTTGCTATCCATAAAGTCAACAATATTTATTCTGTCAGAATTTGGAATAGTTAAGAATTTGTTAATTTTTTCAGATCGCGAAAATATGCAATGTATATTTTTAGTTTTGTTTGAAGATAATCCGTAAAAGTTTTTTTCTGGTTTTCTCCCATCAAAACTAGAATGCTTATTTGAGAACAAAGTAGAATCAACTTTTTGATACAAGTCTGTCAAAGATGCTGTTTGAGGCATAGAAATGCAAACAGGACTAGGTTTTCCCGAATAAATTTGGAATAGAATGATTCCTCTATTCATTTTCAATTGAGTAGGTCTTTTGGCCAGCATTGTTTGTACGATTGCACAGTTTCTTTAAGTTCTTTTTGTTATCAATTTTTTTATGAGCTGGTTGCATACTTTGTAGTTTTGATTTATTATTGAATGATCTAGCAAGTTTCAATAATAAAGATTTTTGCATTTATATTCTCAATGCGATGGCAAGTTTCTTTAAGTTACTTTGAGAATAATATCTATTTTTGGGATTTTTCGAATGTTGAAAAGTGTTTGCGAAAGTTAAAAATGGACAAAAAAAATGTCCAATTTTTGAAAACCCGGGGATTTTTGGGAAACATGATTTTCCAGAAATGCATTTTAGACCAAAATGCAGCCAATTCCAATTTTTTCATCCAAAAAGTATTACCATAAATTTTTTATACTTTTTTGAGAAAAGGGTTTAGGCGTTTTTTCTATTAGTAATATAGCCGTATGAATCCGAACATTCTCGCGCCAAAAAACGCCACAAAATTTTTTTGCGAACATTGTGACTTTAAATCGTGCAAAGAAAGCGAATATACGAGGCATTTGCTCACACGAAAACATAAAATACGAACAAATCCTAACGAAAAAGCGCCAGAAAACGCAGACAAAAACTACAAATGTTCTTGTGGAAAAAAATACAAACACATGTCAAGCTTATGCAATCACAAAAGGCTTTGTACTGGAATTAAAAATATACATATAGAGCAAACCTCAATTGTTCCAGAAACTAACGACAAAATAGACCATGAAGCTCTAATCCAGGAATTAATGAAACAAAATAATGAATTTAAAACAATGCTTATTGAGCAAAATACAAAAATTATGGAATTAGCAAAGGAAGGCAAGTATATTACAAATAATACTACAAATAATAACAATTTTAACCTAAATTTATTTCTTAATGAGAAATGTAAGGATGCTCTTAACATTATGGACTTTATTAATCAACTTCAATTGAACACTTCTGATTTGGACATGGTTGGACGATTAGGGTACACTGAAGGAATTTCAAAACTTTTTATTAGAGGACTTAAAGAGCTTGATTTATTTAAACGACCTATTCATTGCAGTGATCTAAAAAGAGAAGTATTATACGTAAAGGATAAAGATTCTTGGGAAAAAGATAACGAAGAAAAGAAAAAATTAAAAACGGCTATAAAATATATAGCGGCTAAAAACTTTAAACAAATTCACGAATGGCAAGAAGAACATCCGGAATCAAGTGATTATAATAATCAAAAAAATACAGATTATAATATGATTGTTCTGCACTCTATGGGCGGAGCAACTGCGGAAGAAGATGAGAAAAATTATAATAAAATAATAAAAAATGTCGCACAAGAAGTGACAATTGATAAGAGTTGTAAGCAAGTAATATAAATTTCATTTTAATCAACGTTCAACAAACAGCGAATAATATTCTCATAATTTTCAATTATTTCCCTTTGTTTTTTTAGATCAATATCAGAAGAATAGTTTAATAAACCTTCTGCAACTGTATGCAATGTATTTATGTGTTCAACATATTTGTTATTGTTTTGCGTTTTTTTGCTCTTTGAACGAGTTAACATTTCAGAGATTTGCAAAGGTGTAAACTTTATAATGTTATGTCAATTTTTATTCTTCATATTAATTATTTGCTATTGTAATATAAAAATTATATTATAATAGACTAATGGACGCTAGTATTAATTCAACTATATATAAAAAACATTCGTCATCATATTGGTCGGCGGCTGCAGATTTTTTATTTCATTGTTTTTGTTTTGGATCTTCAATGTACGGCGTTTATTGCTTTAGAGAATCCATATTGTCAATTATAACTGTTCCTCTTCTAACCTTAATGCTATTAAGAACCTTCCTTATATTTCATGATTGTGGCCATAACTCTTATACACCAAATCGCAATTTAAATTTTATAATTGGTTCAGCTTGCGGCTCATTTTTAATGACACCATTTTCTTGGAACTCTAAGCATTTTATGCATCACCTGTCAAACGGAAATATAGAAAACCCTTTTAAATATCAATGGTCAGAAACGATTGATTACACTGTGGATCAATATAACAAATTGCATCCTGGATATAAAATGCTATACAGAATTTATAGAGGTCCATTAATATTTTTTACAGTTGTTCCATTTTTTAATTTTTTTATACTGAACCGATTGACGATTTTGTTATCAAATGGATATAACTATGCAAGCCGCGAAACATGCATTGATTGGGTTATAAATAATACTTGCTTAGCCATACAACAATACATTTATTATAAGTATTCCATTTTTATTCATTACAATATTGCATTTTATTTCACATGTGTTATTGGTTTTATTTTATTTCACAATCAACACACATTCAACCCCGCATATATTAAAAACAATTCAGAATGGACTTTGAGAGAATCTGGGCTAGAGGGTTCAAGTTTTATAATGATTCCACGGTGGTTAAAATACTTTACCATGGGCATAGAGTATCATCACATACATCATTGTATGACAAGAATCCCGGGGTATAATTTACAAGAATGTAATGATTATATCGCAAAAAACACAAGAATGCTTGAAAATGTTGTTGTTCTTTCAATGAAAGATGTCTTTAACAATTTGTTTTTAACGCTATACGACGAATCATCTGGAAAATTTGTTAGTTTTTCTTATTCTGAGAAAAAGAATTTATAGTGTGAGTTGAAGCCGAATTTTCTTCTTGAATTTTTCTTCATCATGAAACAAATATAACTTATAATTACAAATAGAATAATTTTCAATATTATCTCTGAATGTTACTCGTGACGCCATCTTCAATTCTGGCAAATATACAATATATTGAAACAACCCGTCGTTTCTAATAATTTTATCAAAAACATAACCCTTATAAGTCTTTTCCATTATCTCTGGTGACGATGAACACATGTGCAACAAATTGCAATCATTTTGGATGCGACGAATTGATCGCATGGTTGTATTGATGTAGTCTAACTCATCTAACCATTTCTTATAAAAATTATTTGCGCTATCAGACAAATTAATAATTCCAGTGTTCTGTTGAAATTGAATGATATTCAACAAATCAACGAGCCTTCTAATGGGTGATGTTATGTGTACGTACGCATCCATTTCAAGCAAGTCGTGAGAAATTGTCTGTCCATCTTCCAAACAACCAGCATCTATGTATTGTCCGGCGGAACTATTCCAGATTTTAATAAACTTACTTACATCTTCTGGTATATTTTCTGGTGGAGAAAAGTCCCTCTTCATGATTGTAGACCGAAAAATACCATTTTTATTAACAAGAAGCTCCTTTGCAGTATTGTAATTCATAAGAATCATAAGATAACAAACGATTTCATGACTATTCCTGACATTGTTTATGTATTTGTATTTTTTAGATATCATCTTTGTCAACTCAAACACTGCCTGATAATGTGGGTTTTCCAAAAGACTGGGTTCTTCGTAACAATAGTTTCTATTCACCTTTATTTTGCAATTAGAATATTTAATATCAGTTATTATGTCGCCGTCAATGAACAAGTCCATTACAAAAGCAAGACGAGTGTGATTAGATTGAAGACTGCACAAACAATCGGAGAGAATTGTTGGCAACATGGGGCGCTTTCTATCTGGCAAATAAATAGTTGAAATTCTGCGAGAAAATGAATCCCAAAGATTAAGAACATCCATCCAGATTGTCACGTTGGAAATGTATATACTTAACTGCTGTATACCATTATCCAAGTTACGAATGCTGAACGCGTCGTCATAATCAAGGCTATTAGGAGGGTCAATAGTAAAAATATGCCACATACTATTGTCAGTTCTGTCAACAATTTCTGGGTATTTTTTACTAATATTGTCAATAAATGCATCGTGTGCGTGATTCTTTAAAGCCTTGGAGGTATCCTTTGTAAAATTCTGAATAGACGCGTTCAGACTCTTACAGTAAAGCTGATACTCATAAAAGTTGTCCAATATTTCAACCGAGCCTATCATTTGTGATAGAACTGCTCTTGGATGTTTATCGTTCCATTCAACAAAGTTAAAAGTGCAATAATGGTCTACAAAAACCTTGGAGAACCCTACATTTTTCATTTCATAAGGAATAAGAAAGGTAGGTAGTCGTCTATCATCTGGAATACATTTGTATAATAGCTTACCATTCTCTGCTCGTCCATATGTCTTATTTCCCTTTAAGACAAGAACACCTGGTATATTTTTTCCAACGCGAATACTAGAATGCAGAATTTTTAATTCTCCTTTTGCACCATCATAAGAAAAAACATCATTTGTGAATAGTTTATGTTCAGCTGGATGTAGTTCTTTAATTTCAATGTCTTTCAAATCTGTCATATTGATATAAGTCCAACTGGTGTATCCTCTATCATTTATGTGAACCTTACACACGGGGTGTATCATATTTTGGTGGATTATATTATAATGTAAAGATACCTTTAACCTTATTATAATATATATAGTTCTCAGAAGGTTTATAATTTTGAGTTGTTAATGCTTGAAGTGCTTTCAGCTCCAGGAATTTCGTCGGATTTAACCGGTTCATCCTGTTCGTTTTTTTGTTCTAAAGAAGATTCACCGAGAGAAGAAGTTTTTGAACCTTTATTATTCAAATCTTTTATATCATGCTTCTTAACAACTTCTCTCTTTACATTCTGAAGTTGAAGTGCGTGCATTGCAATGTGAGGAACAATGGCAGCATTGTTCATATATGTTCTATATCTGAAACAAGCAATGCATGTTTCTTTTTCAAATTGAATACTATACCACCAATAAGCTGGAATATTTATAGTTTGACCAGGATTTAACACAACATCTAAACATTTCATTTTATCAAAGTCTGCACTATATTGGGGCTGAACCTTCCAAGGGTTTACAGGAGAACGAAACTCAAAATTCTCATAATCTCGTTCAGCATATAAGTATCTTGAACTTTGTGGAGCAGCCAATTTAATAATAGCCTTACCTTCTGTTAGTAAAAAGAAATTGCGATAATTTATTTCATATCTAAATGGAGTTTGAGTTCCAGAAGAACCCATTGTCATGTCATAATTGCAGTTAGATACCATTGGAGGACGAATAAACGCATCATTGTATTGCATGTGTTTAATAAGCCCAGTTTCCTGTAAAAAATCTGTGTTATTCTCAGAAAAGTAACTGGAAGACTTGTCTTCATCAAATAATTTTGTGGCAGCATGCAATGGCAAAGGCATGTAAATTTCACTTGTATAATCAGTATCATTTGCATTTCTTATTTTAACCTCAAAAGCGTTGTAATTGTTTGTAATATATGATTTATTGACGGATTGAATAATTTTTTCATTATCAAAATCAAAAATAACAGGTTGCCTTAAATCACATATTTCATCTAATTTATCCTTTGATGCCTGGTCTAACTCATATACTTCTAAATCATTGCTGGTTTTAAGATGAAATTGAATGTGCAGATAAATGAATAATACCAGACAAAAAATAAAAAAAGCAATAAATATTTTCAACATGGCTAATAACTAATAAAAACTCACAATTAATTTTTATTATTTATACTCACTTAAGGGAACCTAGGTTCCCCTATGATCCCTCCTAGCAAATCCTTTTTACTCAATTTTGGGTGCAATAAAGAACATAATCGAACTATTATCTCCTAAATCATATTTTATCTTCAAAGGAATATCTGCACTAATTGACCATTCAATTTCTGAAGCCAACTTTGTAGTAATGCACATCTTATTGATATAATTGAGACTATACGAGATATCAATGACTTGGCCTTCTGAGATTGAAAACTCTGACAAATCATCAATCGGGATATTGACAAGCATTTCGCCACCGTCTCCCTTAGAAATCAAATCTATCTTTTCTTCGCTGCAGTTAATGTTTATAACATCTCCAAAAGTTGCCAGTTGTGAAATGAGCTCATTCATCTTCTTGGCTTTGATTGAAAACTCAACATCGTACTCAACGCTTGGAATCTCAAGCAAGTCAGACTCCATATCTATTAGTGGAACCTTGAAATACTTGTTGAACTCGCCTTTTGCATTAGTCAAATCAATCTCTAAAGAATCAGCCTCTCCTTCATAATGCAATGTTACTGAATCTTGCTCCTGGGCCATAGATAGAATGCTATGCAAAATCTGTGAATTTACACAAATGTTCTTTGCGTCATTTTCGCAAATTTCATATTTATCAAACCAAATGTTGTAAATCCTTGCATCAAATAGACATACATGACTGCTATCCATTCCTTGAATATAAGCGTGGTCTTCCAAGAAAATGATGGTTACATTTGAAGTTGCCGCCTTTAAAAGTTGAAGGAGAGAAATGAAAATATCGCGTTTAGTCTTTTCCGTTATAGAGAGAAGCATTGTATTTGTTTGCAATAAAAAAATGTATTTAATACCTTTCAATTTTTTATGATAATTCCTCTTTATTTTTCTCATTCTTCATTGGCAAAAACTTTTACCAGAGTTCTTTTCCAATCTGTGTCAATCACTCCAGAATTTTCTTCTAAAATGTAAGCAAGCTCCTCAAAATAAATGCTATTCATAAGTTCAGGTGCTTGATTCCACATGTATTTGTGCCTAGGAGCAACATTTTTAATCGTTGTATCATAAAACTCAATAATTTTCTCCCTAAGAAGAGTTTGGTCCTCAGGGATAACTTCCAATAGCCTTTGAATAACATCTTTAACATATCTGTATGATGAAGGCATGTTTGCAATTGTGAAATAATTAAATTTTCTTATTTTGAAATCAATTTTTTCTAATACTAATATAAAAATATTACATGAATAATTCAGAATGTTATAGATTGGAACAATATGATTTTTCTGATGGACTATTAGAGTTGGATGCAACTTATATAATTCACTTGGAAGGAAATGGGAGAGAAGAACATGTTATAAGACAACTTGAAGAATACCACCCAACAAATTTAGTTTATATTTTGTATAACAAAGGCTATAAGAATTGCAACAAGTCTCTACATTTAAATAAACCGCAAATAGATTTGATAGATGCATTTCTTTACATATTTAAAGATGCAACATATAAAAATTATAAGAATATTTTAATTTTGGAAGATGATTTCACGTTTAATGATAAAATAAAAAAAAAACAAAACCAAACGAATATTATGGAGTTTATTAAGAAAAAAGAAAATGAACCCATGATTTATATGTTGGGGTGTCTTCCATTTATCCAAAGACCATATGATAAATATAATAATGTATTGTCGTGCGGGATTGGAACCCACGCATGTGTATACACAAAGAGCGTTATAGAAGAGGTTTTGCAAGAAAATGCAAAAGAAATTGTAGACTGGGATTATTATACATTCACGAAATTTAAGAGATATATGTATCACGAGCCAATGTGTTATCAACTATTTCCAGAAACAGAAAACCAAAATAACTGGGATTCATTTTCTGGGTTAACATATATATTATTGTATCTCATTAAATTGCTTCAGTTAGATAAAAAATTTGAACCAGGTTATAATTTTTTTTATAATACGTCCAAGGTTTTATATGCAATCATGGTTATACTTTTAAGTTTTTCTATTCTATTTGTGGCGCATCTTATTTACGTGTGTACGTTTACAAACTACAATGTCACAAAAAATATAAAAAAGAAATAGGTTAGCCAAAGAAAACAATATAAATGTAAGTTCGTATTATATTTATATTATGACGCAACATCAGTTGAGCAATTGGGCACAATATTTGAATGATGACGATTACGAATATTTGATTCAATATGTTGAGAATGTAAAGAATGGTACGCCTAACGCGAAGATGATTGTTTTGGCTGGTCCAGCAAGAACAGGTAAGACAACTCTTCAGAATGATATTAAAAGTTATTTGGGAGAAGAATTGTGTCAAGAATGGCCGGTTCGTTCTGCAGGAGATGCAATTTATAATGAAACCCTAAAACGGTTGGGTTTATTTACGGGAATTGATGAAATATATCGCAGTAGAAAATCCAATCAAGCAATTGTTAATTTTATTAAATTTAAGCAATCTTTTATTGCTGACACAAATCATTTTGATAAGATTAATAGTGCTCTATTAGATCATATTAGAATTATTCATATGACCCACGTATTTTAACCATTTTCAATACAATTTTAGTCAGATTTCATAAGTTTCATTTTTTGCTGCGTTTTCTTATCAACAAATGCGCCGATAATAGAAATGACTTTTGAGAAAATAAATGGAGCATTGTAAACATTGCAAATGTTTAGTTTATCTGGAAATGTAGTTTTCAAAACTTCTGACATTCTTTTTATGAATCCAAAATGTTTTTCAATGTGAAGCAACGACAATGAATCTAAATTAACGTGAAGTATAAAAGTTTCATGTTTATTTAAGACGCATTGAATAACCGAGACAATGTAGCAAATAATAAATTCATAATTATCCACGGATGCAATAAATTTAAAATATCTGTAGTCAAGTATAATGTTTTGCGAATCTAGTGCAAAACAGAGTTTTGACAATACATCATTAAAACAAGTCTTCATAATATTAGCTTTTGCAATTTTTATATGCTCATTGGATGAAAATTGTGCGTGGATTTGTTCATGAATGTCTAAAGTTTGATTGGCAGTTGCCATTTATAATAATATATGCATATAGATTTTTTATACATATATTACCCATAAGCGATCATAGTTTCGTTTCATGATAGGTCATTCTGTTCCAGATTTCGTCAAGTTAACTTGCAAATATGTTTATGGGTTCGCGACAAATTCCTCTAAAGAAGTAGGGTCAAGCAAAAGATCATTTGCTGTATGGTTTTGAGCTGAATCTTCAACAACATTTCCACTAATTATTCCATCAGTATCGTCAAGTGTCTCAACAAACTCTCCTCCATTGAAAACAATATCAGACAAACGCTGATTTGTTTGCATAGTGAATCCTTGCAAATTTAATAAAAGGTCCTTCACTTGAACCATCTCCGCCTTTAGAACTTCTACTGATTCAGAAAGACCCTTTGTAACAGTGTTGTTGACAACTTGCGTAACTGGAGCCGGTGATGCTGTGTTAAGAACCGGCTTTCTCATTGCAAGTTCTTTTTGACCTGCTTCAAGTGCATCTAATCTTTGAGCCATATTTTCAAAAACTTCATTATCAACTATGCGAATATTTTCTCCATCAGACCCAACACCCATTTGACCATCTACCGGCATATTCTGAACAATTTGTTCAAGACGACCTAAACGAAGCGTAATAAGAGCAATTGCGTCTGAAACGGACAACTTGGTGGGCATTTGCATTTGTTGTTGTTGCATAGGCTGTCCAGGATAACCCTGCATTTGCTGGGGCGGTTGCATATCCCCTCCAGCACGACGATTTCTAGCGGATGCATTAGCTCTAGCACTACTCATGATAAAGTAATTAAATAATTTGTTTTTAACTTATTTACGCAAACTAATGTTAATTATGAAATTTCTAAGCAACCATCTGAAATTTTATCTGTGGATGATGTTGATAATTGTGAATTTCAAAATCTTCAACCGTATAATCGTTTATATTCTCCCTAACTTGTTTAATTGAAACAGTTGGAAATGGAAATGGGTCTCTCAATAACTGTATTTTTGCTCCTTCATTATGTTCTTCATAAATGTGACAATTTCCTTTAAAATAAACAAATTCGTATGCTTCTAGTCCACAATGTTTTGCAAGCAAATGAGTTAAAAAGCTATAAGATGCGATGTTTATAGGTGTTCCACAGCATTCATCGTTTGACCTCTGAAACATTGCGCACGAAAGTTTGTTTCCATCATGAACATTAAATTGACACATTATGTGACAAGGAGGTAGCGCCATTTGATCCAATTGTTTGGGGTTCCAAGCATTCATGATAAGACGACGGCTATTTCTTGTCTCTGGATTTTTCAATTGGTCAATAATATTTTGCAATTGATCAATTCCATCAAAAGGATGGTCTACGTCTAAACTTTTACCAGTGAAACAGTTATAACTTGCACCAAAATTGCGCCATTGATACCCGTATCCAGGGCCAGCAATTCCTTCAGGATATAAATGCAATCCTCTAGAATCTAAAAATTCGCGACTAGTATTTCCATCCCAAATATGAACACCTTGTTTCTGTAAAAGTTTATTATCAGTTTCTCCACGAACAAACCACAAAAGCTCTTTTAAACAAGTTTTCCATGCGACCTTTTTGGTTGTTAAAATTGGAATCTTTCCGTTTTCAAGAGAGAATCGCATAGATTCGCCAAAAACGCTTAAGGTATTACCATTTCTACCTTGTTCTAATGTTCCTCTATCCAAAATTTTTTGAATGAGATTAAGATATTGCAACTCTTCAGGATTGCTTGTCATTTTTCTCCCTTTAATCAAAATATATAGCCATGTTTTTATACTTGTTTAGGAAGACTTCAAAATCCTATGTTTTATTATTTTAATTTCTTTTTATAAATCATATGGACAGTCTAGACGATTCAAAAATATCATCAAAATTCGGGTTTTTTAAACATGTATTTAATTTTGACGACGACTCAAAAGCAGAATTATTAAACATAACTCAATATGCACTTATTGCTTTTATCCCAATTATCATTTTGAATAAAGCCATGCAAAAGTTTGTTCCAGAGGCTGACGAGGATAAAGGGAGTTTTGAGCTTTTAGCAGAAGTTGTTATTCAAATTGTTGTTATGTTTGTTGGCATTTTTTACATTAACCGAATTATCACATACATTCCCACGTATAGTGGAACAAAATACCCAGAGTTTAGCGTAATTTATATAACTTTGGCCGTATTAGTAATAACACTCAGCTTGCAAACAAAAATGGGAGAGAAAGTGAGCATTTTATTTGATAGAGTTGTGGATTTATGGGAAGGCAACTCTTCTGATGATAAGAAAAAGAAGAATGGGAAAGGCAAAGGAAATGTGAAAGTCTCTCAACCAATTTCTGGTCAAAATCAAATTCCCAATAATGCAAGCGCCATGGGAAATTCATTATATGGTGGAATGAGTCAAGGAACCACATCTATTAGCAGTTTGCCAACAGAGCCAGTTAAGCAAAATGCCCCAGACTATAACGCAATGTATCGCAATGATGCAACACCAATGCCTGGGGCGGCGACGCCTGGAATGGGTGACCCATATGGCGGAATGATTATGGCTGCAAATGAGGTTCTTGGTGGAAGTGCGTTTGGTGCTAACTGGTAAAAATGAGTCAAAATTGAAAAAATAAATAAAATAAATATTATTATTATTTTATTGAACTAATAATATTATTAATACTGTCTTTGAACAAAATAATATCCATGATTTTTTGCAATATCAAAGTTATTACACATATAATTTTCGTGAATAAATAGCATCAAACTTTCATGTCTGTTATAAAACAAATATTTATATTCTTCTTTATTAAAAATAGCAGATATGACAACTTCTTCTGGGAAATAAGATAAAAATGGCGTTCCAAGTTTTACCATTTCGTAGTATTCATCTATAAATTTTTGTATTTTTTGACTTTTCATATTTAGGCCAAAAACTACACTGCAAACATTTATGCTATTAACTAAATTTCCTCCCGTAATATTATTGATATTGACAATCGTTTCTTTAAAGACAGAATTCTCATATGTTGGAATTCCTGGAGAATAGGGCCAAAATTGTCTAAAAATAGCGTCATCTTCGTTTAATATATCAAACAATCTCTCGGGGTTATTTACAGCGTAACAACCTGCATCTATCCAAATTATTTTTTCAAACCCCAATTTTTCTGCCTCTAACATCATAAATATTTTAAAACAATATGGAACGGCAACATATTTCATTTCATTTCCTCTGGGCGTTGGGAATCCTCCATTAAATAAATAAAAATAACCATTGAACCCAACTTTTTCTAACGATTGTTGAATTTGAGAAGCCCTCAAAGCTCTATCGTTTGTTAAATTTGTCGTGCAACAAATGAAACAGTTTTTTTTATCTCCTCCGTCTCCTATTTTGTATAATATTTTTGAAGGATATATACCGGCGTCTACATCAATTAATTTTTGACAAACTCCTTTAGAACATCTGTCAACAACTAATTCTAAAGGAAATTTATAATTTTCATCGTTATATGGATAAATTCTTTTTATCATATCAATTACTTGATCTTTTTTATTTTCTATCTTTTTTTGAATTTCTACTAATTCATTATTAGTGTAGTGAAATTTGTCTGGAATGTCTAATAAAAATGGATTTATCGTTATTTGTTTTATTACTTCATTCTCTGAAAAATAAGAATTAGCCTCTAAGATTTTAGTAAATTCGTCAAAATCAAGAAGCGTCATGCAATGACAAGAAATTAAAGTTTTTAATTTTATAATATTATTACAGCACATATAAAGGCCAGCTCCTTTATGATGAACGATTCCCTTATAATTGCATCCAAAAAATTGTTGTTTATTTTCAATAATTTGTAAATCTGAACCAATAATATTTTGCAAATAATAACTTAAAGCAACATCACACGCAGAAATTAAATCTCCACAACTACTTTCAATACAAATATTATGCCATTCATCTTTAATTCTTGTCAAAACCGAATAAATATAATGTAAACAAACACCTGTTAGTATGAAGCCAGCCCCACCGCAATGGAAATAATATTGTTTATTTTTAAGCGTTCTATAATCTCCATGACCACCAACAAATAATGATTTATTAGAATCAAACCCGTCTATGTATGATAGCATATTATCAATATTTATATATGTGTCAGTTCCGCAACAAAATATAAATTCTGATTCATAATTCTCGTGAATATATTTTAGACCCAAGTTTTGCTTGTCTATAGCTGACTGATAATCATTCCCAACATTTTTTAAATATATATATTTAGTATCATCAAGTAGGTCAGACTTTTCTTCTCCCAAAAAATATAAAATTTTTACTCCTTTTTTAACAGCTCGTTTCCCCCAAGTGTCCTCAATTTTTAATATTTCATTTTTGTATTCAGGAATAGTTGTGCATCCAAAAACGCAAATTATCAATTTATGTGATTCTTTTTTACTAATTTTAATTTTAATTTCCATTGTATTATAGCTTTAACGAGTGCTTTATATTATTATTTTTTGAATAATTATTTAAATATATTCAAGTATAAAAGATATAATGGATGTTGAAAAATTATTAAAAGCTCTAGACAATGAGGAAAATGAAAAGTTTTTAAATCTAACAACAAAAAAAATTAACGAAATGAAACAAGAGATTCTCTCTGAATTGACTTTATCAAAAGAAGAAATAAAAAGTTTAATGCAAAAACTGAAAGAATATGCCTATGTAGACGAAATGAATGAGTTAAGGTATGGTGCTTTTATAAGATGGATACCTATAAAAGACCCAGATAATGTACATTTAACACCTGGTGGAATTCTATGTGAAATAAAAGTAACCGACGATGGAGTTTATCTCGCGTGCAAAAACTTTGCTCACAAATATTATCAGATTAAAATGGACGAGTGTCTTATTTTTCAAAAGTTGACAAGTCAAGAGCAAGTATTATTGTCTGCATTGGACCATCTTGCAAAATAGCGTCAAAGTTTTATTTGTGAAGATGTTTTCTAGTTTTATTGCAACTACAGTCCTTAAATAGCCCGGGAATAAATTTTCCAACTTTAATAAGGGCAACTTCAACTGGTTTCAAACCGCGTTTAACAGTAGAAACAAGTTTTCCATTCTTATAATATTTAACACTTTTGTGTCCTTTTCCCTTCTTAATAAGAACCTTTCTTACAGTTTTTTTGCCACCAGTTTGATGGGCTTGCGTGTTAGAATAATTAAACGCGTTGTTCGCATACATTTATATATTTTACAAAGAAAAAATAAATAAATGACAAGACTTTAATATATTTTAGAAATATATAAATGAAAGAATTGTATGTTCACTTGTTTCACATTCTAATTGTGGGGACTCTATTTTTATTTGTAGGAATTAAGTCCACGAACACACCAGCATTTATGTATCCAATTTTGTTGACTCTAGGTATTATCATTGTTTTTTATCACGCATATAAGACATATGTTAAATTTAATTCTGGAAAAAACCCATGGGTCAATTTGTTTCACATATTTGTTGTCGGCCCCCTTTTAATTTACATCGGATACAACAAGCAATTAACGCCTAGACAAGCTTATGAGTTTTTATTGATGTTGGGGTTTGCGTCAATTGGTTACCATGGATATTACGCAATAACCGGTGATAAATAAATACGTATAAATTTTTCTAAAAAATAGGTTTATCTGAAACCAATTCTTGCACTATCATTCCCAATGAACCAATCATGGCAAGCCTTCCATGGTTTATTTCTGCGTCCAACATAAACTGTTCATCTTTACCTAAGAATGAAGCAGGTAGAGAAAACCCGAGACTTCCGGGTTGATAATCCGTCTTCAATAAATATAAGTTTGACGAACCTTTGAAAGGGTTCTCCCACCCTAATATCATAGATTGCAATTCCGACGCAGCAACTAAGCTGACAAATGCTGAGACAGTAAGATAGTTTGCATTGTCTAACACGTGAATACCTTGTTCATGAGTAACAAGTTCAGTTGCAGGAATTGCCACAGCTGATATCATTCCCCATCTTCCGTGTTTTAGTTCAGCTTCGCGAAGCCTTACTAATTCACTCTCTGGCTTATTCTTTGCAAAGCCAAGAGGGTCAAAATAACCAAGAGGTTTTGTTGAACCATAAAAATTAAAACCATTGGCAGCGCAACAAAAAAGAAGGAACAAACTAACAATCTTATTCATTTATATCTTATTTTATTTTTTGCGTTTAAGTATTTTTCAAAATATGTATTAATTGTTTTTTGAATTTTTATAAAATGTTTGTAAATTTTAACACTCACTGTTAAGCCATTTTTTAGTTACAACCGATTCAACGCTTTCAAGCGCTCCTTGAGTCCATCCTTGATTCATGCTTATCATTTCTCCAACAACAAGCATTCCGGTCATTGGATTTTGGGCTTTTTTAATAAAGTCTTTGCGGTTTTTAAAAGGCCCGTGAAGTGGTTCATAATAATGAGTTCCAACTGGCCAATAATAATCTTTAATTGAAATTAAATTAAGTGCACCCTTAGGAATTCCAAGTGCTTCTTCCAATAATTCACAAAAATAGTCTCTATTTTTTTGAGTATTCATCAATCTATCTTTTAAATACTTTGCATCTTCATTATCAGAGTAAGCAATCATATAAACTCCTTTATCTGTGTCCATGGGTATTATTTTTTTAAGAGGTCCTGGAACAATAGTATACCCTGGAACATATTGTTTCACAATTTCTGTAGATGATTTGGTAAATTTTCCGTATAACCGCAAGAATGTTTGTCCGTGAATCTGTTGATAAATAGGATCATTAGGAAGTAATTTTTGAACGCTACTAATAGTTGTTGCCAATATTACTTTATTACATAAATATGTATTTCCTTTATCAGTTTTTACAATAAAGTTACAATGCGACAGCTGTTCTATATTAGTTACATAACTAGAACAATGGATGTTTTTAATACCAACTTTTTTTGCTATAGCCTCAACTAATAATTTCCATGGTACATGAAGCGCGGTCCATGTATCAAAATTGTCTTCAAGACCATAATTATAAAGAGTATCGTAAACATCTTCATTTTCATAGTCTGTGTAACCTAAACAAATTGTTAGATTCTTATACAGGTCTGGTCCCAAAATAGGCAATGCAAATTCTTTAAAAGTTTTTTTAACAGGCGCGATCGCGGATTTTTCTTTAAATTGTTTTTTTAATATATTAATCAGTTTTTTGACATTGCATGGTGGAGAAATTGTTTGCGCTGGTTTAGGCGCAACCTGGAATTCATTATAAGGGACCTTTAGTTCTCTCAATAATTCAATTAGTAAATAATCTTTTTCTTTGCGACCCACTCCAGCCCCAGTTACAACCTGAGTTCCTTGGAACATTTCATTCCCTAATCTTCCACCTAGCCATTGTTTTTTATGTCCCTCAAGAACTAATAACTTTGTTTCTGGTGCCATTTTGAGAATTTTATAAGCACTATAAAGACCTGAGATCCCACCTCCAACAATAATTATATCATATTTATTATGCACTGACATATAAATATAATAGATAATCTTTTTTTTCTAACGACGCTTTAGAGTTTTTTTCTTTCCAATTAAAATTTTTTTTGAGGTTTTTTTTAGTTCAATCTTTCTTCCATTTTTGCATTTAAATTTTCCGCGAGAAAGTCCTTTTCTATTTAAAACTGTTTTAGTACAAACGCCTATAGCCCTTGGTTCATCAGTTGGTCCCACCTTTTTTATACAAGAACAAAGTTTTTGCGATAATATATTTTCAGCGGCTTCTTTTAAGTGTATTCCTTTTTTAGGAATTTCTAATCCATAATATGAAAGTATCTTTGAATAATCAGAATTAGTTATTTTATAAGGCATCTAGTTTAGACTATGTAAATATTTTTTTTATAGTTTAAAAATAAAAATTATTAGCTAAATTAAAAATATAATGGACTTTGTTATTACAGAAACAGAAGAAGGCACTTTTGAAAATAATGAAATAAATGATGAAATAATCAAAAGCAATATCCCTAAGCGCATTTTTCAGACACACAAATCCATCCACTACATTCAAAGCAAACCAACATTGCAAAAGGCGATAAACTCTTGGAGGAGGTTTGTTCCTGAATTCGGATATCATTTTTATACGGATGAAATGTGTGATGAATTTATGAAAACCGAAATGGTTGAAGAATTTGGAGAAGAAATTTATGAAGCTTACAATCGTGTTCCAATTTCCGTAATGAAGGCCGATTTGTGGAGATATTGCATCATATATAAATATGGTGGAATATATGCAGACGCTGACGCAGTTTGTCTGTGTGATCCAAATATGTTCACATTATATGAAACTCAACTTGTATGCGCGCCCGAGAATTCAACACACTTATGTCAATGGACTTTTGCAGCTCCCGCAAATTCACCATTATTAAAGTCTATTATTGAATTATCTGTTAAAAGAATATTAACAATCCCTTTAATTAAAGGCGAACATGTGATTCATTATTTAACTGGACCGGGTGTGTTTACAGATGGTATTGACAAATATTTACACGAAAATGATATGAAAACCTTTAATGATAAGAAAAAATATTATCTTTATAAAAACCCGACAATGATTTGTTTCATGGGAGAGCGTTTTCATCAAACAATGATTCATCATTTATTCACAGGTCAGAACGAAGATGGATGGACTCATGAAAGATATCAGAAACTTATGTAAAGTAATGTAAACTTATTGTTATTTATTTGTAAATTTTTCTATGGGTCCACAAAGTTGAATAATGAGATATTTTTTGATTTTTATCTTGCTCATAATAATACCCATTATACATTTTTAAAATAGCAACATTTTTATAAAGAATAAACTTATCACCGGTTGGTCTATTCCAAATATGTTCAAGTTCTATTTCTCTTCTTTCTACATCTCCTATAACTTTAGCTACTAGTCCAGGACCCGTTGGGTCTACACAACTACTTCCATAATATTTATTTTTAACATTTTCCACAATCTGATTTATGCAGTTAAAACATGTTTCATTTTTTGGTTTTACTGCTATTAATGCATTATAAATATTATGTCCATCAATATCAAAAACCCAATGCTCTTTTTCAGTTAATTCAATAAAATGAAAAGTATTAATGCAGTTATATTTTATGTCCAAATATATTCCACCAGTAACATATAATACACAATAACGCCACAAATCTGCTTTATAAGCTCCGGGAATTATAGCATCAAACGCATTTAAAACATTAGCATCAAAATTGGCGGCAATAAAATTTCTACAATCATCGTCATCAAATAAAAAATGTTCAAACCTTGGATGTCTTCTTTTCATCCGATCAACGGCAAGTTTCATCTTTTCCGGCAATTCTTTACTGTGCCATGTTTGATAAATCTTTAAGGGAATTACACTATTATATTCTGATTTTTTATTTGTCCTATAATTGTGAATGCGAATAATTTGATTTTTTAACTCATTTGCTTTCGCGTCAACAGAATCCTTAATATCTTGAGCTGAATACCTAAATTTTTTGCCAACAATTCCTGACAACATTTAGATTTGTAATAATCTTTGTTAATAAAATAATTTTGAATAAATAACTATTTTATTAATTTTTAAAATATACATTTATTTTAGATGCCTAATAATAAACAAAAAATAGTTGTATTTGATCTTGATGAAACCCTTGGATATTTTGTAGAATTGGGAATATTTTGGGATTCATTACATAACTATGCAAAAAGTATAAACGCTGATATAAAAAAAATATTTACACAAGAGTATTTTAATAATGTTCTAGATATATTTCCTGAATTTATTCGCCCAAGCATTATGTCAATACTTCAGTATGTAAAAGTTAAAAAACAAACAAAACAATGCCAAGGAGTTATGATTTATACCAATAATCAAGGCCCTAAAGAATGGGGTCATTTTATTACAAATTATTTTGAGAATAAATTAAAATACAGATTATTTAATCACATTATCTCAGCATTTAAAGTTAATGGCAAAATAGTTGAATTTTGCAGAAGAAGTCACGATAAAACCATAAAAGACTTTATGCGTTGTTCAAAATTACCAGAGAATGTAGATGTATGTTACTTGGATGACACTTATTACCCTGAAATGAATGCGGAGAATGTTTATTACATTAAAATAAAACCATACACTCACGATTTGCAGTTTGACTTAATGATTCATAGATTCATTCATAACGATGTTTCAAAAAAGCTAATTTCTGGTTCACATGCAGAAAAAGATTTTTCTGATTTTATGAAAGAAAATATGACTAAATATGAATTTGTTTACAACGAAAAAAGCAAAGATGAGTATGATATAGATAAAATTATAACAAAAAAAACAATGGTTCACCTGCATACATTTTTCAATAAAAATAAACAACCCAACTCACCTCCGTCGGGTAATAAAAGGACACTAAAAAACAGAACATATAAAACAAAAACTAGAAAAAACCAATAAAGAATGTATGAAAATATACTTTACAAATTCTATCCACAAAATTAGACATTACATATTTCTTATTTCGGCAATTTTAGCACTGTGATCTTTTGTATTAAACGCCGAAGTAGAATGCAATCTATGTTTTACTAACACATCTTCAAAGTTAAAAAACCTTTTGCCCATTTTACGCAATCGCATCCATAATTCATAATCTTCTACACCGCTTTCAAATTCTTCATTCCATAAACCAAGTTCCTTTCTCAAAACGACGCTGCTGTTAATTAAAGGATTTGCTAATTTAAAGTCAAAATCACAAAGATCTCCGTGCGGTATTGATGGAATTGTACCTTCTTGATTTTCAAAATAAACACATTTGGTTCCAACTACATCATATTCATTCTGCTCTAATAATTTACATTGTGTTAAAAGTTTATTAGGAAACCAAATGTCGTCCACATCCAGAATTGCAACATAATCGTATTTACAAAATGCAATCATTTTATTCAATGTATTTACTTTGCCACGAACTTCGCAAAAATCATAAACATGGATGCGTGAGTCATTTAACTCGTACTCTTTAGCAATCTGGTATACAATTGAATTCTCCGGATGACCGTTGACGCCAATAATAAGCTCCCATTCCTGAAAAGTTTGTTCCAATACGGATTTGACAGATTCGTTGATATATTCTATACCATTGTATATTGGCATTAGAATGCTAATCATTTTATGTATTTATAGAATATATTATTTATATGTCTTTATTTCATTTTGTAAAGTAATTGCGTTATTTTACAATAAAAATCTCTGAAACACAAACCACCTATCATAACTGGGGTTTGTTTCATGGTATAACTCAAAACTCTGAATATCTGATAAAATACAATCTGTTAAAATTGTCTGATCATCTTTTACAAGGTAATTGTGTTTAAAATAAAGTGATAATTTTTCGTCTACAGTGTTACGCCACCACTCTACCTTGTTTCTATGACAAATAAAAAATCCTCCCGCAACAAATGTTTGATCCGCCGGTATTTGCGTCATAGGCAATCCTAATTCATTTTTATCATTAACTAGTTGTGTGATATGTTTTATGAATTCTTCATCATTGTTTACGCGCCCATAATGTATTTTATCGGGGTTTAACTGCATAATTTTTTCAGAATTTGGCCACATTTCTAACTCTAAATTAGATAGGTCATTTTCCCGTCCACGAAAATAACCAATGTCGCACCATCCATAAAATTCAGAATCAAAATAATTGTTAATCATTGTTTTATAAACAAAATGTATTTTCTCAGACCAAAGCATATTAACTTCCCACCCCATCATATCTTTCAATAAATCATTTTTTTCGTGATTTAATATCCATTCTGATTTATATTTATATGTGTAAAATTGATCGTGCGGTTGTATAATAATTCGTATGCGCGGATTATTGGCATATTTTTCTAAAACTTTGAACCCTTCACAATCGCAATAAACAACTAAATTATAGTTATTTACGTTAGACAACATGTTATCTATCCAATGTTGATAAATAGAAGAATCATATTTAGCCTTAAAATTGTACCAGCACGTTGAGAAAGTAATTGACATAATTATACATTTTATATTTTTTTTTATATTTATTTTTAATTAATAGTTTTAATTTATATTTAAAATTATGTAGACGAATTGGTGTAAAATATATACAGACTAAATGAAACCTATGTGAATTTATGGGAGACGGGTTAAAAAGAAAAATGAGAATTTTGTTGAAAAACATGTTTAGCATTATTCAAATATTTAATAAGTATTTGATTGATTGCGCTTGTAGTAAATAAAAATACTCCGGCACTAAATGAAATTTTTCTGTCTAATTCTGTAAAGTGTATTCTTCTAAACGGGTTAAATCTCCACAATAAAAATAAACTAATATAAATTTTAACATAATAGTCCAAACTTTCTAAATATTGTGGGGCGCTTTTAAATATTCCAATAGCAAATAAAATATATAATGCGTATGACGTTACAATAAAAATGTTAAACCAAAAATCCTGAAATTTATACAACTCTTTATTAAATGACATGTTTCTTATAATAACCTAGGAATAAAAAATAACCTCCAAGAATTAAGTTGATACATTAACCTCATTGTAAATTTTTAAAGTTCTAGCACTCGCATCTTTAGCTTCTACATAACGCGGCATCCAAAAATACGGAAGAATGCCACCTAGCCCAGGATATGCCGATTCAAATATTCCGCGATAATATTTCTTCTCTTCCGTGTCTGGAGAATTGTGGGCATATTTTTCATTTAAACTAGATGGTGGGTTATTTGAAACATTTTCTTGAATGATTTCATATAAGGATCGGGTTGTTTTACTAACCCCGTCGCTAAATGCCTCCTTGGTTCTCCACAAAACACAACTTGGCAATAACGCGCTTCCGTTTGAATCTAAATAATTGTTCTCACTAAATGCGGTTCTTAGTAAAAATTTTTCACATTGTTTATTTCCTGGGTGAAATCTTAGAGATGGATGAATGCTCAAATATTGCTGGACCCATGTTCTATCTAAAAATGGAGTTCTAGGTTCCAATCCATGAGACGATATACACTTATCGGAGCGCAAAACATCAAATGCATGTATATCCTTCAACAATCTTCGGCACTCCTTATCAAATTCTATAGCATCTGGAGCTGCATGCATATACAAATACCCACCACAAAGCTCGTCAGAACCATCTCCGTTAAATATTACTTTAGCGTCACTATTTTCCGAAATGTATTTTCCCAACAGATAGTTTCCTATGCTTGCTCTTACAGTAGTAGTGTCATAACTTTCAATCGTACAAATGACCTCGGGAATTGCTTCAATAAAATCTTGTTCAGTAAGCAAAATTTCTGTATGATTTGTTCCCAAATAATCTGCAACAATGCGGGCATATTTGAGGTCCTCTGAACCAGACAACCCAATGCTAAATGTCTCCAATGGTATGTCAGACTTTTGTTTATGACATTCATTTACAAGCGCTGTGATTAAGCTGCTATCTAAACCACCTGACAGCAAACAAGCAATAGGGCGCTCAGTAACTAACACTCTTTTTTTAACAGCTTCATACAAGTAATGTTGTATTGTTTTGAATGCGCCTTGAGTGTCATAAGGAGATTCAGACATTACGCTAGAAAATCCAGTTGAATGATAGGTGCAGTACTCTTTTTTCAGTTCCCATTTTGGTGAAACTTTGAACTCCATAATGAGTTTAGAATAAGTTCCTGGTCTAAATTGTTCAACTGCATAATTTGGCATTTCCTTGTAAAACTCGGACAACATTTTCAATTCTGACGCATAACCATATATAGCAGTTTCTTTTTTAGAATGAGGTTTTAATACATACAACGGTCTTACGCCATATGGGTCTCTAGCAACATACATTTTTGCATTTGGACATTGAATGTCATTGTCACATAAAACAAAAGCAAACACACCATCCAACATCTGCAATGTTTGCTTCATACCATATCTTTTATAAAGGTGAATAATAACTTCGCAATCTGATTGGGTGACTGGCGTAATCCCCATCATTTCATACAATTCCTTGTAATTATAGATTTCACCATTGCAAATTAAAACAACATCTCCTATTATAATTGGTTGATTGGAAAAATTGTTTAGACCATTAATGGCTAACCTATGAAATCCTAAAAAACACGACAAACCATATTGTTGTAATTTAGAAAATTCTGGTCCGCGACCTTGACCCTTCATAAATTGTTCTTTAACAAAGTCCAATTGAAATGAAGCCGGATCGTTTAACAATGCAAATATTCCACACATATAGTTGCCTTATTTATTAAGGTCAAATATCTTTATATTTGTTTTATACATTTAGAAAGTGTTGCAAAATAAATTATATTCCAGTATATTAATAATGACAACACAAGATTTTAGAGAATGTGCTTCGCAAATAACAAACTCCATAAATACACGCATATACGATAGAAATATTCCATCTCATATGCTACAACCATATTTGAGCGTTAGACCAGTAATGACAAAATATTCTATCATGCCAATTGTTGACCCCAGAGCTCCAATTAAAACTCCTTTAGTTCAGCAACCAATTTATAGCACAAATGAAGTTTTCAATCCTGGAAATACACAGTCTCCTTGGTCTGGGTTTGCTACAAATATCAATACTGAGTCAGAGTTGAGAAACCAAGTATACGCACTTCAGGCATGCAGCCAAGCTGTGTATGTTCCAAGTTCTGACAGTGATTTATACAAGTTTGGATTTAAACCAACCAATAATGTCCAGCAACCTTTTCCTGGATTATTCCAAAACGAACATTTTAACTCATTTAACCCAAATCCTGAAAATATTGGTCAAGGTTTATTCCAAAATTGCACTCGTCAAGAGATTCGCGGTTTAGGAAATGACTACAACCAATCCTCATGCAATTTTGGACCTAATAAAAATAAAATACAAAAATAAAATACAAAATATAACATGATGTTTCAAGTTATGTTTTATTATACCAAATAGGCTTCTCTCGCTTTTTCCATGTTGCAATTTTTTGTTTATCCGGAGTTTGATAATATTTGCGATAAGCCTCAATGGCATCGGCGCATTTGCATTCAATTGGCATAGCTTGGGCAAATGGAGTTAATCCTTTTTGGGGAAATTTATCTGCACTTGGAGCGTATTCTCTCAAGTATTTTGCAACAATATACGACTGATGCATTTTCTCAGGAGGATGATCATAACGATATTTCCACTCATTGTGCATAGCATCAATTAAATCAAGTGTCCACATATAATTTCCAAGGGAAGTTCGCATCCAAATGGTTACTGGATGATTTTTGTGAGCTATTTTATAAAGTTTAACTTTTCCACCAAGGTTGTTTTCAGGGTCATTAATTTGAACAGCTGTGCATAACATTTGGACAGCTTCTAGAATAATCTTAGAAACATGTTTATCAAACATGAACTCTGCACATTCAGCAAAGTTGAGAGAGAGAATGAATAGGTTCATAATATTTGCAATTGAATTTAAAACTTTTAAATTCAATTAAGTTAAATCAATTTTTTATAAGTAATTTAAAACCTCTTTAATTCTTTTATACCTTGGATCGTTGAATATTTTTCCTGTAAGGTCCTGCAATTCTTCCATATTTTTAACTGGATATTTATTAGCATACTCAAACATTAAATAAGTTAATTCAATTGTTGGCTCACCGTATTGCAATTCTACCATAGGAAAAACCTCTTGCAATTCCTTAGATTGAGCCCATCCCAAAAATATAGCAAGCCATGAACGCTCATCGTCTTCTATATATTCAATATTCAATTGAACTTCTCTCCAACTCTCTAAATCAGTCAAAAAATCTTCCCAACTTTGAAATATTAAAGTTGATATGTATAAAATAGAGGTCCATCTATCATTGTCTTCATTATTTTTTTCTTGAACTGGTTTGTAATTTGGCAATTGACGTTTTTGCCACGTATAAAACATGGAATCAATAAATTCTGGAGCTTTGTCATAATAGTCATCAAACGCCTTTAAAATGCTATTAAATGCTCGGTCCACTATTTTATAAGTAGAATCTCTTTTAACTGATAAATAATTTACCGTAAATATTTGATATGTAATAATAATTCCCAACGCAATCATGAAAGTTGAAATTGTTGGGATTTTACTCGTTAATCTATCTATAAATGATCCAGGTTTGCTATAACTAGCAATTACAACAATCCATGTGATTAAAACTACAATTGAAACTATTGTAACCAAAGTAATTTGATATGTAGTAAAACCATAAACACTCATCTAATATAACAAAATATAAAATTATTAAAAATATTAAAAATTATTCGTGTACAAATATTCTATGTTTTCAATTAAATTAATTACCTTTAAATGTTTTGTAGTGTACATTGGATTGAAATGCTTTTCGGGATTTGATAATATATTTTTCAATAATGAAATATCTTCCTCCACATTTCCAGACAATTTTATAATATTGTCAAAATATTTATCAATATTTCTGCAACCAAGATAAATCGGATTGCAATTTAAAAGAATTGGTGAAATTATTTTTTCTGAAAAATAATGATTTGTTTGATAATTTTCAATGCATATAGAAAAAGAGTAATCTGTAAATGGTTCGTTTCCATCAAACTTTCCTTTTATATTCACATTATCTGGACAACGCTGGGAATATAGTTCACTACCATAACCATATATATCAATTGGTAAGTTGTGTTTAATTATTTCTTCAATTAATGTGTGTCTATATTTATGACCCGGAGCAAACAGCTTTTGACTAACGACAATACTCATTAATTTTGGTTTATTTGTAATTATACTTGGTGGTGGATTTGAATGCCATAAATACGCAAAATGCTCAACAAATGTGTCGGGCAAATTAAACTTATCTCCTATAAAATATTTACCTATATGTTTTTGCGCGTAATCTATAAATTCAGTCGTTAACCCCAAAAAATAGATCGGTTCATACGCTAACCCAATGACATTCTTTTTAGGAATATTTAAGTCTGGCATAGCAGTATTTATTATAATAGCGTGTGTATAATCTTCTTCGTTCGTGATGTATATTTTTTTGTTTTCTCCATAAAAATCAAATTGAGAAACATTATTTAAATTTTCAAATACTTTTTTACAATGTTCGCTAGACGCAAAAGAACAAAAAACTTTAATTTTATACATAATATAAAATTGTCTTATAGTCTTTATATTTTTTCTTATTTTACTTTATTGTAAACTACAAGACAGTATAAAGAAGAAAGGAACTATAATTAAAGGGTGTGTGCGAAAGAGTAGAAAATATACTTTAGAAAATTGTGTTTTATCTAAATTTTAAACATATAGTTAAGATATAAAATGGACGACCAATTAATTACAGAAATAACACTGGAATGTTTGATGAATAAACAACAATACGCAAAACATTGCGGCCAAAACACAACTACAAAAAAAGATTCTATTCGCAAAGACAAGAAATTTTATAAAAAACGAATATTTGATTTAACAAAAAGGCTGTTAAATAATGAAAAACCAGAAACGATGTATCCGGATGTAGGAAGTGCATTTGATTCTTACGCTAGAGTTTGTATTGAATATTTTAAAATTTTAGATAAATCTGATATTATTCAGGAGGACTATGCAGAAATTAATGCAGATTCTCTTAACAAACTTCCAGCCGATCCATCATATAACGCTGTAGAAGAAAGCATGTTAATGATGCGTTCTATTAAAATTACTGAACCTAATGCATTGGAAAAACTCGTAAAAAGAACAAGTGCTAAACTTGAAAAAAAACCTATAATTCCACTACAAAAGGACATAAATTTGAAGGACCCAAATCTTAAAAATAAAGGTATTAGCAAAAAGAATAATATCAATAGTAAATATGAGGAAACCCATGAAAAAGACAATTCAAAAAAAACAGGACAAACAGAAAACCCAAAAAACAATGAAAAAACAAAATAAATCTAATTCGCGTGTAACTAGGAGAAACCACATATTTAGAGAAAAAATGATTAAAAAGTTTAAATCCGTTAAATTGCGATGCAGCCCCAAAACTGCTGGAAAAGGATATACATGCTTGGAAGACGAGACCCTATATAAGTTAAAAGAATTGTGGAATGCGCGACACCCTGAATCAAAAATTGATGCGAATGACTCAAAAGAAATATGGAGCTTGTTAAATTCTAAATTAAAAGGAGTTTGCAATAAAGAATCGTGCTGGTTAAAACAAAAATTTGTAAATGGAAAACTTAATAAAGAGTTGGAAGAGTCTTATGCTCCCGTTTCTCCAAAAGAATGGAACAAGAATCCAAATGAGTGGTTATCTAGCGTAGATATATTGGAGGTTATGAAACAATATGAAGAAAAATACAAGTGCTTTGATTTTATTGGCCCATCTCCTATTGATTTTGATACACATAAATTATATGGCGAATGCGTGTGGGAAGAGTTGTGTCATTTCAATTTAGAAGAAGAAATAAAGAATGGTCGGTTCAAAATTGGCATTATATTCAATTTAGACCCACATTATAAGGGTGGATCACATTGGGTCTCCATGTTTATTAATATTAAAAAGGGGGAGATATTTTTCTTTGATAGTGCCGGTGACAAAGCTCCGCGACAAATTGTGAAATTGGCGAATCGCATTGTTAAACAAGGAAAGCAATTAAAAGTGCCGATTAAGTTTAAGTTTGACCAGAATTACCCAGTTGAACATCAATATGGTGACACTGAATGTGGCATTTACTCATTGTATTTTATTGCGCACATGTTAGAAGATAGACACGATAGCAAATATTTTAAAACACATGTTTTGGATGACAAATACATGCAACAATTCAGAAAGGTGTATTTCAATGGAGATTTATAAAATTTCTTGAAAATTTAGCAGGAAATTAGAATATACAAACAAAGTATATAAATAATATTTGAGACTATTATTTATATCACATCAATGCAGGTAAATATTGACTTTATTACAACCGAAAATATAGAAATGATTTGGGAAATTGTATTGGACGATATAAAACCGAGACTTAAATCTCAAGAGCAATTTTCCCACGCTAGGGGGTTCTTTATAAACCAAGCGCGCTTATTCTTTGAAAGAGAGAAAAATACCTCGCAAAATTTAATGGAAATGAATAAAAAATTTATTAGTCTAATTATGAATAGTTTTAATTCTCAACGACAACCTATATTTCAATCTCCTCCAACTAAACAACTTTTTAAAGCTGAAGACATACAAGCTGAGAGACTCAATGCGTTTGAAAAAGGGTTGGCTGAAAAAAAGAATGATTTTTTAAACGCAATTACTGTCCCTGTGCCAGAATCTCCAAAATTTAGCGATAGTTCAAGAGATGAACCAATTGGTGGAGCCATGGGAGAACTAATAGCGAGAACCCTTGCTCAACGTAATTTTGAGGTAGAAACCTTTCATAAGAGTGCAAATAAAGAAGATGTTGAAAAATGGTTAAAACCTGCGGAAACTTCTGTAAAGGTTGAAAAGGTGCAACAAAATCAACAAAGTGCGAGTCAACTAGAAGAAAAACAAAAACAATATCAATATAATCAAGCAACGCCAAAGTTTATTCAAATTGGCGAAGAATTACCGGTTGCACCTAGTACCAGAAAAAAGATATCTTGGGGAGAGAATCAAGAATATGAAGTTAATGAAATAAGTTTAGAAGTAAACGAAATTTCATCTACAGTGCCCAATATTTTCTCTCGTTTAAAACAAATAAAAGAAGAAAATCCAGAAACCGTTGAGCTTAAAAAGGAAATAAAAAATATGGGAGAGAAGATTGTTAATCTAGAAGATAAAATGGATAAAATATTAGAATTATTAAAAAATAAAATTGAACCCGCGACAAACAATAATATGGAGAATACATATAAAGAACAATGGACCTAATAAAGGTATTTAAAATTATTGCTCTTATTTTGCCAATTGCAGCATTTCATCATTTTCCTTTTCCAAATAAAATGCAAAGATTTGAAAAAACCAGATTATATTTAGAAGATGAGCAATGGGACTCTGGAGAAGTCAGTTGGGAAACTATTCCCTTTACACAATACAGCCCAATCGGGTTTAATAAAAAATCCCAAGAAATCCAAGCTGCATCATCCAGAGAATATACAATGAAACCATGTACAACTCCTCTATGTAAAAAAATAAACGACGATCAAACTCAGTTAGCATCTGTGTCTGTCGTCGCAAAAATGTCTTATAAAGAACTCTTTAATATAGACTTATTTATCTCAGAGCTTAATTGCAATTTGCATAAACACACATTGTTTACACCATCAGAAATGTTCTTATTAACGGTGTTTTCTGGAGTAGCATTTATTTATAATAAAACTAAAGAAACTGAGATTAACAGACTCCAGAAACTCTACAAGTTTTCGTCTAGGTCAGCATATTTTGAAAAATACAAAGAAATTAGAAAATTTACAATGATGTTCTTTATTATTATAACTTGTTTATTCACAAGAAACATTCAAATTGCCGAATAAGTTTATATTGTATAAAGTACAAAATAAACAACGTTTAATTTTAACGTTAAGTTAATATAATTCTAAACCATTTTTATTTTGACTCCTTTTGGCGTTTGCTCTACTTCTGCAATTAAAATTGGATCTATTTGAGGATTTTCCAATGCTCTGTAATAACTATCCCAATCATACAACTTTCCATTGTTACTGTCTATCTTACGATAAATGTATTTTTTTCCGCGGAATTCATACGGCTTTCCTCGCCATTCAATAGTCTTTTTATTTATTTTAGTTGTAGAATCAGGTTCTTGTTTCTTATAATTTGGAATATATGAGAAAGCCTTAGAAGATGGTTCGCCAAATTGCAAGCAATTTAATTGTTCCTTTGACCCCCTCTTTGTGTAAACTGCACAATCAATTGATGCCTCTTTTATGGCCGTCATTAATTTAAAACTTACTTCATCTTTAATCGTGGAAATTTCAAACAAAGCTTCATCACTTGTTAATGGAATATTATCCTCCTTCCAATCCTTCTCATCCTTTCCTTCAACTGGAATTTTATATTTTCTTTTACTTTTGTCCTTCCTTTTCAATTCAATCGCACTGTCATTCTTTGGATCAAGTTGTTCTTTTGAAAAGGTCATTAGATATAAATACACTTCAACTGTTTGTAATGCTTCCGGCAAATACTTGTGACTGCAAATTCTTCGTGCTCTTCCCACAACTTGATCAATGCGGGCTGGATTCCAATATGGCTCCATAATGTGAACATATCTTGTGCTTCGCAAGTTAATGCCCTCTGAACCAGACGCTGTAATCATTAACACCTTAATAATTTCACCCATGTGATTATTATGAGCTATCTCTTTTAACTTGGCTGTTATTGGCGATTTGGTGTCCCAGTTACTATTGTAAATATTGCGAATTAGTTCTTTTTCTTCCGCTGATTCTGTTCCTGTGTACAATGCAAATGTTGGTTTTCCCATATTTTCTTCGCTAATATCTAAATCCCAAACTCCGTTAGAATCTTTTTTAACTTTGAATTGAGTGAAACCGTTGGCTTCTAAAACCATTTTAAAAATTCCAATACCTTCCAGCGTTCTAAATTGACTATAAACTAAATGCAATCCAATATGAGTTGGGTCTTGAATATTCTCTAAGATGTGAAGGTATTTTGGACTATATTCTTCTAATCCTCTGGGGCTCAAAACAGTGCTTTCATTTGCTTTTAAAAAATCAATTGCAGTTTGAATTCTTTTTTCATAAGTTGAATCTGCTAATTTTTCAATAACCTCATCTCCTTCAAGCTCGCCATCCCAAGCATCACCTTCTAAATCATTTGCTCCTTTTTTAGAAGTTTCTTTTAATGCATCTTCATATATATTTTCCAATTGTTGAGTGTCTTCTTCTCTCTCCTCTCTTGGTAAGGGTCGGCCTGGAGGCTTAGGCATAACAAAATTGCAATATAAACGAGAGAAAATGCGATAGGTTGATGATGGATCTTTGTAAATTCCGTTTTCATCTATAACACCTTTCTTCTGTTTTGTACTTGTTTCTTGTTTTCTTTCTAAAGCGCGAGCAGCTTCGTAAACCGTGAACTGATATGAGCTCATTGGGATTTTAATAACATGAAAATCTACCAATTTTTCATACTTTGGCATAAGAGATTCTTGTGCACTTCGGAAATAAGATGTTAATCCAATAATACGGCGTTTGAATAGATCCATATTCTTTGTATTTCCATTCTCAGTATTTAAAAATAATTCAGCAAAATCGTCAAACTTATCGGGAAGAGCTTTATTGAGCTTAATTTGTATTCCTGCTGTATTTACGCCTATTTTGTTGCTTTCCAAAATACTTATTATTCTCTTTTCAAAATCCGCATCACTAATTGTACCTCTCTCTTGTAAATGCGTCTTCTCGCCGGCATCTTTAATTGTTATTGGTTTATTTGTTACGCCATGGTAACCAGTTTCTTCCTTATATTTATTCTCAAAACCGAATGGGTTTCTTGTTATAGTAATAACTTTGTCTTTAGAATAATCAAGGTAATCTAAAACTTTTTCTCTCGTGAATATTTCCTGGAGCTTCTCTTTAGTAACAGATTGTCCTGAACGAATGTCCAAAGGAATTTCCCAAGTCTTGATGTAACCGCGCAAAATATTGAAAAGTATTCCAATTTCGTTGGGGTAATTGATAATTGGAGTTCCCGTTAGTAAAACAACGCGAGCATTTTTAGCGCTTAGTAAAAGCTCGTATAAAATAAGAGCCAAGGAAAAAGGAACTCTCTCTTTCTTTCCATACTTGTCGGAAGGAGCTTCCTTTTCCTTTGCAATCTTGTTAACAATTCTACTAATGAAATTGTGAGCCTCATCAATAACAACGACGGCATCATCAAAAATATTTGTTTCAAAATTATTTGTCATATCTCTCAATTTATCTCTGCGCAACCCATTGTAATTAATAAATTTGTATTTATATTGTATCATTTCATCAATTTGGTCATCTAAACTTTTGATTTCTTGAGGCTCCAAAGTATCATAATTGCTGGGCTTTGTTGTGTTTACAAGCCATGCACCCTTCTTTTTATTTATGTATTCAACGGACAAATTCAAAACACTTGAAAGCGTTTCAATGGCTTCAGGGTGGTCTCTCGTTGAGACCCATTGCCAAAATTGGTTTTTCTTATAAATAGAATCTCCACACTTTTTCAACTCTTCTATGTAGTTTCTTCTTAAAGACGCGGGGGTCATAACAATAATTTTCTTTTTACTTTTAAACCCCTCTGCAATAGCAATAGATGTGCATGTATTGTGCGTAACAGTAAAATCACCCATAATATATCTACAATTTCCGTCCAACATGAACCCATAATAATCATCTTCATTTACGTATTTAACTGTTATTCCGGTTACTAGTGCGTCTTTTATTTGTCTTCTTGGTGCTGCTCTTTTTCGCGGAATCTGTGTTGGGATTTCTTCCATCCCATTACCATTTATGCAAATTCTCCAAGCAGTTCCATATTTTTTTTCCCCTTTATAAGTCCAAAATGTTTCTTTTATATGTTTATAACAAGAAAACCCTAAACTCCTTGCTAAGAAAATAACATCATCCATTAAAGTTTCATTTGTATTAGTAAACTCAAAAGCATTTTTATTTTTATCATAACTTCCATCACTATCAATTAAACCAGCTAGTAATTTAAGTCTATTTTCTCGCGAGTTGCATTTATATATCTCTGGAATGTGCTTATTTTTTATCATATTTAATTCTTTTAATGTATTTAAAAAAACGTTATTATAATATCTACCATTTCCTGAAATGCCATAATTATATCCATCTAAATAATTTAAAGAAAGTTTGTAACTTTTTAAATTGTTTGCAAAATAATGCAATACAGTAGAATCTTGACAAGTAATTGAAGAACCACGACTTGATCCATCTCCTAGCCAATATCCAATCATATAAGGATCTATTTTCAAGTCTTTTTCTGGAAAATCAATAGGAATTTTATAGCCTTTTAAAACCCCCTTTTTCTTTTCAGATAATTTTAAATAATCTTTAACAGAAATTTCATAAACATTGTTGTTTGTGTTGGATTGGGTTTTAATGTTTTCAAAAAACTGTTCCGCTGCAATTTTCATTTTTTCTTCGTTATCCTTTAATTTATTAATAGTAAATGTTTTTGATTGAAATTTATTGTTTTCAATCCATTGAACATTGTAATTAGTATTATGTTTGTGATTGTTTCTGGAAAACTTTGGAAAGCCAGAGGCTTTTAGACAGAGTATATGTTCTTGATTTACAGTGTATTTTTCCCCCTTTATAGGAATAACATCATACATTTTATCTTGACCTCTTGCCAAAGAAAGAACGGTTCTTGGTTTTGAATCGTCTCCCATTAATAAATCGCCAACTTTTATATTTTCTATTAATTTTATTTTTCCGTCTGACATCATAATAGGAGTGCCTTTGCGATGACATTTGCCGGCTCCCAAACCGTGGTAGAGCAAAAGCCCACGATAAGGAGTGTACAAATTCAAGTAGTCACGAACAAGATTTTGATGAGTTAATAAAGAAAATTCATCGGCACTATCTTGACCAATGCTATCACATGAAATTTGCTTACTGTCATCCATAACAGTGTCACGATAAGTTCCAAACAATGAATTTATAAAGTTAACAAATTTTTCCCTATTATTCATAAAATAACTAGAAACCTTGATATTTACGTGAGGTTTCTTTGGAGGAAGTCTAGAAATAGTCTCTATTTTATCAATATCAGCCCATTCTTCTGGAGGAATTAGAGAAACACCCTTTACTGGTCTTTTTGTTCTGCGTTTTTTAGGTTCTTCTACAACTGGCACTGCAAGTTCTTCTCCTTCTAGTTTTTCTTCTTGGCCTTCTTTTTCGTCCTCTTCTAATTTAAATAATAATTTCTTGGGTAATTTTTTAACCTTTTTCTTTTCCAAAACAGGCTCTGATGCTTCAATTTCAGAAACAGCTTCTTTTACATTTGGTTTTACTAAAATAGCTGTCATTTTATTTTCTTTCATTCTTTGCAACAAATCTCTTCTACTAAAACCAGTATCTTTGTCTCGTTCATCAACCAATTTAATTTTGCTTACTTCAATCTTCTCAGGAGCGTTTGCTACAGGAATGGCAACAGACACCTTTTGTTTCTCTTCTATAATTGGTTTAACTCTTAATTTTTCTTTTAATAACTCTAAAGGATTCATGGTGCTTATATACTAAATATATATTAATAATATAAAAGTTTAAGCAGAATAACTGTTAATTTTCTGCAGTGCTTCATTGCACGCTATTTGTTCGGCCTTTCTTTTAATTTTATGTTGGCCTTCGCCCAGAAAAATCAAAACCTTTCCAAATTTAACAATCAAATCTTGAATTTCTTTAAAAGTCTTTACATGGTCTATGTGAGTTGCATTATGCATGTTTACTGAATGAATCGGTTGTCCAATGCATAGATAAACGCCCATTCTATAACCATTTTCTAAATCATGTTCAATTTCCAAATAATGCGGAGTAACTTTAAATTCCTTTTGAATTTTTACCTGCAAAATGTTCTTATAATTATCATCATTTTGAATAAGTGCAATCCAGTCTATGTGCTTTTCAAAAATATTCTCAACAAACTTTTGGGCTATTTGAAATCCAGGGCCTGTGACAAATACATTTTGAAACCATCCTTCTTCATCTTTTACACTAATTTTATTAAAATCCAAAAATAATGCCCCTAAAAATGACTCAAATAAACAACCAAGCTTCTTTAAATTGGTTCTAATTTTCTTTTCTTCGGCATGTTTTGACAAAATGAGCCATTTATTGAGATGCATTTCCATTGCAATCTTTCCAATAGCTTCGTTCTTAACGATGGCAATTTTCTTTTCTGTCATGAAACCTTCATTTTCTTTAGGAAATCTGCGATACAAATAATATTTAGTAACCAATTCAAGAATGCCATCACCTAAGAACTCAAGTCGCTCGTTTGACTTTGTCTTTAATGGCATGCAATCGGATGGCCGCTCAACTATAGTAATATTTTGCAATGCATTTTCTAGTTGAGGTCGTTTGGTATACGACCGATGCACAAATGCTCTTTTATATAATTCAACATTCTTTACAATTCCAGGAACGCCGTATTTAGTGAGAATAGATTGAACTTCATTCAATGTAATCTCCACATTTAGGGGATTGTATGGATTAAAAATTAGCCCATCTTCCCCCTTGACAATATCATCGTCGTGCAATATATTTTTTTCGGTCGTCGCGTCTTCCATTTATACAATATGACGGGGTGTGTTTAAATACATTGACTATAAATATTATCGCGTCTTTTAAAAATTATTTTGTTTAGGGAATATATAAATGGTAGGAATGCAAACACAGTTCGGCAAAGGTCGTTATGTTAATACCATCGCTAACAGAACATTGCAAAGTGGTGGTTCCATTGGTGGCGTTAAAAAGGCCGGCACTTTCGCGGGTTCTGTTTCGTGGCCCCAAGGTAACATGGGATCCCATGTCTTCTACAGAGCTCCTCAAAGACAACCCTCGGTTGCCTTTTCTCTATTAAACACAACAAGAAGCCCCGTTCAATACAACAGAAACGGTTATGCTGTCTCTCACTCTGGAATGCTTGGTTAAACATAACTTTAAAACTTCCAAGTCACTTAATATTATTCTTAAATCTTATAATATTAAGCTCTTATAAAATGACTGGCATGATGTATCATTTTGGAAAGCAGGGCAGAAATGTTGAATCATTAACAAATCGTGGTTGCGCGTCTGGTGGTAGTTGCGGTGGTGACAAAAAAGCTGGTATAGTTTCATTTGGAACTACATGGCAACGTGGAAATATGGGGAATTACTTGAGACGAGCTCCTCAAATACAACGCGGTATTTTATTTTCATTAAGAAACACAACTAGAAATCCAGTGCAACAACGACGCTCTACTTTTGGTGCTATTCACGGATTAATGTAACGCAATTCAAAAAATATATAACAAAAAAATAATTTAATAACTATTTGCTAAGTAAGTTATTAAATGAAGATTAGAGTAGACAACCGAGAACAAGAATTAATCCGTTTATGCAAACATTTTATTGAAACTGGGCCTATGTATAATGGGTTGGAAATTATAGTTGAAGCTCTACCCATTGGAGATGTGATATTGACTGAAAGCGATGTTGATAAAGTAATCTTAGAGAGAAAAAGTTTAGGCGATTTAGCTTCAAGCATTAAAGATGGTCGGTATGAAGAGCAATCTTATAGATTAAATGGATTGCCGCACCACAATCACAATATATTATATTTGATTGAAGGAGATATGAATAAACTAAATTCATTAAACACTTTCAAAGACAGAACTGATAAGACCAGTTTATACTCAGCAATGTTATCCCTCAATTATTATAAAGGATTTTCAGTTTTGAGAAGCATGAATATTGAAGAATCGGCTTTAATGATATGCAACATGGCATATAAGTTACACAAATCGCCAGATAAGAAGGCATTTTATTCAAATACTCCTATTCAAATTTCTGCTTCTACATCAAATTCTTCACCAACCGAAGATACTTCGGATCAACAACAATCGTCTAGTGATTATTGCGGGGTTGTTAAAAAGGTTAAGAAGGAAAATATCACTCCCGAAAATATTGGCGAAATCATGTTGTGTCAAATACCTGGCATTAGTTCAACGAGCGCCATTGCAGTTATGAAGGAATTTAAGAGTATAAAAAATTTGATAGAAAAAGTAAATGAAAATGAATCCTGTTTAAAGGATATTAGTTATGTAAACGCTAAAGGGCAAATCCGCAAAATTAACAAGACTGTTATTGCTAACATTATCAAGTATTTACGCCCGTGAACACTTTTGTATACCATCGTTTATATATTTTTTGCGTGAAAAATATAAATACATCAAATGTACATACTATATGGAGAAACAGGTAGAGAAACATGTTGTATTAATTACTGGTGGAACCGGTCTTGTTGGCAGTGCAATTAAAACTCTAATAAATGTATGTCGTTTAGAATTTGGTAATAAATTTATTTTTATTTCATCAAAAGATTATGATTTAACTGATTATAATGCAACGCGCTCAATGTTTGAACAACATAACCCGTCAATCGTTATTCATCTAGCCGCGTGTGTAGGAGGTCTTTATAAAAACATGAATAATAAGGTTGATATGTTTGAAAAGAATCTATCTATAAATTTTAATATTGTTAAATGCGCGCATGATTATGGTGTAAAAAAAATGGTAGCGTGTTTATCAACATGCATTTTTCCAGACAAAACTGAATACCCAATCGACGAAACTATGTTACACAATGGCCCACCACATTCATCAAACGATGCGTATGCCTATGCAAAACGCATGTTAGAAGTTCAGTGTAGAATGTATAACGAGAACCACGGCGATAATTTTGTATGCATAATACCTACGAATGTTTATGGTCCACACGATAATTTTAACATTGAAGATGGTCATGTATTGCCGGCACTAATTAATAAATGTTTTATTGCAAAAAAACTGGGCGTTGATTTTGTTGTTCGTGGAACAGGTGCACCGTTAAGACAATTCATATATTCAATGGATATGGCTCAATTAATAGTATCAATTTTATATGATAACAACATAAACGGTGAATCTATAATACTATCCGTTCCCGAAGCTGATGAAATTTCCATAAAAGATGTTGCAACTATTATAGCAAAAAAATTTAATTATGAGCATAAAATGGTTTTTGACAATTCTTTTGCAGATGGTCAATATAAAAAAACCGCTGATAATAAGAAATTAATGAATATTTTCCCAAATTTTAATTTTACACCGATTGAAGAAGGCATTTCAAAGACAATTGATTGGTTTATAGAAAATAATTCTACGGCAAGAGTGTAAAACAATAATGTGTAAATTCTTGGCATTGTTTTCTAGAGGTATAATATATAAATGACGGAGGATTTCATTAAAATTATTGGCATTGTTGTTATAATTGGATTTTTAATATTTTTAGCAACAAAATCATTAAAATTACACATGAGTGTTATGGAGGGTTTAACAAACCCAACCGATGCTTCTGCTAAAACTGGTGTAGGCGCTTCTGCAAACGGTTATGCTAGTTCATTAAAAAATAAGGTAACTCAAATGCAAAATGATGTATTATTGATGACTAATAAAGACTACAAGAAAGATTATGAAAATATAGTCTTATATATGGACGACTATGTTAACGCATTAATGTTAAAAACAGTATTGTCAATCAATGTCAACGCAGATAATGCGAGCGACAATATTGAAAATATTAAAACCTTGAACGAATTAAACTCTGCAAAGGCGTCGCTCAACAATGTAATGAAATATATTGATTCGCATTAAAAATCGGATATAATAATATTTGCGACAAATTGCTCAAATATTATTGGTTTTTTCTTTTATACCAGCGTTGCTCTAAACTCTTATGCTAACTTCATTGTCTGCATAATATCCAGAATCAACTAGTTTCTGTGTATATGCTTGTCCTCCCCAATTTGGATCCATTGGATCTGGACTGTACAACATATTTTCCTGCTCTTGGTTCATTTGATCAAGTGGTGTAGTGGTTCCTTGGTAAAAATCAGTTTGATCAAATCCAGGAACAGAATTTGTATTATAAGGATGATCGTTTCTTGTAGCGTCTATAAGCATTGTTGGATTTGGACCAGTCATATTTTTAATAATCACTTTGTTGTCCATGTTTGCTGGAATCGGAATTTTATTTGGACTTAATTGAGAAGGGGCCATTGGTTTATTTGCAAGAGCTGGAGGCAATCCACCGTGTAAATCAGTTGGGCTTGGTCTCACTTTATAAACAGAGTTTCCTTGAGCGTCATACGTGCTTTGCAAGTATAACACTGGGCATCTTATACCCTGACTGCGCTGCCAATCCATGAACTCTACATAATCTTCTAAATTATCAAATTCTACGGGGTTAACGCCGGGAACTTTTGCTACTTTTGAGTTGTATAAAAAAAATTTTTTATCTTTTTGAACAAGAATGTCTGGACATCTAGGATTTGCCATGTTTGTTAAACCTTCTTCTATTGAAAATTTAGAAAAGGTCATCTTTGCGCAATAATACATTCCTGCTAAAAAAGTCACAACTAATAATATTAATAACATTGAGTTCATTTTATTGTATATAATAGATTGCGATAAAATTAATTTCTGCGTTTATTTATATGTCCAGAAAAGCAACAGTTATTGAAATTGACCCACTTATGAATGGATATCAAAATGAAATTGAAAACATTAATAATGATGTTGGTTCAGGAAAACATATTTTTTTATTTTTATTTATGGATGGATGTGGGCCATGTAACCAAACAAAACCACAATGGAAAAAAATACAAAAAATGCTTAAAAACTCACATGGAAACAGAGAAGATGTTGTTATCGCAGCAATTAATCAAAAACTATTTGAAAATCTTAAAAACGCAGGAAAAGAGCCAATGGGCTATCCTTGCTTGCGATATATTAAAGGTCCTTCCGTGGAAGAGTATGAAGATTCTAGTATTCAAAATAAAGATAGAACTACAGAATCATTTATTAATTGGATTGAATCTAAAGTTCAAAAACAGCAGGGAGGAAAGTGGTCTTTAAAATATAAAAAAAGCATAGATTGTAATAAACCCAAGGGTTTTTCTCAACGCCAACATTGCAAATATGGCAGAAAAATGCATCGTGGAGGAAAGTGGTCTTTAAAATATAAAAAAAGTATTAATTGCAATAGACCCAAGGGTTTCTCTCAACGCCAACATTGCAAATATGGTAGAAAAACTTTGAAACGCAAATATTAGTACAATACTATTTTGTTATTTGAAATTATCTTGAGAATAACCTATAATTGCACACGCTATTCTTTTACCTGCATTTCCATTTTTTAAACTCGCTTCATCTCCCCCAAGCCCACAATCATCTGGGTCTGCGTGAATAATCAACCCTCTTCCAATTATATTTGCCTTAGATCCGCGCAATTTTATGAAATCATCGGTTATGCTATATTTTGCTGAACCATGAACATCTGTTTGCAAATTTCCTAAATCTCCAACATGTCTCTCCTTTACACCTGGACAACCATGATTTTTTCCATAAGGATTAAAATGTGCGCACATGCTTTCACAATGATTTGTCAAATCACCAGACTCGTGAACATGAAATCCATGTAGTGCATTTTTCTTAAGTCCAACAATATTTATATCAATGATCACGCAATTGTTTGTAAAGTCTTCTGTAAATATAACAGTACCTTTAATTTTCTTTCCATCAAATACGGCTATAGCTTTAACTGGAGAATCTTTATTCATTTGTATAATAAATATACAAATGAAAATTGTTATTTAATCGTATTTACCTTCTTCTAGAAGAATATTTCTTTCTATGAGTTTTTTGTTTTTTATCTCTTCTGGTTCTTCTCGTCATTCTTGTTCTTCTCGTTCTTGTTAATCTTATGTTTTTGCCGCCTAATATTGTTTCAACGCAAACAGCAACTGGACCACCAACGCCATTTGGGTCGGTGCCTGGCGGTGTAATATCTTGTTGAATATACTCTTGTATTGTTTTTTCTACTGGACCCATAGGCTCACCAGCTACCAAATAAACATCTGGCGCTCCAACGCCACATAATGCTGTTTTTGGTGGTGAATTTACCAACCGGTAAAAACATCTCAAAGTAACAATTGAATCTATCAATGAATTGTGTAGATTGTCTGATATCGGCATATATCCAAAAAATTTGTTGTATAATTCTTCCAATTTGGGTGGTTTATCCCATAAACCATATTGCCCACGCGCCTTTATTTTTGCTTTCTTATCTTTTTGCGCTACACACATAGTACAGTATTTAGGTTTTGAGCTTAGAATGCCTTCATGTGTTCTAAAAAATGAGCTGTCTCCAGATTCAAGTTGTAATCTATATAGTTCGGCCAAAACCATTTTGTAATCATATTTTAAGTTATGTGCAACCAAAGTAATGTCTTGATTTAAATCTTTCATAAATTGTTCCATAATTTCCCGTCTAGTGGCAATTAAATTTGGTTCTCCTGCAGCCTTTTTTGCAATTTGTTCCTGTCTTTTTTCTAAAGCACCTTTTACTGTATAATGCGTTTCTGGGTTTGCTAAAAAAGCTTCGGCCATTCCAGATGGCATATCCTCAACATATTTATTATACATAGAGTATTGATTTGTAGCTAAATTATATATAATATAACTAAATTGGATAGTAACTGGCCACTGAGCTATAATTGAAGCCCACAATGGTTCTGATTCATTCGGGGATCCTTCTAATCGCGCTTCCGAGGCATCGTGTTGTTTTCTGTCCTTCCCCATTTTTGGTGGCAATCCAGTTGTTTCTGTGTCAAATACTAATACAAGTTGCGGACTTTCCATTATAATATAACTATATTATTATTGAATAGTATTGAATATTATTGAATAGTATTGAATATTATTGAATATTATTGTTATAGTTTATAGTAACTTGTGACATTTCAATAAATTTAAAAATTGAACTTAAATATTACGCGATTAATAATGTTAACAAACGAACAAATGGAACATGTTTTCAGACTCTACGATTTTAATGTTTATAATAAGAAAGATGATGGCAAAGAAGGATCTAGTAGTGAAGAGGAAAATGTAGCTAAAACTGATAATAGTAAATTTGTGATCCAAATGTTTGGCATCAATGATACAGGAGAATCATGTTCAATATTGGTAGAAGATTTCAGACCATTCTTCTATGTTAAAGTTGGTGACAATTGGAGTCAACAAACAAAGGAACAATTCCTCATATTTATAAAAAAGAAACTTGGAAAATATTATGAAAAATCAATTAGTGATTGCAAAATTATTAAACGAAAAAAATTATATGGTTTTGATGGTGGGAAAGAGCACAAGTTTGTCATGTTCCAATTTACAAATTTGCAAGCTTTTAATAAAACGAAAAATCTATGGTATAACCAGGACCAAAAGTTAAGAGAAACTGGCCTTATTTATGCGAATGAATCCACTTATTTGTATGAGGCAAATATTCCACCTTTGCTGAGATTCTTTCACATTAAAGACATTAGTCCATCTGGCTGGGTTGCACTACCAATAAAGAAGGCAATTGAGGTAAAAAGTGGAAAACAAACAAATTGCAAATACGAGTTTATTGCTGAAAGAAAGAACATTCTTCCATTGAATGAAAAGGAGACGCGAGTCCCTTATAAAATCTGTAGTTTTGATATTGAGGCTAGCAGCAGTCATGGTGATTTTCCTGTTCCAGTAAAGTCTTATAAAAAGCTTGCTACAAATATTATTGAGCATCTAGAGAAAACAGCAGATTTAACCAAACCTGAAATTGAACAGTTGTTGCGAAAGATTGTTTTAAAAGCGTTTGGTTATTTGTCAAACTCTGGTCTTCATGACATAGACATTGTTTATCCGAAAAAGGAACAACTTCCAAAGTCTGAGGATGATGTCAAGTTAATTATTGAATCATGGTTGTCGTCAAAAATAGATAATGATAAACCGTCTGCCACTGCAGATGATGACAATCAAATGACTATTGAAAGTATGTTTGAAACTATGAATAATGAAGAGGAAGAGGAAACTGTTGGAGACTTTTATCAAAAGTCTAAAAGCAAGAAGACTTCTCTAAAAAATTATACTGTTGTTGAATTGCTCTGCGACAAGACTTTGACGCGAGAAGAAAAACTAAATGAGTTGAACAAGTCTCTATCTGATAAACGAAGAGAACACAATTTTCCACAATTAGAAGGAGACAAGGTGACATTTATTGGGTCAACCTTTTTGAAATCTGGAGAAAAAGAGCCTTATTTGAATCACTGCATTGTTCTTAATACTTGTGGAGATGTTCCAGTTGATAATTGTGAAATTGAATCTTATAGTACAGAGCAACAAGTTTTATTGGCTTGGACAAAACTGATTCAACGCGAGAATCCAGACATTGTCATTGGATACAACATATTTGGTTTTGATTATGCATTTATGTTTAATCGTGCTGTAGAAAATGAGTGCATTGCAGACTTTTTGAAATTGTCAAAAAATAAAAATGAGATTTGTGGCGTAGACCCATTTACTGGAAAATATAAACTTGAAGAGACTAGCATTAAGATTGCGAGTGGACAACATGATTTAAAGTATATCAAAATGAATGGTCGCATTCAAATTGATTTATACAACTACTTTCGCCGAGAAGAGAATTTAACTTCATACAAGTTGGATTATGTTGCTGGTCATTTTATCGGAGATTATATTAAATCATTGGTTCAAAACGAATCACTTGGAACTACAACTATTTATAGTGGAAATCTAACTGGGTTGCTAGAAGGAAGTTTTGTTCACTTTGAGGAAATTGGTCACTCTACAGATTACTATTGTGATGGTGCCAAATTTTCAGTTGTATCCGTAAACAAGGAAGAAAAATCGTTTGTTGTTTCTGGGAATATTGTTCCAGACATGAGCAAAAAGGTAAGATGGTGTTTGGCAAAGGATGATGTGACGCCAAAAGACATTTTCAGAATGACCAACGGTAGTGCGGATGACCGAGCAGTTATCGCGAAATACTGTATTCAGGATTGTAACCTCGTTCATTATCTTATGAATAAGGTGGATGTCCTAACTGGATTTATTGAGATGGCCAAGATTTGTAGCGTTCCTATTAGTTTCTTGGTCCTAAGAGGACAAGGTATCAAGCTTACAAGTTATGTTGCAAAGAAATGTAGAGAAAAACGCACATTGATGCCCGTTCTTGAGAAGCTTGATAGCGATGATGGGTATGAGGGTGCTATCGTACTTGATCCAAAATGCGATTTGTATCTTGATAATCCAGTTGCGTGCGTAGATTATGCGTCACTGTATCCGTCGTCAATGATGAGTGAGAATTTGTCGCACGATAGCAAAGTTTGGACGAAGGAGTATAATCTTAAGGGAGAGCTTATGACGATTACTGGAGAAACAGATTCTTCTGGAAATCTCATTTACGACAATTTGCCTGGATATGACTATGTGAATATTACATATGATACATTCAAGTATGTAAGAAAATCTCCATCCGCCGCTGCTGAAAAGATTAAATCTGGGCATAAGATTTGCCGTTTTGCTCAGTTTCCAGAGGGGACGCGAGCAATTATGCCTTCCATTTTGGAGGAGCTACTTCTCGCGAGAAAGACTACCAGGAAATTGATTCCTCAGCAAACCGACGACTTTATGAAAAATGTTCTTGATAAGCGTCAGTTAGGTTATAAGGTTACTGCAAACTCATTGTATGGTCAGTGTGGTGCAAGAACTAGTACCTTCTATGAAAAAGATATTGCCGCATCAACGACTGCGACTGGTCGTTTGTTGCTCACATATGCGAAAAAGATTATTGAAGAAACATATGGAAATAGAATATGTGATACGTCTAAATTTGGTTCTGTTCTAACAAAAGCTGAGTACATATATGGAGACAGTGTAGCAAATTATACTCCAACTTATGTTCGCGTAAATGGCCAGATTGATATTTGCACGATTGCATCTCTATCAGAAAAATATGGTGAAAATAATTGGGTAAAATGCATTGAAGAAGGAAAGCAAGAAAAGGAATTTTGCGAATTGCAAAACGTTGAAGCTTGGACAGATAAGGGATGGACTAAATTGCATAGAGTAATTCGCCATGAACTCGCTGCTCATAAGAAAATGGTTCGCGTTCTAACCCATACTGGTTTGGTTGATGTTACTGATGACCATTCTTTGTTAAATCCACAAGGAAATGAGGTTTCTTCAAAGGAAGTAAAGATTGGCGATGAATTGTTGCACAATAAACTGCCTGTTTTAGAAAATATTAAAAGCTGTGAAATAACCATAGAAGAAGCGCAAGTTATGGGTTTCTTCTTTGGAGACGGAAGTTGTGGAGTTTACGATTGCCCTTCTGGAAAAAAATCATCATGGGCATTAAATAACGCTTCAATTGTTATCATCAATAAATACATTGATTTGTGTAATAAGGCTTATCCAGACTTTGAATGGGTTTGCACGCCAACTTTGGAAAGTTCTGGGGTTTATAAAATTACACTCAAAAGCAAGCACTATGGTTCTGCTACAAGATTTGTTGAAAAATATAGGGAGAAAATGTATTTTGAAAAAGCTAAGAAAATTCCAAATGAAATTCTGTTTGGAAGTATAGAAATCCGCCAAGCATTTTGGAATGGAATGTATGATGCGGGCGGAGATAAGGACAAAAACGGTTATACTCGCATTGACCAAAAAAATCAAATCAGCGCGTCACATATTGCTTGGTTGGCTCAAAGCCTCGGATGGACAACATCTATAAATACAAGGCGTGACAAAGAAAACATTTATAGAATTACAATGACAAAGAAGACCCAAAGAAAAAATCCGTTTGCAATTAAAAAAATGCATGAAATTCAATACCAAGGATATGTTTACGATTTGACAACCGACAATCATCACTTTGCGGCTGGAATTGGTAACATGATTGTTCATAACACGGACAGTGTATTCTTTACATTTAATCTGCATACTCTAGATGGAACCCCAATTCGTGGAAAAGATGCTTTGGAAATTACAATTGAATTGGCACAAGAAGCTGGTCATTTAGCGTCTAGTTTCTTGAAGAATCCACATGATCTGGAATACGAGAAAACATTTATGCCATTTTGCCTCCTTTCAAAGAAGCGTTATGTGGGAATGCTTTATGAGCACGACCCGAATAAAGGCAAGCGTAAGGAAATGGGCATTGTTCTTAAGCGCAGAGATAATGCTCCAATCGTGAAGGATATTTACGGAGGAATTATTGATATTCTCATGAAGAAGCAAGATATTAAACAGGCAACCGAGTTTTTGAAGTCTTGTCTAAAAAATATTGTTGATGAGAAATACCCTATGGACAAATTAATCATTACAAAGTCTCTTAGGTCTGGATATAAGAATCCTCAGCAAATTGCTCACAAAGTTTTAGCAGATAGGATTACCGCCAGAGATCCAGGAAATAAGCCAAGTTCAGGAGACAGAATTCCGTTTGTGTATATTCATCATCCAAATAAGAAGGCGTTGCAAGGCGAAAAAATTGAGACACCGACTTACATCAAAGAAAACAATCTGAAGATTGACTATTCGTTTTATATTACAAATCAAATTATGAAGCCGGTTCAGCAGGTATTTGCTCTGGTTTTGGAAAAAATGTGGGAGATGCAAAACAAGAAATCCAAAGTTGTGAAACTCCGGAGGGACATAGAAGCTTTGAAAAAATCAACACCTCCTGAAAAGTTTGAAGACAAGCTTGAGTCTATGAAGAACAAGGAAGTAAAAGCGTTATTGTTTGACGAGTTCCTAAGAGAAACAAATAATCAAAAAACTGGCAACCAAGCTCTGACAAAGTTCTTTAAGTAGGTTTAATGACAATGTATATTTCACGACTGGAATAGTATTTAGCTATAATATGGGGGAAATGATATCTTTTCGCGAGACTAATAAATTATTTATAACATGCATTGAAGACGATTTAGAAAAAAATTTCAAAGGACAATTTGAAATTATTAATGCTGTCAACAAATGCATGAAACATATAACTTGTCTTGGTTGTTTAGATACACGAAGAATATTATTTGAATCAGAATCTTTTTTTGGCGGAACATATGAAGAATTTTCTTGTCCAGCTTGCACTTATTCAAGAGACCGCAAAGACAGTCATCACCAAATTTTTCATTGTCAAGTAAATGGTCGCCAAGTCCCTTACAATGGTGGCGATAGAAAAGTCGGTTATTCTCGCACACAACAATTGTATCAGATTTACAAGAAAGATTATGAAAAAAATGATTTATTATTAGAAGAACAAGAGAGAAAAAGAAAGGCTGCTGAATTAGAAGCTGAAACATTGCGAATAGAAAATGAGAGAATAAAAAAAGAACAAGAAGAACAAGATGAAAAAAACAAACCACAATGGGATTTTATGGATGACAAAAATTTCAGACAAGAAATAAATTCCACAGATGTTGAAGTAAACATATCCAAACTTGTTGAAGATATTTCTAAATTGATGGCTTTATCAGCAGGAAATCTTGCAGCATTGCCATCTTTTTTAACCGGGGTAAAATTAACATTTAGCAATTATTGGTCAAATGAAAGCTCAAAAAATAGTTCGGTTCATAGACTAAAAGACGCCGCTGGAGAGAGTGTTTATATAAAATTTGAATACAATAAAGTAATAGAAGAATCTACGGTCACCGTTGGCATTTTAAGAACTAAATCAATTGTTAAAAAACAATTTTTATGCGTCTCTTATTTTATGGCAAAACCAACAAAAGACAACAAGAATGCCGAAAAAATATGCGAAGAACTTATGAACACGACAATTCAGAGCGTTATTAATAAGCTCAATAGACAATAGACAATGGACAATAGACAATAGACAAATTAAAAATTGATTATAATATAAGAGCAATTTATTATTTTATATTATAAACAATGACATCTAACGGGTTTGAAAACATAACAAAAATAATTAATAAGAAAAATGCTCTCAAAGACTTGTCTGACGCCGAGTTTGAAACATTGTTGCCGTCGTTGGCTGCAGAACTTGAATCACATGGTATCCTATATGAGATATATAGCGATGAAGAAATTGCAAAGGATTGGAAATTGTTGCGGGAGAAGAAGATTGACAAGACGGTTACAAATGTTTCCGCAACAGCTGTTTCTGGTATGAAAATTATGCGAAAACACATGCGCCACTTTCACGAAGTGGCAAATTATAAGGGGCTTTCAGTTAAGTCTCTTTGGAAAAAGACCAACTTGGAAAAAGCCCTTCGTTTTAACCGAGCACAACATTCAACTCCTTATGCCTCTGAGATTATTCGTTCGCTTTCATTTACAAATGGACTTGGAAAAGTTACCATGTATCGGCCATTAATAGCTAGAAATGTAGTCGCATATTTTGACGCAAAGAGCGTTCTAGATGTATGCGCTGGCTGGGGTGGAAGAATGATTGGTTCAAAGAGCGTGGACTTGGGTGGCGTTTCGTACACCGGAATTGATCCTTGCGAAAAAACCTACAATGCGTTATGTGGTATTCGGGATGAGCTGGAATTAACGGATGTTACACTTATTAACAAACCTGCTGAGGTTGCGCTACTTGAACTACCTGCAGACATGAAGTTTGACATTGCACTCACAAGTCCACCTTATTTCAATTTGGAGATTTATTCCGACGAAACAACTCAATCAACAAAGTTGGGTGATTATCAAGTATGGGTTGAAAAGTTTTTGAGACCTGTTATTGTTGGTGTTATTTGCCGAGTGAAATACAGTTGTTGGAGTGTCAAGAATTTCAAGACAGATAAAAAATATAATTTGCTGGATGATGTTATTGCAATTCATCAAGAAAATGGATGGAAACAAATGGATGTGGTATTTACCATGTCTAATAGCAAAAGACCTGGAAATAGCAGCGGAGCAGACACTTCTTCTCCAAAAAAAACAGAAGAAGTTACATATGTATTTGTAAAAGAATAAAAATTGAAATGTATTTTATAGTATAAAAATAAATCAACCATTAACTTAGACATGCCGAGAAAAGCTCCAGACATTTTAGAAAGCCCAAGACTAACGCACGAAAATGCTAACATTTATTTGGGTTATACAATAATTTTTAGGAATAAAAATAAAGAATGGCAAAAAGCAAAAATTACAGGAGTTACTGAAACTGGAATTAGTATTTCTGGACATGAATACAAAAAAAGTCTAAAACTTAAAAATGGTAGAGCTATATATGTTCTCCAATTAATAGATTAATCGTTGATTATTTTACAACTTTATTTATTAAGCTGAACCAGAAGACAAGTTGTCGTAAAATTCTCTTACTTTTTTATTGATGAATATTTTTGACACATCAAATGATGACAAATATAGTCCTTCCAAACTTTTTACCCGAGATAATGCAACATATGTTTGTCCGCATTCAAAAACCCCACTTCCAACATCTATTTCTGCGGCGTCCATTGTTGCGCCTTGCGATTTGTGAATTGTAATTGCCCAAGCCAATATTAACGGTATTTGTGAAACTCCAGCTCCAATAATATTTTCACTTTCCCACACATGATATGTCATTGTCATTTCGTGGCCATTTCTATACTTAACAATTGGCAGACCTTGTTCTGAGAAATTTACAACAACTCCTTGACTACCATTACAAATCATTCCACCGGTTGGAAGTTCAATATTAACAACGCACATTACCTGAGCTCCAACCTTTAGCTTTACAATATCATTGCACATTATGCTATTGTGAATATTATTCAATTCTGCATCTATTTGTTCTGGAGTAAATTTGGGAATTGGATGGCCTTTTTCTTTCTCTTTATCCTTCTCTCTTTCACCACTAGGTAAGTTTTTTAACATCTTGATTTTGAATTCAAACTCTGGAGTATCCAACTCTTTCATTTTGGTTTCATTGATTGCATCAGCTTTGCTTCTAACCGGAAATAACTTTGTAGGTTGTATTATTGAACCCTCTTCGGGTTTCTTTCCAACAAGACTTAGCAGCAATTCATTACTACTTTTTTTAACTCTACCCTCGCGAATTTGATTCAAAATTTTTGTATATACTTCGTCCGTTTGTCTGAAAATTTTCTTCAATTGTACAGTATTTTCCTTTGAAAATGTATCGTTCCACAAAGGGCTTTCAAAACAAAATCTTACTGTATCTATTTCATCCTTATTTCCAACGGGAGGCAATTGATAAAAGTCTCCCAAAAAGATAACCTGAATTCCACCAAATGGTCTTGTATTTTCCCTTGCGGTTTTTCCGATTGCATCCAACATTTCAAATATTTTTTGAGACATCATACTCACTTCATCAATTACCAAAATATCTACATTTTTCCACACCTTTTGTTTGTATTTATTCATAGCAACCTTTTTCACATTTATTCCAATTGACCCATTCCCCAATCCAATTCCCGACCATGAATGTATTGTTTTTGCTTTACAACCAATAAGAACGGCGGCACACCCGGTAAGTGCACACACTTGAATGTTTAACCGTTTCTTGTGAGCATCAGACTGAATTTTTTTTATAAGCGTTGATTTTCCAGTTCCTCCTGGCCCAGTAATAAATATGTTCTTTCCTTGAACATATTTATCAAATGCTATTTGCTGTTCTACAGAAAATTCCATTAACTTGATTTACAATTTATATTTAACCTTTAAAAAGGTCAATTTTTATTTTTATTAAGCAGCATAAACAAAAAACTTGAGGGCGCCAATAATGTTGTGCAAGAACTTGGCCTTTTGCTTAATGCTATAAGGGTCGTACTCTTCGTCATTGGCATCTGCTTCGTCCTCATAATCACTGTCACTGTCAACACTCTCAACCTCGTCCTCATAATCGCTGTCACTATCATTGTCGTCGCTAAACTCATCTGCCTCGCTATCTACAACGCTGTCGTCATCAACATCGTCCTCGTCACTCTCATAAACATAATCGCTATCATTGGGGTCATCATTGTCCTCCAAACTTTCAACATCGTCAGAAAAAAATACAGTATTTACACGAGGTTGTGAATTAAGAATCCGCTTCTCATTCGCAACTGACTTCTCACCAACATTCCAACCCCTAACATCCGCCCAACTTTCTAGAATTAGTCCCTCCTTTGCCAATCGGTGCAAAATAGCGTGCTCGCCACGCTTGTGAAGCTTTGCAATGTCCAAAATAGGCAACTGCTGCAATTCATACTCGCTATAAAGTCTATTGACCTCATTTGATCCCCATGGTTGTCTGTAACGCATACTCACCGTCATGATAATCTTATATTGCAATGTATCTTTATATTATTTTCAAAATGTTTATCTACTCTACTTGGGTGGCGGGTGCTGCAATGCTACTACCGCCAATGAGTGCCAACTTGGAGCAAACCCATGTTCCCAATACAATCCACATCGCGTCAATGGATTGGGCTCCCGAATTTAGAACCCACCGGATGGCTCTGCAATGTGGCGCCGACGCCAGAACAGGTGACATCAGAAACCCAAATACTGACATGTGTGCGCAGTAATAAACATACAAATTTGCCGAAACAAAATGCAAAACCATCCACAAAATATATAGTCCTGCGATGCTATTCACAGCCACTAGATAGGGCTTCGCCACATTGAATGCCGCCTTGAACTTATTTTCTCCCGCCAAGAAATCATCGTCCCGGACATTATCCTCCACGGACTCTTCCTCTTGGTCTCTCACGTGTGCTCTCGGCATTCTCCTGGTTGTCATAATTGACTTTTAAAAGTTTCGGAAAAATTTTTCAATTTTTTTTATCGCCTTATAAATCCCTCAAATATAAATTGATTATTTGATGAATCATAAAATAGAGAATTCTGTGGTTGGTCAAATAAGGATCTTGCTGCATTACCAGTACCATTCGGATGAAATAAATTATTTATTATTTCTTCAGTTATATTTGATAAAACATTTGTAACATTTTCACTAGTTATTCTTCTACTACGTTGATGTGTGTTTTGTCTATTTAAATTACTTCTTCTCTCATTGATAGTGCTTGGGGAGTTAGAATTGGCATCTTCTTTTGTTTCCTCTAATGTTTGTTCTTCTTTACTCTCTTCATCATTTCCAGGATCGGTCCAACTATGTCTCTCTTCTCTTGTAGTAGTTGGAAGAGGTTGCGCGCGATAATCTCTTATGTCATATCTGCATACAGGACATCTTACATTTGATTCAAACCATGATTCAATTCCACTTGGAGTAAAAATGTGACCACAATGTAATATTTGTGTAACACTACTTGTTTCTTCAAATCTCTCCAAAGTAATTGGACAACTACTGTTTAACGGAGTTGTTATTTCAGAAAATTGTACAATTCTTGTTGCGTTCTCTATTTGAGTTCTCGTTGGAGCCACAGTAATATTATCATAAAATGACCGCCAAAGATTTGCTGCATCTGTATTATTTGTATTATTTGTATTATTTGTATTATTTGTATTTCTAACTCTCATAAAGTTTGTTAAGTCTAACAAATAAGGAACTCCTTCAATATAAACAACTCTTGAATTACTTGAACGTTCTCCAATGTCCGGATAATCTCTTCCATATTGAGTTCTATTGTTGTTATTGTTATTGTTTCTTCTACTAGAACTATTTTGTTGACGATTATTGGAAAAACTTTCGGTAAAATTTCTATTTGAATTGTTTGAATGATTATGAATAGGATTTAGTCCTACAATTTGATTTATGTGTCCTCTTATTTCACTCTGTAAATCATATAACGCGTCCATTTGTCTCGTGGTGTGATTATAAAAATTAATATACATGTCTAACAATAATCTTTGGTCGTAAGTCAACGCAAATTGTCTATTCTGTCTACTACCTTGAGACATATACTTAATATATATTATTATAAATGTGTTTAAATGTATATTGCTATATAAAATAATAACAAAATGAGTTTTGATAATTACAAAAATAAAGGGTTGACCGGATTAGCAAATCTTGGCAATACTTGTTTCATTAATTCTTGCATACAAGTATTATCGCACACATATGAATTAAACAATTTTCTTAATGGTGGAAATTATAAGAAGAAACTTAAAAACAAACACGATTCTGTGTTGCTCATTGAATGGGATAATTTGAGAACTTTAATGTGGAGTGAAAACTGCACTATATCTCCTGGAAAATTTATTAAAACCATTCAAAAAATTGCTCATATAAAAAATGCCGAGTTATTCACCGGTTATTCCCAAAACGACCTTCCAGAATTTTTGTTATTCTTAGTGGATTGTTTTCATACAAGTCTATCTCGGGAAGTTAATATGAGCATCAATGGGGTTGCTTCAAATGAAACTGATAAAATGGCTATCCAATGTTTTGAAATGACAAAGAAAATGTACTCAAAGGAATACTCGGAAATATGGAATCTGTTTTATGGAATTCATGTTTCGCAAATTATTTCATTAGAAACCGGTGAAGTATTAAGCACATCTCCTGAGCCATATTTCATAATAAATTTGTCTATACCAGAAAACAACAAAAGTCCCAGTTTGCGGGATTGTTTTGACTTATATGTAAATGGAGAAACTCTAGAAGGAGAAAATGCGTGGTATAATGAAACTACAAAAGAAAAACAAAATGTCCAAAAAAAAATAATATACTGGAGCATGCCAAGCATTTTAGTAATTGATATTAAAAGATTTAACCACAAAAATCAAAAAAATCAGATATTGATTACATTTCCTTTAGAAAATTTTGACGTTTCTAATTATGTAATTGGTTATAAAAAAGATAGTTATGTTTATGATTTATATGGGATTTGCAATCATAGTGGAGGAGTTCATGGAGGACATTACACAGCGTTTATAAAAAACGCAAACGATAAATGGTATCATTTTAATGATACATTTGTTACAGAAGTTACAAATTTGCAAGATTTAATAACTCCAAAAGCATATTGCTTATTTTACAGAAAAAAAACAATTCAATAATATATATATGGACGCAACTACAAGCTCAACTATAGACCCAGAAAGTATGTACAATTATATGAATGGTTTATTAATGAATCCAACGGCATTTATTATACTCGTGTTTGTGGTTATAATTTATATAATTTTTTTCGTATCTTTAGGAGATTCGTCAACAACAACCTATTCGACAACAAATTCTGGAAGTTCGGGTTTAGAAAGTTCAACGAATTTTATAATAATGATTGTAATTGGTATATTAATAGTTTTAATATTGTTTAATGCGTTTCAATACTTTTTCAGCATTGATATAATCGCATCTATTCAAAATTTATTTACCCCGAAAAAACAATTGGACATTAAAGTTATTCAAGACATTGCTAATCCGTTTGATTTATCTTTTAATGATACTTCTTTTAGCAGGTCAAACGGACAACAAGTATTCAACATCCCGGGAAATTATTATGGGTATGAACAAGCACAAACCCTATGCAAAGCTTATGATTCTCGTTTAGCAACTTACGATGAAGTTGAAAATGCTTATAATAAAGGAGGAGAATGGTGTAATTATGGCTGGTCTGACGGTCAAATGGCTTTATTTCCTACGCAAAAATTGACTTTTGATAATTTGCAAAAAATATCAGGGCATGAGCATGACTGTGGTCGTCCAGGAGTTAATGGAGGTTATATTGCAAACCCCAATGTCAAATTTGGTGTAAATTGTTTTGGTTATAAACCAAAGATTACAAGCGAAGAGGAGGAAATGATGCAAAATACGACTCCTTATCCCAAGACAGAAAAAGACATTATTATGGAAAAACAAGTTGATTTTTGGAAAACCAAAATAGATGACATATTATTATCACCATTTAACTACTCAACTTGGAGCAAAGTATAAGTTTTCTTGTTGTTTTCATTTGTTTCTATATATTTTTATAATATATACAAACGCTAATTACATTGTAGATGAAAGTTTTTGTTTCTTTGTTTTACTGGACGATCTCGCATTTATGCGTCTAGTTTTTTTTACTCTTGAACCGCCTTCTAGTTCAACCATTTTCAACAACTTTTCATGCAAGTCGTCGCTGATGACTTCAGGATCTACGTTTTTTTGGATTTTGGATTCACGGACATCTCCGCCAAATTGTTTTCTAGTAAATTGAGCAAGACCGACAGGAACAGCTAAATCTTTAAATAAATCTGATACATTTCCTCCACCGCCGGTTTGTGTGCCATAATTTTTTGTTATTAATGCTGGTTCTCCTTTTTGCATTAAAATAGAATTTACTGTAAATCCTGCACTTTGAACCGTTCCATTAGATTTATTAAAAACCATATCATCTTCTTCAAAAATAGAGGGTGTTGCCATATATACATTATTAGTATATAAATTAATTATTGGAAATCCGCTTTATCTCTGGAACAACTTTTGTCTCTCTATGTTGTTTTAAATACTCAACTATCTGCTTTACTTGCGTCTGGTTTTTTATAACTTCTCCTAAAGATTTTTCAACATACTTAAATGTTAATGGCGAAGAAACCTTGGTATTAACAAATCTAAGCTTACCATCACTAATTTGCACTGTTGCATTTCTCAAGTTGTTTTCTTCAACATGGTGAGTTATATTTTCGCCCAATTTATTTTTTTTCTCTCTTAGTTCATGAATCTTATCATTCAATAATTTTATTTGGTTGTCAATTGAAACCCATTGTTGTATATTCTGCTCAAAACTCATCGTAGTTTATAATATAAAACAACAAAAAATATAAGTAAAATGTTGGCTTATTTAATATCAATAATTTATATGATGTTTTCTGGAGAAAATGTGTTTACAATGGGACACAGAAAAAATAACGCTATTCTCTTAAATGATTCTAAAAGAAAAACTGTGGGCAAGACTATTTTATTTACTAATGCGAGAGATGAGAAAAATATTAGAGAATGGGTCGCCCACCACCTGCTTCTTGGTTTCAACTTAATATATGTTTTTGACCATAAATCCAAAATTCCTTTAAGTCAAGAATTAAATATATTTAAAAAGGGAGTTATTGTTGAGAGATGTGAAATGGATGGTCCAATTAAGATGCCGCTTATGATGAAAGCCTCAAAAATTGCTAGAGACGCTGGTGCCGATTGGATGTTATATTTAGATGCAGATGAATTTCTAATTTTAAATGCATTTCAAAATATCAAGGAGATGTTGAAATACTATTTATTTGCAGATTCTATTGCCATAAATTGGTTAATGTTTGGAACAAACCATCATAAAAAAGAACCAACTAATGGTTTAATTGTAGAAAATTATACACGGTCTGACTTAATGCTTAACAAACACGTTAAAACTTTCGTTAGACCTTCGCAAGTAATAAATGCTATTACACCTCATTATTTTGTTATTTCAGAACCAGGTAGAATGTTATCTATAAATATGAAACCCATGCAATCATCAAAATCGTTTAATGAATGGAACATCTCGCACAATAAGTGTGCCGCATTTATAGCTCATTATGTTTACCAATCCGAAGAGTCTTATATTAATAGGAAAATCAATTTACCGAGAGATGATAATAGTCTGTTTAGACAAATGGAAGAAAATATTCATAGTAAACACAATGAAGTTGAAAATGTCTCGGTTAAAAATAAATATGCCGAGAGAATTAATTCTTTGTTAAAAAGTCTATTTTAGTTTGGTATTTTGTTCTTTGTCAATGGTAACTTCCTTGGCAACATTTCTTATTATTTTATTATAGTTATTTTCATCTTCTTCTGCAGTTGCTCCGCCCATAGAATGCAAGACGATTTGATTGTAATCCGTATTTTTTTTAGAATCATAATCACTTGAATCTGGGTTTTCTTCTTGCCATTCATGTATTTGCTTAAAATTCTTAGCAGCTATGTATTTGATAGCATTTTTCATTTTCTTCTTTTCATCATTGTCCTTTTCCCAAGAGTCTTTATCCTTAACATATAAAACTTCTCTTTTCAAGTCGCTACAATGAATTGGACGTTTAAATAAATCCAGTTCTTTAAGGCCTCTAATAAAAAGTTTTGAAATTCCTTCGGTGTATCCTAATCGTCCAACCATATCCAAATCAGATGTTTTTAATTGAAGTTGATTAATAAAATCCATAATATTGAGGGCATCTTTGCATTGTTCGTTCAAGAAGAATTGTAGATTAAAGTTATTGTTTGTATTATTTGTTGTATTATTAATTGTTTTTCCTTCTTTTGCAATCTCTAATATTTGTTGTTGTAGTTTTTGATTTTCTTTATTTTGTTCTATTAAAAGTTCTTTAAACTCTTGATTTTGTTTTACGATTTCAAGAATAAGGTTGTATGACATGTCAAGTTGAATTGTATTTGTTGTAACTGGTTCTTGACAATTGCATGTTTTTTTATGTTTCCACAATCCATTTCTTGAATTGTACTCTTTTCCACATGCAGAGCACATTAAAAAGAAACTTTTTGCAACTTTTGTGTCACCGATGTCTCCTTTTTGATTTTTTATGTGTTTTACAGTCAAAAGATGTTTATCAAAACTACTTTTTTTACATGTAATATAGTCACAGTAAGAACAACTAAACAGTTTAGCAACTTTATTGAAACTTTCTGTCACCATTTGTTTCTATATATAGCTAACATAAAAGTTGCCTAAACCCTTTTCCCCAAAAAAATACAAAAAAATTATAATAACACTTTTAAAATAAAAAATTGGAATTGTGAGCATTCTAGTGTAAATTCACTTTTGGGAAATTTCGGGTTTGATAAAGTCCCTGGGTTTTTGAAAATTGGACATTTTTTTTGTCCATTTTTGACTTTCTCGAACACTTTTGCCAAACTCGAATTTCCCAAAAATAGATATTATCTTTAAAGTAACTTAAAGAAAGTTGGTTGAAGTTTTAACAATTCAAACGCCGATTTTTATAATAACTTGTATATAGATATAGAAAAATATTGAGATTGTGTATAAATTAAGAAATATTTATATAAGTATACATTATGATTAATTGCGTTGTATCTAGATACAAAAAAAATGTTGATTGGGTTTATAAATTAAGGAATATTAATAAATTTTATATATATGATAAAGAAATGCCTGAAAATGAATATAATATTCCGGTTAATAAAGGTAATGAAGCGTCTGTATATTTAAAATATATAATAGACAATTATGACAATTTATCAGATTTTACATTTTTTATTCATGATGATGAATATGCTTGGCATCATTCGGGCAGTATAATAGATTTATTAGATGAAGCCGTTATAAGCAATAAATTATATTATAATATAAACGCAAACAGCAGCGGTTCTATGAATACGGTTTTTAGCCATAATACTGATTTTTGGGTGGATGGTTTTTTAGATTGGTATAATATGCACATTGAAATGTATGTTCCGTATAATACTTTAGATTTAGATAAAATATATAGAACTAGCGCACAATTTTTAGTTCATAAATCTTTAATAACAAAATTGCCTTTAGAATTTTATGAAAAATTATATAATTGGATAATTACTACGGATATGATAAGTGCTAAGTCTGGTAGATTTTTAGAATGGACATGGCATATATTTTTTGATATTTATCCTAATTTATAAATCCGTCATCTTTTAATGTATATCTTTGAATATATGAGTTTTTATAAAAGTTGCGTTTTAAATGAGAAAAGGTGTAAATGATATATATGATATAATTTGTAAACATTTTTATTCCTTCTTGGCCATTCGGCGTCGCATAATCGGCCAGGGCTCATAGTCAGCTTGAAACTTTTCAAATGCTTTTTCATATGCATCACAGTCCTCTAACAACCCCTTCTTTTCTAGTTCTTCGCATTCAGGGGATGAGGAAAAGTCTTGCTCCATATGCTCCCAATATGGGTCATAAGGATTATCATCAATATACTTGTCGCACTGTTCACAACATTCAACACCATCAACATCCTTGTAATCCCCGATGTAATTCTTGCAATTGGGTTGCCCACCTCGGCACTTTTTTCTATATACACGCTTTTGCTTTTGTTTTTGTTTTTGTTTTTGCTCCATATCAAATTTGCATTATTTGATATAAAGTAATAGGAATCAATTTTTTGTGTTTTATTATTTTGTTTTTTCTAGAAGAATTTCTTTATTAGTTGCATTTTTTTCTTCTATTTTTTGAAGCGCATATTGCCCACAAGGGCCACAATGGTCTTCATTTGATAAATCTACTTTTTTATTCGTTTTAACGTTGCAATAATCTATATTCCATCTTCCCACTGGTTTTGGTAACTCCTTGGGCAGAATTTTTTTAATAATTGTTGTTAGATATTTCATAATATATAACAGCTCTGCTTATTTTTAAGTGTTTTTATTTTTGTTTTATAAAATGGATTGCTTAATGCTTGCGGTGCTTTTTTGTCTTTCCACCAACCTTGGGAATAAAACTTGATAAGCCCTTTCTCTTGGAGTAACGGTTTTGGGCAGCCCATAATCCAAAAGGCACTAAAGCAGTGCTTAAAACTTGGCCCCAGTAGCCGCCTCTCTTGGTGCGGCGTCTCTTGCCACCATTCATGTTTCCAGCGCTTTGGGGTAAAGACGCAGGAATTTTGGTGTTTTGGCCTTGAAGACCAACAATCTCGTTGCCGTTGGGCAAGTTGGCACCCTTAAACACATTATCGTATTGTTGGTCACCAGAGCCCACTGTTGCCTTAACAAAACTTGCCGCGCTGGAATATTGGGCGGGGGATGCAGCGGCTTGGCCTCCGCGGTACTTGCGGCGTCTGCCACCGGCTAAAGCCATAGACGCGGACCTAGCTCTGCTTCTAGAAAGATTCATTCTTTGCTTTCTTTTGCGGGAACCACCAGAGCTTGATGTCGCCAAGGGATTTGTCATTGAACTTGAAGTGTTCATTATATAGTTTAATGAGAAAAAATATTAAAAAATTTTTGAAATCAAACTTTTATTACGCAACATTAAAATAAGCAATGACAATATCGCTAAAATCATTACAAAAATTAAAAAAACGAGGAATAAAGTAACATAAATGTACGGCTTAACAAAATCAAGTATCATCTGAATTATTGGGCTACAAAAGGTCTTCAGTTCAGTTTTTATATCATCCCGCTTTAATATGTCTAAACATTGTTGAATAATGGGCTCCTTCATAATTATTAAATAAACATAAAATAAAATACAAAAAAATACAAAAAAATACAAAAAAATATAAAAAAATAAGCACAGCCGTCTTCACCTTCTATTTTGCGTGTTATTATAGTATAAATTTTCTTAAGAACAAGTAATGGAGAATATTTTTCAACCAAACGACAAGTTTGATTTTTCGCATATATCTTTAGCACATCCAACCGGAATACAAGGAGGCGCATATTTTACAAAAATACAAATGCATAACAAACCTCTATACATTGAGACACCAAAGTCTTTAACAAGACAGGGGTTTGTAAAAAATGGAAAAAAGATTTATTGTGATTTAATGTTTGATAATAATGACTCGCAGTTCATTCATTGGTTAGAAAACCTTGAAAATAAATGCCAAGAATTAATACACAGTAAAGGAGAATCATGGTTTGAAAATAAATTAGAATTGAATGATATTGAAACGGCATTTGCTTGTCCTATAAGAATATACAAATCCGGAAAATATTATTTAGTAAGAGTTAATGTAAAAGTTAACTATAATACAAATATACCTAGTATTAAAATTTACAATGAAAATGAACTGCCGATAACCATAGATGATGTAACTTCAGAAAATTATATGATATCTATTTTGGAGATTCAAGGCATAAAATTTACTAGCAGAAATTTTCAAATTGAGATGGAACTTAAACAGGCAATGGTTCTAAGCAGTGAAAAAATTTTTGAGAGCTGCTTGATTAAGACAAGTTTAAAAACTGTTAAGCCTCAAGAAATGCAATCTGAAAATATTGTTTTGAAAGAAAATGCTGTAGAAAATTTAGAAGAATCAGAATTAGTTTTAGAAACGCAAACGGTCGTTGCTGAAGAAAATCAACCAGAACCATTTAGTGAAAGTCCAAACATTGGGGCTGTTGAAAAACATGACATCGTTGAAAGTGTGGAAAACAAAATAGAAGACACTTTAAAAAATGAAGATAACTTGGATTTAAATTTAACAGAAGTAAATCTTGATTCTGATTTAGAGAATTTAGAAACAATTACATTGAAAAAACCAAATCAAGTTTATTATGAAATTTATAAGACTGCGAGGAAAAAGGCCAAGGATGCAAAAAGAACCGCCATCATGGCTTTTTTAGAAGCAAAGAATATTAAGAAAACTTATATGTTGGATGATTTAGATGATAGTGAAGATAGCGAAGATAGTGATATGGATATTGAGGATATGTCCGAAGAAGATTTAGATAGCGATTTAGAAAAAGAAGTGTCGGAAGATTAATGTTTAGAATAAAGTTAATTAAACTGTATTGAAAAAAATATTTTATCGGGTAATTTTATATAATGAGCAGCACTTTAAAAAAGCTATGGTCCGATTATGGTATTGGCGCTCTTGTCGTCTTATTGATAGTTGCATATGGTGTTAGTGTTTTTGCAAAATATTTAACTTCCAAGGGCATGTATGGGTCAGAATCAATGGCCTCAAACTCTAACTCCGCTTATGCCGGAGCTGGTTCAGGAAGAGGCTCTGCCCCTTCAGGCCCTCGCCCTTCTGAGGCTTTAGGCCAAAACGAGGTCTTCGCCTCTGTTAAGGGAATCGCTACCCCCAATGTTGGCGTCCCTACTTCTTGTTCCAAGTCCAACATGCAAAACCCTTCCGATTTGTTGCCCAAGGACACCAATGGTGAATGGGCTCAATTAAACCCCTCTGGAAAGGGTGAGCTCGCCAACATCAACTTGTTAAAAGCTGGTTATCACATTGGCATTGACACCATCGGCCAAACATTGAGAAACGCCAACTTGCAAATTCGCTCCGAGCCCCCTAACCCTCAGCTTTACGTGGGCCCTTGGAATCTTTCCACCATTGAGCCAGATTTCATGAGGCCCCCTTTACAGCTTGGCTCAGGTCCTCAATAAATTTGTTACGACAACCAGTAACAAAATTTTATTCAGTTAAATCAAAATTTTTATATTCATTATTTTTACACATATAAATATTTTGAACTCCATTTTCATTTGAAATATATAATAACACCATATTATATGTTTAATAACTTTTGGAAAAGTGAAATTTTAACCTATGTAATAATTGGAGCTATTCTGCTTATATGTCTCAAAATTTACTCTGAATCAGAATTATTTGGGTTAAAATGCGTCATATCCACAATAGATGGCAATAAATATTGCGTAAGGGATAGAGCTCAAGTAAATGAAGCCGCAGATTTATTAGCACAAGCCACTAAAAAATGCAAAGAACTTGTTAACTATGTCGGAAAAAAATATCCAGATGACCCAGATGTAAAACGCTTAGTTGAAGGATTTAATCCTCAGAAAATCTCCGAGACTCTTCCAACTAGTGAATTGACTGCTTATAGTGAGAATAAAGGAGAGAAAATAGCTTTTTGTTTAAGTAAATCAAAAAATAGCGTGACCCTTATTGACATTAATACGCTTACATTTGTTGCGTTGCATGAATTGTCTCACATTATGACAAAATCAGTTGGACATAAGCAAGAATTTTGGCAGAATTTCAAATTCTTATTGGAAAATGCAAAGGCCGCCAATATTTATCAACCGGTTGATTACAAAAAGAATCCACAAGGTTACTGTGGCATGACAATTACTGACAACCCATATTACGACTTGTAATTTAACATAATTAAAATTTTTAATACTACAATTTTAATTATGAGTGTCTTATAAAATATGAAAATAGTGAAAAATTTATATATAAAATAATACCAAGAGTATATATATGACAATAAATCACAATTCAATTTATAAAGTGCACCATTTAATAGATAAAGAAACAACCAAGGCAATCTATGTGTTTTACGGGAATAATTTAGATGTTCCAAATCCAGAGGAACTATTTAAGAGAGACCCAAGAAACGCAGCATTTATAGACCCAATCACAAAATTGCCAATATTTAATGATTCTGAATTAGCAAAAATTGAAGGCGCCGCCAGCAAGCCAATTGATGTCAAGTTTCTTAAACAACAAATTCATTTTGATGATTCAATTTCCACCATAAAATTAAAGCTCGTTGAAGAAAATTCAAATTCTTTTTCAATAGAACAAATTTACTTATTTTGTGTTAAAACTGAAATACTTAACGCCACAAACATATTTCAAAATCTTACGCAAAAAAATAGGTTGGATCTAACAAAAATTAGATTGGACCAGTTCTTTTTAAATGTTCGTGATGAATCCGGCGATTCAATTGTCTCTCAACTACCGAGCAAAGAAACATATACATATGATGATATTATGGAATTAAATTTAGCAAATAAGCCATTGCAAGTTTCCAAAGTCTTGGGTCAAAAATTTTTTATAATTGAAAACGAGTATCCATTTGTATGCAACCCATTTGACGTGACAAGTTATGATCCATTTATTGAGAGAGCTGCTAGAAAATCATTAACCACATTAAACAGTCATTTATTATTGAACAATGGTACAATAGTTGATAATAACATTTATTTATGTTTAGCTGAGGATGTTTTACTCAAAGCAAAAGAAAAGGGTCTTCCTGAGGATATTACAACTACTATATATTATCCATTTTTACAGAAACATGATATTTCTTCTTACGATGAATTGCAAGATAAGAAATTTTCTCTCGTTGAAGAGAATAAAAGGCTTTTAACAAAGAATACCTTGGACACTTTTGAAAGCATTAACATGTTTTACGATGTTTATAAATACAGGAAAGAAACAGCAAAGTACAAATACAAAAATAGTGGAATACAATTTATTAAATTTTCCATTCGCCCAGAGTTTTCAATAAAAATTCCATTGGATGTAATATTTAAAATTATCCACGCAACAGAAGCGAATCCCCTTATTAAATATAACCCGTCTGTCAAGTTAGAAAAAGTGTATCGTCTTTACACGGATAAAATATCAACGGATGGGCGTAAAATCCCTTTCCTTGCAAAAGCCAACATTTTTAAATTAATGAAAGACATTGGAAAAACAAAATCAGTTACGGTTTATATTAATAATGTTTCCGATGCTTCTCTCTTAACTTGTGAATTTGAAGAGAATGGAAATATATCTATTTCGGGGGAATTTGATAAGATTGTAAGTGTTGCAGATATTGATACAATTATTAAAGCCAATGTAAATCCAATCATTCAAGAGGTTAAGAATTATTTAGAACAAAGTGGATACACTATTCAATTATACGAAAACATATATAATGATAATGTTTCAGTTAAACACTTGAATTATCAATCAAACATTGAAATTACAAAGCCAATTAAAATGAATGATTTTATTGGATGCATAACGAGTGCATTTGTAATTGAAACAAAAGATATAAAAGCCAAAACTGGTATTAACATGAGATTTAAACGCGTTTCAAACTTTAATAAATTTACAAGTCAGGAAGCTTTTATTATTGAGCAAGCGAATCAAAAGGATGGATTAAAAGGCGACGAAATAGTTTTGGCGTTAATAGAAAACTATAGAATGAACGAAGGTGACGCGCGCAGCTTAGTCGCCAAGTTGGCCAGCGAGCTACAAGTTGAACGCGGAGTTAAAAGGAGAGACATTGAAATTAAATCAAATCCGGGATTCAAAACAACAATAAAGTTAAACAGCATAACCAGTACCATAACAATCAATGTGGAGAATATTAATGATATATATTATTTAGAAACTATACCTATTTATTTGGACTCGTTTATTCGTTTAACTCAAGATAAAACTAGTACGCTCGTCCCAGCCAAAAAAATAAACTCGTTGTGTTCTACGGATGAAAGAGTAGAAATGGTTATAGAAGATATAATAGCACCGGTAGAAGAGGCATTTCCTGAACAAGAGATTCCACTTGTTGAAAGTGATGACATGGATTTTGAAGACTTCAGCGAATATGTTAAAGGCGTAGAAGAACTTAAAGAGCCAAAGGTGAAAAGTGCATTAGATTTGATTTATGGCGATGAAGACGATTATGAAGATGAATATGAAGATGATGAAGAACCAAATGGGCATGGTATAAGAGGCGGTCAATCATCATCAGATTCTGGAGAACTTATTGAGGACATGAAATTGCCAAGCAGTTCTGACGAGACACCTCAACCACCACCCAAAAAGAAGGTTACTGTTGTAGCTCCAAAACAAAAACAAAAACAAAAACAAGAACAAAAATTTAAGGTTGAAGAACCAGAGTCAGAAGAAGAAGAAACAGTGAGAGATATTGTTGGTATGCGTCTAAAAAATCCTTCACCATTTGCATCTAAAATGTATGAATTAGACCCGGTTCTATTTTTAAAGGAAGATAAAGGCAAGTTTGACAGATATTCGCGGGCTTGTCCATCGTCAGCAATGAGACAACCGGTTTTAATTACTGAAGAAGAAATGCAAGAAATGAAAAATGAAAATTATGAAAATGTTATTAATAAATATGGAAAGGAAAAATTCGAAGCATTCCCCAAAGAGAAACAGGCTGAAATACTTAAAGCTGAAAGTTTTTTGAGAGATGAAGATGTCATTAAGTATGGTTCAACGCCTGATAAAAAATATTATTATACTTGCCCCAGATATTGGTGTTTGAAAACGAATAGACCCATTGACCCGTCTGAGATGGTTGATGTATTAGATAAAAAGACTGGAAAAATGGTAAAGCGTCATCCAACATGCGGTGGTATAATTCCAGACGATGAAACAGAAATCAAAAATGACGGCAACTATGTATATGAATTTTTTGATGCAGTTGAACATGGTTCAAGAGAAAAATATAAAAAACATTATCCAGGCTTTTTGGCGAGCAAGAAACATCCAGATGGTTTATGCATTCCTTGCTGCTTTTCAAAATGGAATACTCCTGGACACATTGGAAGACGCAAAGAATGTGCCGAACATAATGCTGAGAATGAGGAACAAGGCAAAGCCGAAGACGCAGTAAAGAAGTCAAAATCTGAAAAATCTGAAAAATCAAAACAAAAAAATGAGGATGAAGAAGTTGTTGAAAAGGATAATTATGTAAAAGGTCCAGAAAAATTTCCATTAGATTCGGGGCGCTGGGGTTATTTGCCAGTTAGCATTCAGAATTTTTTTCAAGAAGCCAGTTCAACATGTCAAATTAGCAAAACAAATACAAATATTAAACCAAACCATACTTGCCTTTTGAGACACGGTGTTGAATTTAGCAATAAACAATCATTCATTGCTTGTATAGCAGACGCAAAATATTACGCAGAAACTATGAATATTCCTAGCGTTGCAGATATGAAAAAAATTATTATAGAGTCATTGAATTTGGATGATTATATTACATATCAAAATGGAAATAATGTAGAAGGATTTATGGTTAGCGATATCGCAATTTTAGAAAATATAGATATTAAAAAGTATTCTGCTTCAAAGCTTTATAATAAAATTTATAACTCTGGCAAATCAGTTGTTCCATCAGAAGACAAGTATTTCAGAAAGGTTGTTGCGTCATTTGAAAACTTTATAGCATATTTATCCAATAATTCCGAAGAGATTGATTACACTTATTTATGGGACATCATTTGCAGACCAAATCCAGGGATTTTCCCCAAGGGTTGCAACTTGATTATCATGGAAATAGTAAATAATGACATTACAAATAATGTTGAATTGATATGCCCAACAAATCATTATTCAAGTGAAACCTATAACCCTTCAAGACAAACACTGTTTATCGTAAAAATTGATAACTTGTATGAACCAATATATGCATATGAAAATAGAGAGAAGGCTATAAAGGTTACAAAGTTTTTCAGTGAACATAGTCAAATTTTATCTTCTAACATGCGAGCAATATTTCAAAAGATTATTAGACCCATTTTAAGAGAAATATGCTCACCTTTGCCGAGCATGCCAAGGGTTTATAAATTTAAGCATCCTATTCTTCTTGAAAAGCTTGTATCTATATTAAACGGTCGTGACTATACAATAGAAAAACAAATATTAAATTACCAAAGCAAAATTATTGGAGTTATTGCAAGTAAAAATGGAGTTTCTGGTTACATACCTTGTTATCCAGCTGCATTTGACCAGACAATTCCTAATTTTGTTTTTATGAATGATGATAGCATTTACAATACTTACGACAAAACTATAAAATTTTTAACAATGGTTTATAAGGACACTAAGGGAGCAGTCCCAACAAACCCAGAGTTGAAGATATTAGAAGATGAACATGTTGTTGGTATATTAACAGAAACAAATCAATTCATTCAAATATCAAAACCCATTGCCATTTCATCTGTAAAAGATTCAATTCCTGTTATAAAAGACAATAATTACATAGTAAATAGAAATGCAAAGCATATAGTTTCAACAGAGTCATATATTTCAGGTTCTGATGAGTTTGACACTGAGCGCGAGGCTTATATTAAAAAAATTAAATTGGAAACCAACTTTTATAATGTTTTCAGAAATACAATTCGTATTTTGTTGAATGATTATGAGAATATAACTTTGAGAGAAACAATAGAAAAAGAACTGAATGCGCCATATGTATTATATTCGGCAAAGTTGCATAAGATTATTGATTATCTACGGGCTTTGGTAAAGGATACGATTGTTTTTTCAGATAATTACGATTATAATTTAATAAATTCTGTTTCAACATGTGTAACATTGCCTAGCGACAAATGTTCATCAAAAAATCCAGTGTGTTCATTTACAAAAGGAAAAAAATGTCAATTAATAATTCCAAAAAGAAATTTGTTAAACGATAAAAACAGCAATGAGATTATTTACTTTGGAAAAATGGCGGATGAGTTAATAAGATATAGCAGAATCAAGACTTTTATATTCCAGCCGCAAACATACCTATCTTTTGGGGCATTAGGTTACAATCTAAGAGAGAACGAAATAATAGTAATTCAATCTTTGTTAACCAAGGATTATTTTGATGGTTTAGTACCAGAGGATATAAACAAATATGCAAGATACAATACTTATGATAACGCTGAACCAAAAATTTCTCAAGTATACGATAACACATTTGAAATAAATAAATCATTGAATATAACAGCTCAAAAAGAGGAAGAAAGAGAGAAAAGGGTTGAAGATGAGAAGGAAAAATGTACACCAAAAGAAACACACATATCTTCAAAAATATGGAAGGATGTAATGCCTGCAGGGTTTAGAGAATTATATTATAATGATGATAGTGATATAAACTGTGGCTTTCAAATGTTGTCAAATATAATTTATAAATTTACGGGAAACAAATTAAACAAGAACCAAATTAAAGCTGTATTAGATGAGGAATATAGTAAATATTTTAGTACTTATGGTTCACAGATATTAGACATTTTAATATCAGAAGGAAAAAAAACACAGGGAACGCGAGTCAAATCAAATACACTTTCATTTCAGGATTTTATTTACTTGGATGACTACTTTATAACCAACTTGGACATATGGGTAATAATGCAAAAATACAATATACCATCAATTATTGTTGCTACAAAGCCAATTATTATTACAAACCGATTAAAGAACTTTTTGGTCCTTTACGGAACTCCTCAGGATGATTTTGTTTTTATTTATTCTCCAGCTCTTCGTCCAGAAAATATACCAAAATATAGTGTAATAGTAAAAGATTCGTCACAAGACGATAAAATGCAACACTTTTTAGATGTTATAAAGAATGATGAAACTAGACGCGAGATTGTGGATTCAATCGCGAACAATTTTACATTAGAAAAAATGTTTCAAACTTTTACAAAAAAATCTACCATTAAAGCAAAGCCTAAACTTACTGGTAAAATTGTTGTTGAAGAATCGTCAGACGAAGATGCCCCCGTTGTTTCTATTGCGCCCAAAAAAGAAAAACAGAGTAAAAAGCAAAAGGCTACGGTAACAATAGCAAAACCTAAAACAAAAAAGTTGAAACCTAAGCTCACTGAATTTGTTGTAGAGGAATAAACTCTAAATTTGAATTAAATTTAATGCTTGAAGATAACCCGCTTTATAGACCGCAAGAAGTTGCTCCAGCAGATGTTAATGTTTTTAATAATCAAACTTGGATGGAATGGATAGGTGCATTGCTTTTGCAGTTTGTATATGCCACAATTAAATTTGTTCCTTTTTAAACCGTTTAAAAATATGTTATGATTATGTTCATAACATGTTTCGTACATTAAGACATAGCACATTTACACCTTTGCACATTTAAAACGCCCATTTTAGAGGACAAAAAATATGCAAAAATATAAAATCAATAGTAGGAATTTCACCTACGATAGTCTAACTTTTTCCTCTTCCTTTTGGGTATTTGAAGAGGTGAAAGACGAAATTTGAAAACATAATGGACGCTCTTGTTTTTCTATCCAGCATTTTGTTAAATTCATTATGTTTATGGAAGAGTTTGCGTCTCTTGTTCTAAATACGGTTTGTTTGACTTGAGGTCTCACGCAGTTAGAGCAAACTAAAAGACGGAATTGTTTCTCTCCATTTTTATGTCTATAATAATCTAAATTATTATAACATTCGCAACATTTCTTACTTGTGTTGCATTCGTTTATTGTTATTGTATCGTATTTCTTATGGATTTGCTTCCTTAATCCTTTATTCATAGTAGGCATAAAATGTTTCATTTGTGTGCTTCTACTCCAATTTCCATAACCAATAAGAATATTTTCACCAAAGGTTTCCTTTATTTTATTCAGGAAATTATCCATGCTTTTCTTACCATAACTATATTGGCGGAATTTCATTTTTCTCCATGTTTCTCGTTGGTAGAAATCTAACACCTTCTTATTGAGTTTATCCTTTTCAACCAAGTAGGACTTAAATTTTTCATAATCCACAGATTTACTATTTTCGCTTGACAATTCAGTTTCTAATCCAATAATACCATGCTTCTTCTTTTCCTCTAACAAAATACGTTGATTACACTTTGCCTTACTTTCCATTTTTCTTTGAGGTGCTGTATATTGTAACTTATTACCATTACCATCCATCATATAAACTAACGAACGCTTTCCTGGGTCGCACCCAACTATATTTTTTGGTTTCAATTCATCTAACTGTTCCTTTGATAAATCTTCAATATTATAGAAATCTTGTTCAGGTAAAGTAGGGACTTTACTGCCCCACTTCTTATCCTTCAAATCTTTTCGGATAAATAATAAACAGCAAGAAATACCATCTGTTTGGATTTGGTGATGAAACTGGTAATGTTTATTCTTGAATGTTTTATGGTTCAAGTTCAAAAATCCATTCCAAATATCATGTTGGTTGTCTTTGATATTCTTCAATAATTCACCCTTTTTTGTTTTATTCCCATCCTTATCTTTTTCAGGACTAAATAAACTAACCAAACAAGCAGTATCTAAAATGATATGTTTGGGAATAATATTGTTTCTTAATGGTAAAGGTTGGAATAACTTACTTTCCTGCGTTTCTAATACAGAATTCATGTAAAGCATCCCTTTCAGATAAGAAAAAGGTCTAACTTTTACATCATAATGAATTGACTTTTTAATATCTTTTGGAAAAATATTAGGTAGATGTTGTTGCTTCCATTCAGCAAAGATTTCATTCGTTTCCTCATCTAATTCTAATACTTGTTTTTTGAATTGAAATAAAGTTGCTTTATCTTCTGTAATTTCGGCAGTTGTCTTATTGATAAAGCGTAGTAAATGTTGAATGAAATGTTCCTGTGCGTTATTGGATAATGAAGTGTGGATTTGTGTTGCTAAATAAGGAAGTATAAAAGTAGTATTTTTTAAATTGGTTTTCTCATGGTTCAGTAAAGGTTGGTATTCTGATTGATAAAACTTATCTAACTTTTCTAATAATTCTGTATCTGCTCCCTTCTTACCTCTATTATCACGAACCCCTAACGATTTTATGCAGTAAAGAATAAATGTTTCATCTATAACTGGTAAAGGCAGTTGTTTCGTATAACAATGTAAAACATACAATCGGATAAACTGGTAGGAATGTATCATTAAATCATTCATCTCAAAAACTAAATTGTTAATTTCAGGTTGTATCTCATTACGGTTTAACAAAATAGATTTTAGAGTGGTTTTGATAGTTTGAAAGGATGCTTTCTCATTATGCCTAAATGTTTGGAAATCGGTCTTCTTTTTCACCATCCTATATTATAAACGAAGAAAATAAATTTAATATTCTTGACGCAAAGAATATTAAAAATCCTAAATGTTCTCTTCTATTGTTCCCTTGGTTTTTTCTTTTCGCTTCTGATATGCCTTTTTATTTATTTCCTTTCTTCGCTCCTTCTGCAAAGGGTCATCCTTATCAACGCCCTCTTTTTTTTTTATTAGTATTTCTTCTTTATGATTTTCATAATAGGTTTTGCTTCTTGCAGGAGCAGTATATTTTTTTAATTTTTCTTTTAATAAAGCGTTCTCAATTCTTAATTTTTCTAATTCGTCCGTGTTATTGTTTTCCATATTTATTTAGAATGTAAAGAGATTTCTATATAATTTAACTAAAAAAATATAATAGAAAATGGGCGTTTTAAATGTGCAAAGGTGTAAAAGTTTTTATAGTACTACACCTCAATTTAACAACAACAACGGTGGAGGCGATGACCCGAAGTTATTTTATATGTTCTTGCTAGGAATTGCAATTTATTCTATCAATAAACTATTGAAATAATGAAACACAAGTTTTAGGAAACTGATAAATCGTCTTCTTTTTCTTCTTCTTCTTCTTCTTCATTTTCGTCGCTCTCTTCTTCATTTTCGTCGCTCTCTTCTTCAGAAAGTTCGGGCGAAACACCATTTTCTGGGATTTCATAGTTTTGTGGATTTGATTCATTATTATACCATTCTCCACCGAAAGAAGTATCACGGTCACCTTCAAAACTAGGGGATGGAACTCTACCAGAATTATTGGGCAAACTTCTTAAACTGTCTAAAACACCATAAAAACTTAAAAACATATTTTGAGATATCCTCGCAAGACCATGTTCGCGTTCGTATTGATGCTCAATTTCGCGCATTGGGTTGTCATTTTCAAAATTAGAATTATAAAAATTTATGTGTTTCAAATCAAATTCTTCAATGGTGCTTCGATTTCCATAAATATTTTTTTTAATGCGAATATACTTTCGTCCAAAGTTTGAATTAAAATTGCGAAATCTCATTAATTTTCTGCGTAAAATATAATCGGCTTTGCATTGTTTATATGTTCCATTTGTTGCGTATAAACTAGTATAATATAAATGCAAATAGGGTTTCATAATATTAATTAATTTGTCTTTTGGAAAATCCTTGTCAATTATAATTTTTTTTGTGATTCGGTAATAATGGTCCCACATCTCATTAAAAATTGGATAAAGACTGTCGTGATGCGAAGTGTATATGTAATTTTTTATGTGAGCATTAATAATATTAGATTCATAATCGTCGCGAAATTTTGACATATCAAAATTTGAATTAAAATAACCTTGAATTAATTCTGGGACACCAAATGCATTCCATCTCAAGAAAAAGTAAATATTATACAAACAAGTTTTATTAAAAACTACATTATTATAAGGATTTTTTGTGATGATTGAATCTGGTGCAAATCCAGAGCATTTTGATAAATTACTGTTAATCATGTTAATCAAATCTCTAGCAGAAAAATAATATTTTAAATTATTCTGAAATAGGACAAATACATTAGAATTTTTTGGATTCAAATCATTCATGCACAAATCTGTATTTATTTGAACTTTTGCTTTTTTAAATTTATAAATATGTGCCAACCTAGCAAATCCATTATATATTTTTTGAAACCCTAAAAAGTCTGTCAATAATTCTTGCGCCATAATTTCAGACATGAACGGATTTACAACAAGTTTTTTTAGTTCGTTAAATTTTTTATAAATGAATTCGTCATCATCGTCGGCATCTACAAGTATTTGCAATATGTAGTAGTAAAAAAATCCTGCCGCTTTTGTTTTATTATTATGGTTATTTTTGTGAATGTATTGTAAAAATTCCAAAGAATTTGCTCCATCGTTTTTACTTAAAGAAAAAACTTTATCTTGGCCATAATATTTCTGGATAATAGTTTGAAATGCATTCATTTATTATTATTGTTAGTAAATATTTATATTGAATCACTAATAAATATTTAGTTTAGAACCCAGGGTTGTAATCGTTGTCTTCGCCCATGTCCGCAGCCTTAATTGTTGACACATTGTTTTGAATTGTCAACTTGTTGTTACTGCATGCATCGTCTGGGTCCTCAAGACCACCCATCATCTTTTCAATTGCCATCTCATCGTCAGGCTTCTCATAAGCAACAACATTTTCCAATTTTCTCATTTCCTCCAAGTCCAATACAACTTGGAATGAATTTGTTCCATACAAACCTTCCTGACCACACATTACATTTGCGGATACACCACGCATGGTGTCCAACTCTGCATGTCTTGCGGCCTTCAAGAACATTTCAGGGGTCTCCTCAAATGATGCTTTGGCAATTGGACCAATATTGTCATTGTTAATTCCATGTCTGAAGATAGAAATCAACTTGTTGGTAAATGTCATTCTGTCACACAACATACACAAGTGGTGGAAATTAATGTATGTGCCGTCAAACTCAATGACTTCCGCCAACTCATTATAAATTGTCTGTCTAGCAGCCTCAATTCCAAACACATTGTAAACCTCAATAATATTGTTGCTGAATGTTCTTCTAGAATCAATATAATCAAGCGCCAAAACATCCAACATATTGGTTCCAACTGTATCCAGAACCCAAATGTCTTGCTTCTTGTAAGAACCCATGGTTTCAACCACATTGTCCTTGATTTTTCTGAGAATGACCTTGTTAATATTCTTGATACCGCGAATCACAATGTTTTGCAGCAACTGTTCTTGAAAATTCTTTAGCAGATAGATTTGATCAGACTGATCAAGAGGATTTACCTTTGCCTTCTTTGCAGCACCCTTGCCAGTTCCTTGCTTCAAAATATTATTCATTCTAATGCGGAAGACCAGCTTGTCGGCGTTATAATCAGAATAAACGCACGAAATGTCGTCACCATAACTGTTCTTGAGAACAAAATTGATGTCATCCATGGTAATATTCTTTTCCAACATAACCTCAGGATTCATTTCCATACGAATAATCCACTTGGATTTTTCATTAGTATCCTCGCTAACAGTTGCTTCCATGCATTCATCAACCATTGTTTCAAACGCACGGTATTGTTGCATAGTAGTTTCATCCTGGTTAATGAGGGTATTCATATCATCCGGGTCAAAGCAGATTTCAATTGAGCTCACCATTTCTTGCAACTTGGTGTGCTCCAACATATACATAATGCCTTGCGCCTTTTCGCGATCCTTTTCATCCTCCTCTTTCAAATAAACGGTGAGCGAAGGGTTCTTGGGCTCTGCAGAAAGGGACAAGATTTCCTCAATTCTGGGCACACCACGAGTAACATTAGACTTTGACGCCACGCCAGCAAAATGGAAAGTGTTCAATGTCATCTGAGTTGTCGGCTCACCAATGCTCTGTGCTGCAATCATTCCAACCATTTCACCAGGTGCAACAATTGCGCGCTTATACATTAAAGTAATTGTGTCCAACAAGAGGGTCAATGATGCGCGGTTGAAACGCTTAACAATCAACAAATCTTTAGGAGACAAGTTGAAATAATAAAGCGTCTTGAAAAGCTCAGTGGGAGGAGCGCAGCGAATCTTTTCCAAGTTTTCGTAATTTTCTTCAATCATCTTGAAGGCCTCAAGGGGCGTAATATCAACAATTGAATTACCATTAATGTTTTGCTGTCCAATAATGTTATTAATAATATAAGCAAATGCTACAGGACAATTCACAACGCTGTCACCCTTGTACTTGAAAACATTCTTTACAATATTGTTGCGACTTTCAATCATCATGTCAGTGTATTTCTTGCACTTTTCTTGAGTGTCCTTAAACTCCTTCTTGAATTTGCTCATTGTGTTCTTCACAAAGAACTGAGAAAGCATTTTCATTTTGCCTGCTTCGTCGGGGATATTGAAGTGAGCGTAAATGTCTTGCACGCTCATGGATACCAAAGGAATGGGTTGATTCTCTACCTTCACTGGGTCAATACCGTCATCTCCATATGAAAACTCAACAATCTTTCCCTTGTTTGTTCTTACAGTCATGTCGTAGGACACCATCAAATCCTCAAGACCCTTAATCAATCGGCGCTGAATATAACCAGTGGTGGAAGTCTTAACTGCAGTATCAATAAGACCAACGCGACCACCCATTGCGTGGAAGAAGAGTTCTTGAGGAGATAACCCATTAACGTAAGAACTCTCAACAAATCCACGGGCACTTGGCGTATCATCAAACTTGGTAAAGTGTGGGAGAGTCCTATGATCAAACCCATAAGGAATGCGCTTTCCATCCACATTCTGCTGACCCAAGCAAGAAATCATAAAGGAAATATTCAAATCACTGCCCTTTGAGCCTGCGTTAACCATGGTAACAAAGCGATTATCTCTGTTTAAGCTCTTAAGACCAATTTTACCTGATTCGGAAGTAGCTTGGTTAAGAATATTATTGACTTGTGTCTCAAATTCCTCTTCGTTAGTCTTGCCTGTATTATTCTCAAAGACACCAATTTGAGTTTGATCAATGAGATTCTTAACATCATTCTTCTTCTTATCAATGACTGCAATAATTTCCTTGTTGGTTTTTTCATCTGAGAGCAAATCACTTATACCAACACTGAAAGAACTTGTCTTGAGATACTCGGTAATAATATTTTGCAAATCATCAATAAAGTCTGCGGATGCCATGTTTCCATAATCGTTGCAAGTGCGATGAATGAGGCCCTTTGTTCCGCCACCAAGAACGCCCTTCTCCATTTGACCGCGAACATAACGACCATTGACAATTTCCAAAATGTTATTTGACTCGTCTGGTTTTTCGCTATCATTAAAGAGTTTTGTTTTGTATTTCAGTGAAATGGGAGGAAGAATCTGTGACAAAATGTCAAAGTTTGAAATCATTCCGGTTCCATTCTCGGCCTTTTCTAAAAGTTTACTAGTATCTACACGCTGAAACATCATAAGCAAGTTCATTGCCTCGCGAGGCGTGAAACGAATGTTTTCTCTTGTAAAACGATAACATCCTAGCAGCGAATCCTGGAAAATTCCAATAATGGATGAATTGTTGGCAGGACTAATAATTTGATATGGCACCGCGGCCAAGTTTTTCAACTCAGAATCAGATTCCGTGTCCTGAGGCATGTGTAAATTCATTTCATCTCCATCGAAATCCGCATTGTACGGTTTAGTGTCCGCAACATTCATTCTAAAAGTGTCGCCTTGGTGCATAATCTTTGCAATGTGACACATCATACTCATTCTGTGAAGAGTTGGTTGACGGTTAAAGAGAATTGGATCTCCATTCATCATGTGACGATGAACTGTGTCCCCGTTTTCCAAAACAATTGACTTTTTGTCAACATATCGCAATGTGATTGAGTCGCCGTTTTTCTTTTCCAAGATCTTAGCGCCAGGCCACACATCGGGGCCATTTTGCACGAGCTTGGTCAAGAATGCACGATTAATATCATTCACTACTACAGGTTTTGTAATGTTCTTGGCAATCTTCATTGGAATCCCGAGTTCCCGGATGGAAATGTTGGGATCAGCAGTAATAACCGAACGAGCACTAAAGTCTACACGCTTGGCCATCAAGTTTCCTCTCATGCGACCACCCTTTCCATTCAGCCTATCCTTAATAGACTTGAGCGGACGACCAGAGCGTTGAGCAACAGAAGCAACACCTGGAATCTTATTATCAACCTGAGTTGCAACATAATATTGCAAAACAGTCGCCCAATCATCAATAACATTTGCAGGAGCGTTATTTTGAATCTTCTCTTGCAAAGTCTTGTTGGTCTTGATGATATTGACAAGGATGTGACTCAAGTCATCCTCTGAGCGCTGTTGAGCATCATGCTTTACGGACGGACGAACTGCGGGAGGAGGAACAGCCATCACTTGACACACCATCCAATCGGGACGAGACCAGACAGGGCTAAATCCCATAAAGGAAACATCCTCGTCAGAAATGCGCTTGAAAATTTTGAGCACCATTTCAGGAGTCAACTTAATGACAATATTCTGCGATTGTTCAGAAGCCGCGTCATTTTTCCACTCGGCATAAATGGTTGCTAGTCCTTCCTTGCGAATTTTGTTGGGTTGAAGACAACCGCAACCGTCCTCAGTGTCTTCTCCACATCTTCTCATCTTGCTTGCAAGTGAAAATACATACTTCCATCTGGCATCTCCACTTAGCTTCAATGCTTGCTTGTACTTTTCCTTGCTAATCATAAGCTTGCTGCACTTGAAGCAGCAGCAACGAAGAACCTTTAAAATTGTGCTGAGATATTGAATGTAAAATACAGGTTTTGACAGTTCAATGTGGCCAAAATATCCAGGTGTTTCCATGTAATCTAAACCATCAGTAGGACAAATAAGACCAGGTTCAAGGACACCCATTCTTGGGTCAAATAGACCACCGATGATTGGTTTGTTGTTTACATAAGTGTCTCTAGTAGTAATTTCTGCAACAGAACCCTTACGAATTTCATCAGGAGATAATATACTAAATTGAATCCCGATAATTTTAGAAGGATTAATATTGGTTGGTTTCACACTCTTGGACATCTTCCTTATATTAACAAGATAATATTTAGATTGTTTAAAATCAATTTTATTTTATTGTCTTTAAATCATATTCTTACAATCATTTTGCCCGCATGATATATTTTGTTTCTTTAATATAAGAATAATGTTAAAAAAACATCACCACATAATAAGACATAGTGCAAACGCTTCGCTTTTAGTTCAATTTATTACAGCTATTATAGACCTTTATGTTTTAATGTTAAACATCCCTAAACCTTATTTGGTTTTAAAACAGCTATTGATGCTAGAGTTTGTGGTTCAACTTGTTGAAGGAAGTTTTTATGTTTGGTTGGCAACATCATTTCAAACTATTGAAAATATAACGCCTTATAGATACTACGATTGGTTTATAACAACGCCCACAATGTTAATAACATTTACAATATATTTAATTTATTTAAATGACTTGGAAGACAACAAACCCAAGAACAAAAACGAAGACAAAAATGATGACAAAAATGAAGACAAAAATGAAGACAAAAATGAAGACAAAAACGAAGACAAAAATGAAGACAAAAATGATATAAATAAAAATGATGACTTTTTCAAAATTTTAAAAAACAATTCAAAAAATCTCATATATATAATAATTTTAAATGCAATTATGCTAACATTTGGTTTACTCAATGAATTCAATATTTTAAATAAATATATCGCCGTTTTTTGCGGGTTCATACCATTTGCAATTTTATTCTATTTAATTTATGATAATTATGCAAAATATTCAAAACAAGGTACAACAATATTTATATATTTCTGCGCAATTTGGTCTATTTATGGTGTTGCCGCATTAATGCCATATCATTTGAAAAATACTTTTTATAATATTTTAGATTTGTTTGCTAAGAACTTTTTTGGATTATATTTGGCATACATATTATGGGTTAATAGTAAATAAGTGTTTCAAAAATACAACAAATTTTTATTTAAGATTTTAAATAAAAAATTGATTCCAATTTAAAAGAATAAAAATAGTGTAATATACAGAAAATGGCACGCGATACTCAAATCAAGAAAACCAAGAAGGAAATTTCTAAGAAAAATAAAAAGCAAGAAGAACTTTCTCGTAAGAAGAAGTCCAATAAGGATTCTGATAATGACAGTGACGATTTTATTGCAAGTGAAGACGAAGATGATGAGATGGACATGCATGAATATCGCAAGTTTCTCAGCAAGATGTTTCCATCCAAGTTTATGGACAAGAAGGTCAAAACTGGAAACAAGTTGAAGAATATTATTCAGGACGAGGAAGATGAGGATGAGGAAAGCGAAGCAGAGGAAGAGGCAAAGAAACCCTCAAAGAAGCTTTTGAAGAGTAAGAGCAAGCCTCAAAAAAAGTTCAAGGGAAAAAAGTCAAAGAAGGAAGTAGTCCAATCGTTGTCTGATGAATCAGATTCTGAATCCGAATCCGAAGAGGACGATGACGACGATGATGATTCAGATGAAGTTGAAAATGGAAAATCAGGAAAGTTCAACATTATCTTCACTATTGGTCAGAAGGGTGATGATGAAGATGAATGGGATGACGATGATGAAGAGTGGGAAGATTGTGATGAGAACGATTTTACGGAGGATGAGGATGAAAGTGTCTCCACGGACACGGATGATGACGAAGACGAAGACGATGGCGAAGACGATGAGAATGAGGTTGTAGAAACCTCTGATAAAAAGGTCAAGTCCAAGTCCAAGAAGTCATCCCAAAAGGAGAACATTGAATTGGTTATTGACGACGACGATGTTGTTGAGAAAAAAAAGTCATCTGAAAATAGCTTGGAGAGCGATGAACTTGCTCTCAAGCAATTGAAGGAGGTTTTTGAAAAGAATCCTGAGAATAAAATGATGGAGCAGTGCATCAAGGATTGTGAAGAGAGAATCAAGGAAAAGATGCAAAAGCGTGAGAAGAAGCTTAGTAAGCAAAAGGCGAAGAACTCGCGAATTTTCAAGCGAATTATTCACGACAAAAATTCCATGAATGACTCTGCGTTCTTTGAAACGCTGACTCACACAGAACAAGTCAAGGTCATCAAGGAAATTCGCGAGATCAATAAGATTACGCGAAATACCATTCCTCACAGGATGGCTTTGCTTGAAGCAAAGATTCCGGCAATTTTCAAGGCTGCTGCAATGAAGAAGCTTAATTCATTGCGCTACATGGAGCCTGGAAGCGGCGAGTTTTATAAAATTAAGAATTGGGTTGACACTTTTATGCAAATCCCATTCAACAATTACAAAAACTTGCCAGTTAATATTTCAGATGGGGTTGAGGCATGCCACGAATTTATGGCAAATGCTCAACAAACGCTTGATTCTGCAGTTTATGGACTCAATGATGCCAAGATGCAAATTATGCAAATGCTCGGCCAACTTGTTACCAATCCTTCAGCTCTTGGAACTGCAATTGCCATCAAGGGGCCTATGGGAACCGGCAAAACTACACTTGTCAAGGAGGGAATTAGCAAGATTTTGAACCGACCTTTCGCATTCATCGCTCTAGGTGGCGCAACCGATAGTAGTTTCTTGGAGGGTCATTCCTACACATATGAAGGAAGCGTTTGGGGCAAGATTGTTCAGATTCTCATTGACAGCAAGTGCATGAACCCCGTCATCTACTTTGATGAGTTGGACAAGATTAGTGACACGCCAAAGGGTGAGGAAATTGCCGGCATTTTGACGCACTTGACGGACACTTCTCAGAACAGTCAGTTCCACGACAAGTATTTCGCAGAGATTGATTTTGATTTGAGCAAGTGCTTGTTCATTTTCAGTTACAACGACGAGAGCAAGGTGAATCCCATTTTGCGCGATCGTATGTATAGAATTATGACAAAGGGTTACGACAAGAAGCAGAAGACGGTTATTTCCAACGATTATTTGCTCCCCAAGATTCGCGAGCAGGTCAAGTTTTCGTGCGAGGATATTATTATTCCCGAGGAGTCATTGCACTACATCATTGAGACGCACTGTGACAAGGAGGATGGTGTTCGCAACTTGAAGCGTTGCTTGGAGATTATTTATACGAAGCTCAACTTGTACAGACTCATGCGCCCTGGTTCCAATCTCTTTGAGGGCGAAATGGCTCTTGAAGTTTCGTTCCCGCTTACAGTGACTAAGGATGTAATTGACAAGCTCATCAAGAAGGAGCGAGATGATAATATGGCAATTCGCGGAATGTATGTTTAATACACTTTTGAAGCGAAGCGACCGTCGCCCCTTGGGGTGTAAAAATAATTCATAATTACAAATTTTTTTATGGATTATTTACAGAAGAATCTTCGCGCGATATACTATTTTGCCCATTTCTTCCATACAAAACTACTTGCGCCCATGTACGGACATGTTCTAATAATTGTCGTCTTGCTTCATCGTGCAGATTTCTTTGTTCTGGTGTTAAAGAAGACGACCATTCTTGATGTTCTCTTTGGCGCCGCTCTCTATCCATTCTAGCATCATGCGCTCTATTGTATTGTCCATTGCCTAGAGATTGCTCCATAGTATATATCGTGGGTATATTTTTATACTTTCTAAATACAATATAAACACATTTTGACATTAAAATATAACAATCATGGAGAAAAACTTGGAGCAAAACTTGGAGGAAACCAACATAGACGCGCTTGTTATTTTGCGAAATATTTTATTAAGATCAAGGAGAGATTTACGCAGTGATAATAAACTTGTTTCTCGCATTGAAAATTTGAATAATATTGTAGAGCAACGAATTAAGTCAGAATGCAAACATGACTATGTAGAGGATTATATTGATATTGACCCGGAACGCTCACAGCGCATTTGTTATTGTAATAAATGCTACAGTTGTTTCCCAACAAATTAGATATAAAAACATATCGCTATATTATTTAATGAGAGACAAACTGCTGAACACAGCAAAAGAATTAGTTTCTAAAATCATAAATATTCATGATAAAAATAAGTTTGATTGTCTAATGCAAGAATTTGAAAACTATATAGAGGGTGGGGTGGCACATAATATGAGCGAATTAAAAGAAAAAGCAAATAATAAAAAAAAGAAGGGGGATTTATTTGAAGCATTTTGTTTTTTATATATTGAAAATGTCTTGAAACATGACCATGTTTGGTTTTACAATGATTTTCCTATGGAATTAAAAAATCTCTTTGATTTAACTAAGAATGATTATGGAATTGATCTATTGTCAAAAAAAGGCGATCATTATTATGCAATACAGTGCAAATATAGGAAACCACAGGAAAAGATTCAAACTATTCCATGGAAGTCTTTGTCTACATTTTACGCAATTGTAGTAAAAACTGGCCCATGGTTAAAGCACATAACAATGACAAACACAAATGGTTGCAGACATATCGGGAAAAAAACGGATAAAGATTGGTCCATTTGCTTGGGAACATTTCGCAAAATAGATCATTTTTCTTGGTTAAAATTTATAGATTCTCCTCAAGAAAATGTCTTGATATTTCCAATAAAAAAGGAAAAAGAAAATGAAAATGAAAAAGAAAAAGAAAAGGAAAAGGAAAAAGAAAAGGAAAAAGAAAAGGAAAAAGAAAAGGAAAAAGACGATAAGGAATTACTGAGACAAAAACGATTGGCCTATTATTCTGGTAATGGGGTTGGTGTTTAAGTTGTTCTATAAAAATTGACATTGAAATTAAAACTAAAATGAAAGGGGGAAAACAAACTAAAACATGTCAAGAATAGTAGACAGAAGATTGCAAAGATTTGAACAAGAACATAATTCAAATTTAAAAGAGCATTTTGGCATTATTGACACGCCTCACAGGAGTCTAAATTTTGATGTTGCTCTAAATGATGGAATAATATTTACAATTTGTTTCAAAGAAAATATTCCAATGGTTAACATTAAATGCTTGCCCATGGATATAATTTGTAAAATAGCTTCTTATTTGAATTGTTCTCTTACTATAAAAACAAAAATTATTTACCCTGCTGCGTATCCATTTGAACCTCCGCAATGGTCGCTCGTTTGCGTGAAACATAATATAGAATCGCGCATCAATTTGAAAGAATATTATGAGTATCTAGTAGAAACTCATAATAATAAATACCGATTGGATTGGTCTCCCGCAATACATATTGATATAGACATTTTAGACTTTATTAGCAAAATTAATCATTTTGATTATTTGATTGAATGCAGGTAAAATCGGAAGAAATTTTAGCACCTTTATTATCATATACCCATATTTCATAAGAATAACCAAGATTTTTTGCAGCTTCTTGTTTTAAATATACACTATCTTGCTTCTTTTTAAGTGTCCAGGTTGATTTAACTTCTATACATAAATTTTTTGATGGAATGTAAAAATCAACATAATGCCTATGTTTTTTCCCGTTTTCATCTGAATACCAAATTACTGGAACTAATTTTCTTTCATTTATTATGTCATTTTCTTGTATTTTATGAATGTTTATTAATTCATCTAAAGCATATTTTTCGTATCCTTGTATTTTTATTGTTTTTCCAGATGGAAATTTATATTCTTTTGATAGATAACAATTATGAGAACATTTTTCCGATATTTCAGGAACATGCATGTTGTGATACACTCCATATTTTTCAAAACAAGTTTTTTTTACCTTATTTTTAAATTCATCTGCCTGAGAAACATGTTCAACTCCATATTTTTCTAAACAAGTATTTTTTGTTTTTTCTTTTATTTCTTCATTTTGCAAAGGATGTTCAACTCCATACTTTTCTATCATAGACTCTTTGCTTTTATTTTTTACTTCTTTATTTTTTAATGGGCATTCATTTCCGTATAATTCTATGCAAGTTTTATTTCTTTTTTCTATAACTTCTTTACTTTGCATTGGAAATTCTACTCCAAAATTCTTTAAACATGTCTGTTTGCATTTTTCTCTAACTTCTGGCGCTTGCGAAATATGCTCTACTCCATAAAGAGCCATTGCAGATTGTTTCTTTTTCTCTTTAACAATTTCAGATTTTGATGCATGATCTACACCAAATTTTTCCATTAAAGTTTTCTTTGCTTTCTCTTTAGTTTCTAAAAGACTTAAAGGGTATGGAACTCCATATTTTTCAATATTAGTTTTTTTTACCTTATCTTTAATTTCCTGAGATTGAGATGCATATTCACTCCCATATTTTTCTAAACAAGTTTTTTTCATTTTATCTTTAATAACCTGACTTTTCTGTGGATTTTTAACGCCATATTTTTCTAGGCAAGTTTTTTCTACTTTTTTTAATCCTATTCTTGTGCTACATTTTAAACAATAACCGTTTGTTTTTAACAACGACCTGAAACTTTTGCTGAAAATATTAGAACAAATATCATTTAAACAGTTTCCTTCAATTATGGTAAATATATTTACAGTTTCTATTGAGTAATCTTTTGTCAAATTAATGTTGTTTGTTTTACACAAGTCTACCAATCTTGCATAGTCGTATCTTTGCATTATTATATTGTTTATATTTTTCTTTAAGTTGTTTTTTACACATATTATATTTTTTATGTTATGTGTAAAAAATTATGCTCTAATATTCTGAGTAAGGAACATTATTTCCACCACGATCTATCAAGTAGTTATATTGCGAAAGATTCATACAAGCGCAGCCCGTAGAGTTGCTGTAAGCATTGGGGCAGCACTCGGGCTTGAATTCTGTGTTGGCGAACATTAACATTTCTCCCTCGGGCAAAGGAATGGGCTGTTTGGGACGGTTCAAGATGTTTTGCGCACCCTTTCCAATCTTGCCACCCTTTGTGTAAGAAAGGTTGGGAGTAAACCAAGAAGATGTATTAATGCGTTTATTATTTGACAAGCTGTAGCTTGAAGATTGGCCGTAGTTGGTGTTGGCTCCAACAAACCCTTCAGTTAGTGGAGTGATGTTTGGAACATCAGGATTAATTGTCGCCGCAACAGGAGCAGCGTCGGCATTTAGATTCGCAGGAGTCATTGTAGTTTGTGGAGAAGATGTTGCTTCCGCAGGACCATCAATAATATCACCTTGAGCCTTTTTCTTTTGGTCGTCTGTCATAACAGCTCCAGCCATATCCTCTAACCCTTCCAACAATCCAACGCGGGAGCAAGAGCAAAGTACATGACCCCACAAAAGCCAATATAAAACAACAATTAAAATAATAACGCCAATTCTTAATTTAACTCCAAAGACGGTAATTTCCATATTTTTCCAGGACGCTGATAAAAGTTCCATTAATTATACATATTTCATAGATAATAATTTTCACGATACCTGTCTAAAAGTAGCTCTATATTTGAATCATAATGGAAAAATTTAATATTGTCAACATAAAAGTATTTTTCTTTAGTGATTAAATGATATAGTTTATCTTCCCTATTTTCTAACACTTTCATTCCCATTCTTTCTAAATTTTTCTGCCCAACATTCAAATTTGGACCACCTTTAAAAATCGCGTCTTCTCCTAAATTGTATTGATAATGACGATTTAATGTGATACCATTTACAGTGACCACACCAAATACAATTATATTATTATCTAATACATCGCCAACTTGAACATCTTTAATATTTTTTACTGAACCGTCATTCATCGTTATTTTTGTTTCTCCAAAAAACCCTCCATCAAAATGCGAGTGCAATTCCATTGAATTTATTGGTTCTCTTGAGTCTCCCGTATCATAACGTAATATGGTTTCAATTTCTTCGTCATACATTTCATCCCAATCCATATAAACTTCACCGTTAATCTCAACTCTCTTTAAGCTTGTATTTAAACAATATATTAACGGCGGTTCATAATATGGAATAATTTGACTCTTTGGATGTTTTGCAACGGATATCCATCTTCCTTTGTGTCTAATTTTATGTGTTCCACTTACTATAATTCCATCAATGTTATACATTTGTTGACCGCTAGAATTCAATGCCATTTTTGCAGTTACCATGATTCCACCATCCAATACATCTCCTGGATTAATGCTTATTATAGATTTCATACTGCCGTCTTTCATTTTTAATAAGGTATATTTATCAAAACAAGCTGAGAGTGGTTTGGTTGGAGCACCTGGAATTGAAAACGATGTTCGCACATGCATAACTTCCGTCATAAATGCGATTATAATTGCCAAAGGTATAGATATGGATATAAAAACCACAGTCATTGAAATTGCCACAGGCCAAGTAAATGGTAAAATCCACATTGCTAGAACTAAAGCCGCCAATACTATTAAAATTGTAATTATAAACTGGGCTATAGCTCCCAACATTGCTTTCAATGCATAATATGTTCCTAAACTTGTATATAGTCCCGCGGTTAATACGCCTTTTACTTTGTTCATTGCGTCTTTAAATGCTATTATTATTTGCTGTATTGGTACCATAATGTTTGCAACTCTTCCTAAAATTTCTCGCGCAATGCTGACCATGCTATTTCTGACATTTGCCATTATTGTGCGAATGTATTGAATTGCCTCAGCAATAGCCTCAAACAAGGATCTAACTGTATATGTCATGTATGACACTGGTTGAAAAGCATAACCGGATATGCTACTCAATATATTTTGCATGCAATAATTAAAATTTTGGCCAGTAAAATCTACTACAGACATGTTATCAGGTTTATTAATTAATCCAGCAAAAGGAAGAACATTTGGTTTACATCTTTGAGCCGACCAATCATCCTTAATTGGTTGCACATTTCTCATTATTGTAGTATATGACACAGTGACAAATAGTATTATTATGAGTATTATAAACATAACAACAGAACCTCCATATTGATCAAAATATGATAGCTTCGCATACATTTCATTTATTTTATGTGCACTTTGTGAAATATTATCCATATTATAGTAAATGGATAATATTTAATTTCCAATATTCACTTGATTGATTACATTTTCAATATATCATCTTCCCAATCCCAGAATTTGTGTTCTCCTATTTGAATCTTATTGTCGTCTGTTATTAAACACGAAAACCACTTTGCAGTTTCATTTGTTAACACTGCTTCTGGGTGGTTCTTTACTTCTACGTATTTATTATCAGCTTTACTAAAAACCATGTGAGTACCAGTAACATATATGTCTGATCCATCAGATCCCTTTCCGCCAAACTTATAAAAATATTCGTTTAATTTATTGTCTACCTTCATTATTACATCAACTCGGCTGCCGCTTTCCAATATATCTCCTAAATTTAATTCGTTCATTGTTGTCACTGTTCCATCCTTTAATTTTATCTTTGTATCAGGACGAAAGCAACCTCCACCCAAAGCTCTTACCATCTGTCCAGGGGGTCCATTCCACGTGCTTTTCATAGTCTTTATACTTCCGTCAATTAAATACATAACGGTAACCATAACACCAATAATTTTTCCGACTAAATCCTTAATGCTTATAGTAATCTTCTGAAATTCTATTACTAAATTTAAAAATACCCCAAAAATATTTTGAACAATAGATGTAAAAAAGGTGCGGATATTGCTTATAGATGTTCTTATAAAATCCAATGAAACTGTAAAATTCCCACCCATATTTGATAACATACTGACAACATAATTAATGGGTTGCAATAAGTATCCCATAAAATTCGTTTGCATGCTTTGCACACAAAATACAAAATCTTGTTGTAAATTATCTGACAACGGCATAAACATTGGATTACATCTATATTTTGGCCAATCCTTCTTTATTTCTGCGACAGCGCCAAAATAATACATAATAAAAGTAAGAGCGACAAAACCTAAATTCACATATATAAAATTTATCCAATCTACTCCTTTTGGCATAACTTATATTATTCGGATATAATTATTGCACTAAATTTACTTTCTTCTTGACTTTCTTGATTTTTTGGAAGACTTCTTTGAATGTCTTCTAGATTTTCGTTTTCCGCCACTATAACATCCCCATTTAACTCCACCTTTTCTCTTTCTTCGCGTTCCTCCCGTTTTTACCGGTGGAACATATGAAACTTGATCATATTTCGCTTGTTCATTTTGATTTAAAGTTGTAACCATAGAACCGGTTATTTGATTTTGTGCGCTATAAGGTGTTCCGGCTAAGGTATCTTTGTAAATAGGAGTTGGTCCTGGAGGCAAGACAGTTAGTCCTGGAGCTGATTGACCTCCTCGCCATTTTCTGCGAGAACCACCTTGGATGGCGTTGTTTAACGCAGCCAACTTTGAGTCGTTTGCGTTCATTGTCTGTATCGCATCCATTCTAGCGCTACCATTAACGGGGGCTGGAACTTGAAATTGAGGAATACCTCCAGGAGCTTGAGGCGCAACAGAAGGATTTGTAACACTTGGAACTTGATTTGACATATATATTTATTATATATTAAATAAATTAGAAAATTAGAAAATTAGAAAATTAGAAAATTAGAAAATTAGAAAATTAGAAAATTAGAAAATTAGAAAATTAGAAAATTAGAAAATTAGAAAATTAGAAAATATAATAATTCGTAATAAAAATATAAAAAATTATCTGATATCTTCTTTATATGGACGATAATTCAAGACTTCATTTGCAAAAAATGATTAAGGCAAACAATGTTGAGGATCAAACAGAATTAATCCGCGAATTAAAACACAGTCACTTATTGCAAGAAGACATTAATAATTTACTTATGATTAAAGCTAAATATAGGAACGACCCCGACAAAATCAGTGAAGAAGGAATGAACGAATGCTCATTTTTATTCACATATTACACCGACATTTACAACAAGATTAGAAAAGATGAAATTGACCTTAGCATCCTAAATAAGTTTTTGAATGTATTGCGAAGAATAGAAGACGGTGAAATTGACCAACACGATGGGTCTTATTTAGTCGGACAACTTTTAAAAGAGATGTATGTTGATAGTGCTCTTAAAAAGGCGGGAAAATTGGAGGAACAAAACAAAGCGGAAGCTGCTCCTAGCCCAAAGAGCGAGTCTATTAATGTTTCCTGGAAACAATTTAAGAAATTTCAGACTTAAAGAGAAGAGACAGTGTATGGTTTCCTAAGAATCAATCGGTGTTATAACTTCAATAAAAATTATAAAAAAATATGCATTGTAAAAGAGTTAAACACATCATGATATGTATATGAATATATCATGATAGAACAAACTAATATATCTGCATCTGACCCACCCGCTAGAAACGCAATGTTAATAGCCCTTGAAATTATTGAAATGATTCCAAAGGACAAAATAGATTTTTATAATGACATATCTCATCTAATTCATACCGATTATGTTTATAAGGACCACAGTTCTTTGCAAACTCCACACAATTGGATAAAATTGCAACACATTATGCATAGACATATTCCTGCACCTGACGAAGAATGGAAGGAAAAAATTGTTGATGTTTTTATTGGCAAGACAAAGTCTTAACGATCATGTGCATTTCTTTAAGTTACTTTGAGAATAATATCTATTTTTGGGATTTTTCGAATGTTGAAAAGTGTTTGCGAAAGTTAAAAATGGACAAAAAAAATGTCCAATTTCCCAAAACCCAGGGATTTTACCAAACCCGAAATTTCTAAAAAATGAATTTACACCAGAATGCTCACAACACAGAATTTTTAATTCAAAATGTGTTATGATAACTTTTTTGTATTTTTTGGGAAAAAGGTTTAGGAACTTTTTCTCTAGCCTATATATGACTAGTTCCGAAGTTCAAAAATGTTCCACAAAATTTTTATGTGAAAATTGTAACTATTCTACATCACGAAAAAGTCAATATGAACGCCATTTATTGACACCTAAACATAAAAAGGCTAGTGAATGCTATGTTTTGGCTAGTGAAAATGTACCAAAAAAGTTCCAATGCACTTGCGGTAAGGAATATAAACACGATTCAAGCTACTATAAGCATAAGAAGACGTGCAATAAAAATAAAGAAGAACCTGTGGAAGAATCAAATAATGTTATCCTTGAATTACTTAAACAAAATCAAGAATTTAAGGAACTTATTATTGAGCAGAATAAACAAATCGTTGAATTAGCTAGTAAGGTTGGTGCAAATACTATTAATAATACCACTAATAATACAACCAACAATAATAACACTAACAACTTCAATTTGCAGTTCTTCTTGAACGAACAATGTAAAGATGCTCTCAATATTATGGATTTTATTAATCAACTTCAATTAAAAACTTCTGATTTGGATATGGTCGGACGCTTAGGATATACTGAAGGAATTTCAAAACTTTTTATTAGAGGCCTTAAAGAGCTGGATTTATTTAAGCGACCAATTCATTGCAGCGACTTGAAGAGGGAAGTTTTATATGTAAAGGATAAGGACTCTTGGGAAAAAGATAACGATGAAAAGAAGAAAATGAAAAATGCTATCAAATACATAGCTGCTAAGAATTTTAAACAAATACATGAATGGCAAGAAGAAAACCCAGATTCAAGTGATTATGATTCTAAAAAAAATACGGATTATAATCAAATCGTATTGCATTCTATGGGCGGAGCAACTGCAGAAGAAGATGAAAATAACTATAATAAAATCATTAGAAATGTTGCCAAGGAAGTTATTATAGATAAATCGGACGCAACAAACAATAAAAAATGAACAATTTTTAGGTTCGTCTAGCTTTACATATTGCAAAGATTTGGGAAATCTAATGAAACCACTTAAACATTATTTAATATTATAATATACCTATTAGATAATGTCATTACAAACAAAGACAAAAATAAAGACAACTACCAGTTTAGTCATTGTAGAATCACCAGCAAAATGCAAAAAGATAGAACAATATTTGGGACCGGGTTATAAATGCTTGGCTAGCTTTGGACATTTGCGACAATTAAAGTCTCTCAAAAATATTGATATTGAAAATGATTTTAAACCAAAATTTGAAGTCGTTGATGATGATAAAAAGCAAAAACATGTAGATTTTCTGAGAAAGGAAATAGCCAAAGCTGATGAGGTTATTTTGGCATCAGACGATGACCGCGAAGGTGAGGCTATTGCATGGCATATTTGTGATTTATTCGGATTACCAGTTTCAACGACAAAACGCATTGTGTTTCATGAAATTACGGAGAACGCGATTCAGTCTGCAATTGCACACCCGAGAACAATTGATATGCAAAAAGTTAACTCGCAAATAGCTCGGCAAATTTTGGATCTTTTAGTGGGTTATAATGTCTCTCCCATTTTATGGAAATTTATATCCAAGACGTCTGAAAGCAGTTTGAGTGCGGGTAGATGTCAAACGCCAGCATTAAAGTTAGTTTTTGAAAACCAACAAGAAATTGATGGCTCTCCTGCGCAAAAGGTTTATAATACAACTGGATATTTCACAAATAAATGCGTTGCGTTTGATTTGAATAAGCAATTTGACAATGAAACTACAATGTCCGAATTCTTAGAAGAGACTGTGAATTTCTCACACGTTTACAATAGAACGAATCCAGAAAGAGTCTATAAGCAACCCCCAGAACCATTGACAACCTCTAGAATACAGCAACTGGCTAGCAATGAACTTCACATCTCTCCAAAGGAGACAATGAAATGCTGTCAAACTTTGTATGAAGGTGGTTATATCACTTACATGAGAACAGATAGCAAAAAGTATAGTGCCGATTTTTTAGTTGATGCGAAAGAATTTATTTTGAGGGAATATTCTCTTGAAAAATACATTAATCCAAAGATTGATTTTCTCTCTAATACAAATACAGAAGCTGTGGAAAAGAAAAAGACACCGAAGAAGAAATCCAATGTTCCGCCACCACAAGAAGCTCACGAAGCCATTCGTCCAACCAATTTGGCAATTAGAAATGTACCAGATGAATTGAGTGCAAGAGAGAAAAAGTTATACAAAATGATTTGGGAAACAACTGTTGAAAGTTGCATGTCACCTGCCGAGTATTTTTCTTTTACTAGCACAATATCCACCGATGTTGAAGGAGTCAAATATTCTTTAACCAATGAATTACTTGATTTCTTAGGTTGGAAAATAGTAAAAAATAAAGAATCAAAAGCCAATAAGGAAAAGGAATACCACTATTTATTGCAATTACCTCAGGGAAAAGAAATAACCTTTAAAAAAATTACTTCAAAGGTAACTCTTAAAAATACCAAACAACATTATACTGAGGCAAAATTGGTACAGTTGCTAGAAGATAATGGAATTGGTAGACCATCTACATTTTCTTCTCTCGTTGATAAGATCCAAGAAAGGGGTTATGTCAAGAAGCAGGATATTGCTGGAAAACAAATTGCATGCAAAGACTTTGAGTTGGCTGATGACACGCTAACCGAGTCTAACACCACAAGAGAATTTGGAAATGAAAAGAATAAATTAGTTATTCAACCTCTTGGAATTCTTGTGATGGAATTCTTGAATAAGAATTTTGAGGACATGTTCAATTATGATTACACAAAAAACATGGAAGACGACTTGGATAAAATTAGTAGAGGAGAGAAGGTGTGGCATCAATTGTGTCAAACATGTTTGAATGAAATTGAAAAGAACTGTTCAAAGCTAGTAGATGAGAAAAAATGTGAAATCAAAATAGATGATACACATTTTTATATTATTGGCAAACATGGTCCAGTTATTAAGTGTCTCCAAAAGGGAACTGGAACTGGAACTGGAAAGGGAAAAAAGGATGAGGTTACTTTCCTGCCAGTTAAAGAAGGTCTTGATTTGAAAAAATTAGAGAGAGGAGATTATAAATTAGAAGATGTTGTTGCAACTGTGAAACAGAACCAATTACAACTAGGAATTTACAAAGAAGAGCCACTCCTTTTGAAAAAGGGGAAATTTGGCTTGTATGTAACTTGGGGACAAAATTCCAAGTCTCTCTCTAGTTTTGGAAATAGACCCATGGAAAGCATAAAGTTGGAAGAGGTTCTAGAGATTTTAAATAAGGCGGAGGAAAAAGCCGAGTCTGGAGAAGCTTCGGCAACAGGTGTAATAAGATTTATATCAAATGATATCAGCATTCGCAACGGAAAATATGGTCCATATGTGTTTTATAAGACAAAAAAAATGACAAAACCATTGTTTTTAAAGTTGACCAATTTTGATGGAGACTATAAAACATGCACCATTGCAACATTCTTGGAGTGGTTAAAGTCGGAACATGAGATGGCGCCATAAGTGTTAAATTTTTACATTGTCTTCTAAGTGACATAAGCATCTGGGACAAAAGTTCTATATTCTTTTTTATTTTGAGGCCGCAACATCATAAATTCTAACATTATGGAAAAATCGGTTGTTCCAAATTCAACAAGACGCCCATTATGGTAGCGAATTCTTATTTTGAGTTTTCTAATTCTTTCCGCAGGTGGGTTATATATCTTAACAGCAGTAGAATAGTTGTCATACCATTGAGCTAGTGGTGTTGTTGTTACACCAATTTTTGCAAAAGCAGACTTAACAACTCCAGTAGTGCCATTTGTAGTTGTTGTATATTCATTCACAGAAAATGGTATAGTTTCATCAATGTTATTCATTCCTTCAATTTCTAAATAAAAATGAGATTGACCCATTATGTTTATTTTATAAGGAGCTTCCAAATAATAAACGGGAATATTTGAATTTGTTCCAAGATACTGTGAATCCGGTGTCAACCAAAACCCATTATCTCCTGGAGTATTGGCATCTCCATAATAAAATCTAGGATAAATACCGTCTGAAGTTGTACTTGTAGTAGCATCACATCTGGAGAATCCTAAGTAAGCGGGAAGACCCCAATTTGAAAAATCAGGATATTGTTGTTTAACGCAGTTTGAATTGTTAAACGAATCAAAAATGTATAAAGGGGAGCTATTATTGATTATAAAATTAGAACTTTTATTTCCAAACCAAAGTCGTTGTCCAACAGAATTAAAAGCAACAGCAAACTGATCATAACCTCCGCTTTTAATAAATTGATCTAATAATTGAGGGGCATTTGTTTTAATATAATTAGAAATAACAACAGAAACCGCCGCGTTCATTCTATTCATTAATTCTGTAGCAATTTGAAATGGGTTGTAAAATCCTTCTTCAATGACAGCCACATATGGTTGACCTTTGTAAGCCCACATAGCGTCGCACATAACTGTTAGAAGTGGGCTTTCAACCATAAAATCAGATGGATTATAAGGATCTGTAATTTGAAATATAAGGGAGATGTTATTTTGAGATAATGAAAAAACATAATAATTTGAGGGGAATGACCAACTATCAAGTTTTACCCCTTGAACATTGCAATAATCCTGAGGCAATTCAATCTCAAATTCGCTTGCTTGTGGGAATTTTAATTGGTTTCTATCTTCAGAATGTATAGAAACAAACTGTTTTTCATACATGTATTCATTTGAATTTGGTATTAACGGATGATTTGTGGAAACATTAAATCGGCTCATATAAATTATTGCAATATTTTTTTTAACTATTAATTGTTTAATATTTAAAAATGTATATATACTATAATATTATACATGGCAAATTATGGAGGAAGACAAGGACCAACATCAGCGTATCAAAAATTTTTTACCTATTCAAATGATTATACGTGGAATTATTCAACCACAAATGGTCAAACTTTATTAAAACCGGTAAACTCTAAAGCAACTGTTTACATTTCCGGCGATTTATTTGTAGGTGGTTCAATCAACAATCCATCAGACTTTAACTTAAAAGATAATATAGAGGAATTGCGCTTAAGTTTAACAGACAATTTAATGAATTTAGTTCCAAAAAAGTATACATATAAAGACGATGAAAAGCAGAAAACACATTATGGGTTCATCGCGCAAGAAGTTGAGGAACATTTTCCCAGTTTAGTAAATACAGTTTCTGCAACTGTTAATGATACGGAATTTTCTATAAAATCAGTAAATTATTTAGAAATGATACCTCTCTTATTGTTAAAAATAAAGGACTTGCAAAGACAAATAGACTCACTTGTTGCTATAATGGGCAAAACAGGAGAGAAATAATATACTCTATATTTATAGACAAATATGGAGAATAAATGGTACACAATAATATATAATTCATTGCTATTGGTTGGACTTATCATTATCTTTTGCACTGTGGGTTCAAATACAGCGTCAAATTTAACCGGAACTATTATTGGTTATTCTTTCATTACAACCGGAATTTTGTTATTAATTGGTTATTTATTAAATAATATGAATACAATAACTGGTTCCAGTTTTTCTTTGCTTTCTAGTTTGATTACAGTTGGACCGTTTGTTTTGCTGATCGGAATTTTAGTGTATATGATTTATCTTCTCAGTTATTATTTCTCTCAAATTACTGCCGGGCATATATCAAGCGGTTACTATACTTTTATGAACATATTCATTGTTCTACTCATGGTAGAGTTTTATATTTTCTATAATAGCATGCAAGATAAAGTATTTAAAAACACTGGAACTATTGGAAAAGTAACTGGAATGATATTATATTTATTAGAGATTGTTAGCATAGTTACTGTAATAACTTTAGGAATTGTGTTAAAATATTTTTCTACGGATGGTTAATTTTAACGAATTTGTATGTAATTCCATAATGAAACTCTGTTTCCCAAATGCCGGAAATCTTCAACATAAACAAATTGTTATTAATTTTTTCTATATTTTCAGAAAAAATTTTTATATTACCGTTTTTAATCTGTTCGTAAATCTTAAATTGAGGAATTTTGTTTTTTATATTTACATTTTTTAGCAAATTTTCTTCAATGCATTTCACACTTTCAATCATTTCTCTATGATTTACCGGATTAAAACAACACTTGTATTTATTGTAATATTTTTCAATTGTTATGTCATTCAATGCGATAAATAAATTAATGCCATTTATTACAAATATTGGAGTTGAATAAAGAATACGAATAAACAGACCATCATTCATAACATTGTTTTTTATTGGTTCACAAAAATAAATGTTTTTTTCGTCATATTGTTCTATAGTTTTGACAATATTCATTGCTAGTAATGATACAAAGAATGTTTTTAAGTTCTATAAAAGCATACTTCAAATAATAAACAGTAAACCATATATATTACTATTAGTAGTATAATAAAATAAAGAATATTTTTAATATTATAACTAACTCTAATGAAATTTCACGAGACACATTTTGAAGAATACATTATTGCAAATCAAAAGGAAGATTTACATCCAAAATTAGATAAGGTTTTCAGTAAGTTTCCCAAGAAAATAAATGATTTGCGCAATCTTATATTTTATGGACCAAACGGGGTTGGCAAATACACGCAAATGTTGAAAGCTATAAAGCGCTATAGTCCAACTGAATTAAAGTATGAAAAGAAAATCAGCGTAACCTTTAATAAACAGCAGTATTTTTTTAAGATTAGTGACATACACTATGAAATAGACATGTCTCTCTTAGGGTGTAATTCCAAGTTACTCTGGCATGATATATTTTTGCAGATAGTAGATATTATCTCAGCAAAAACAGAAAAGTCTGGCATTATTCTATGCAAGTATTTTCATGAAATACATAGCGAGTTACTAGAAAACTTTTATAGTTACATGCAGAAAAATGCAGCCAGTTCCATTGATTTAAAATTTATTTTAATAACAGAGGAAATAAGCTTTATTCCGGATAACATATTGAATTGTTGTGAAGTTATAAATATAGCTAGACCAACAAAGGCAACTTATTCAAAATGTATTAAAAATAAGCTTCCAGCGTCCTTAAAATTGGAAAACATTACAAACATAAAAAATTTGCATAGTTCTATTGACAAGTTGATGGTTCCACATAAAATAATTTGCGATAAAATCATAGAATCCATGATAAAGGTGGATGACCTTAAATTCTTAAAATTCAGAGACCTACTATATGACATTTTTATTTACAACCTTGACATAACAGATTGTATTTGGTATATTATATGCGAATTATCAGAGAGAAAAAGTATTAAACAGACGGATATATCAGATCTATTAATCAAGACTTACACATTCTTCCAGTATTATAATAATAATTATAGACCTATTTATCACTTGGAGAATTATTTGTTTTATATAACAAGCATTATCCACGGGTTTTAACTTAAATATTCATTATTATTTATACAATATTAAATATTAATGAACTTGAAAGAAGCATTGGATGTATTAGAAATAGACAATATATTATTTTTAACATTAGATAGTTTAAAAAAGAAATACCACAAATTGGCATTGCAGAATCATCCTGATAAAAATGGCAATACTCTGGAATCAACCCATCATTTTCAAAGAATTCAAGAAGCGTACGAATTATTGAAGAGAGAAATAATTATTTTAAATGGAGAAAACTCAAATGAAAATTCTGCATCGGAAAACAATATTTTTGAACAATCAAATACAGGATACAACGCGATATTGCATTTATTTATAGATGGTGTACTCAAAGGTAAATACAATGAGTTTATTTCAAACATTGTAAAAGATATTGTTGGCGGGTGTAGAGAGATATCCCTGAAATTATTTGAAGACATGAACAAAGAACAGTCCCTCGCAATTTATAATTTTATTGTAAAGTACAAGGGTTTGCTTCGTTTAACAGAAGAAACTTTGGAAAAGGTGAGAGAAATATTATTAAAAAAATTCAAGGATATGCAGATTTATGTGTTGAATCCAAGCATAAACGATTTATTTCAAAACAATGTGTATAAGTTGGATATAGATAACAAATTGTATTTTGTTCCTCTTTGGCATAGTGAGTTATATTTTGATTCAGACATAATAGTTAAGTGTAATCCAGAATTGCCAGAGAATGTGGAGATAGACGAAGATAATAATCTAATAATTACAGAACGCATTTCAATTACTTCTTCTCTCTTCGTTGAGAAGTCAAGACAGATAAAAATAGGTGATTATTCGTTTGAACTACCACTGGACCAATTGTTTGTAAGACAGTTCCAAACATTTGTCTTGCGGGGAAAAGGTATATCCAAAATAGTTGAGCATGATATTTATGAAATTGAGGATAAATCGGATATAATTATAAAAATAATATTTGAATAATATAGTTAAGTGTTAAATATGGAAGACCCATCAATAGTTGAAAGTATTAAAATTAGATTGCAAACTCCAAATTTGACAAATAGTGAATTGATCGCCGTATTTCAAGAAGTGTTCCCATTACTTCCTAAAGGCGGGCAAACAAAAACATCTGGTTGTTGGGTTATCACGGGACACGGCAATGATTTAGATGTTAAAATGAGATCAACAATTATACATGAAATGTTAAATACTTTTGAAGATTTTGCAGATGAGCGATCAGCGTTATCAAATTATATAACAAACAATGTTTCCTTAACAATGGCAATGGGTTTACCTGGCCCATCAGCTCCAATGCAAACGCCATTGGAATACAATGAACGATGGGCTGGATTAACCACTTCTGAAGTGGATGTTCAAATTGTGAGAAATATATACCAGTTATTTAATCAATATATAGGAGGTGCGCCAGTAACACCTGATATGTTGGATGTTTTAGACTATATTGTAAAACAACAATTAAGAGCTAATTTTGTGCAAATATGGGGACGAGGGGGTGAATTTCAATTAAATGAAAGAGGAACTTGGGAGGCGGATATAGCAAGATTAATGCGAATGGAAGAAATTTGGGTAACTAAAAAAGTGAAACCAGATAGTGCGGATAGACATTATCAATTAAGACCAAATGAGGGTGAAGACCCAAATTTTAGAGCGCGAGAAGGATTGCATTTAATTGATATGAGGGATGCGAGAGGACTTGAAATACCGGATTTAGTTTTACCTGTCAATGAATCTAGATGGGGTCCAAAAAGAAATCGTTTGCCAACAAGTAGGGAGTTTGATATAAATAACATACAATTTCCAGAGGCTAGAGGACGACTAGAAAATTATTTTTATAGAGTTTTAGGTGTTCAACGAACGACAAAAGAAGACAATGCTTTTAAATTAATAACGAATAAAATATTTTCAAAAACTGAACCAGACCTATTTTTAAGTGAATTAATAATGTTGGGGTATATTCTAAGAATACAACACCTGAAAATTTACGATCCATTGTGCAGACCATTGGAAGACGCAAGTGTTCGGTCTGAGACAAGGTCTGGAACAGCATATAGCGGTACGGTTTCAGGAATAGATGCGATTCAATATGAAACATTGCCGAGAGAAGGAAGCGAAAAGGTTTTGGGGCGTATAACAAAAAAATGCGATAAAAAGGGCGCGTGCAGTATTATGGGTGGGAAAACAAGGAAAATAAAAAAAACTAGAAGAATAAAAAGAACGGCGACCCGTAAAAATAAAAAGTTTAAGCGCACTAGAAAATATCGCCGTAATAGAAAATGATAGCTATGTCCACAGGTCATCAGAATCCAGCGGGCTTCCAGACCCAAAATAAATTAGCGTTAAAATTATTAATATAAAATAATAAATTTCATTAGCAAAATAATAATGAGATTTATATTATTTCTATAAAAGTGTTTTCAGGAGGGGCAAGCGGGGTATGGAAACCCTTCGGGTTTCTGAAAACCTGGGTTCCCTGCTAGAAAATAAAATAAGCATTTCATTTTTACCGAATTAGCAAAAATGAAAAATAAAAAAGGGTTTTTATTTAATACGGTTACACAACATAAATCTACTTCTATTTACTATCTACTTTTTGGTTTAAGCCTCAGCGACCTTCTTCTTGACCACCTTCTTCTTCTTGGGCTCCTCAAGCGCAGCTGCAACGGCTTGCTTCACCTCAGCTACAGGAGCCGGAGGGGGCGCGACTGCAACCGGAGCTGGAGTAGGAACAACGGGCTCATCCTCCTCCTCGTCCTCCTCATCAGAATCGGCAACAAGTGCACCGGAAGTCGGATCATCGTCATCTGCATCAGGTGCGGGAGCTGCCTGGAGCCGAGCCTTGTCCGAAGGCTTGAGCTTAATCAAGCACTCATCAAGAAGCGAGCCCTTAGGACGCTGAACAACTGCCTGAGCGAGCTTCCAAGTCACACCAAACTTTCCATTTGCAAACCAGATGCCACCACACTGAGCAATGACGGCGACATGAGTTCCCTTCTTGACAAAATCAAGAGGAGTCTTGGTAGCCTCGCCGGGGAAGAGCTTCTGACCATCCTCGTCACAAATGAGACACTTCCAGACACCCTCCCACTGAGGAATCTTCACACGAAGCGTTGGCGCCTTTGTTAGATCCGGATTTCCGGTAAGCTTATCCTTGCTGTACTTGAGCATAGGAGTATATAGTGCATCAATGACATCTGGACTATTGTGCTGCTTTCCAAACCAATCCTTAGAATTGGAAAGAGCGTCGGCCTTAATCTTAGCCTCAAGTGCCTGCATGTTCCTTAGAAATGCATCCGTATCTGCATTTGCATACTCTCCGCGAGGGAACTGTAGAGACATTTCAAACTTTCCATTACCCTCAAACTCTGAAGCTCCCCAAGTGAGCATAAGAGGGGTTGCAATCCTTAGACCAGAATTTGTCTGAGTATTGAGAATATTTACACTCTTCCCACCCGACGCATTTGCCTTGGGTGCGGAATAGCGAATATTCTGCGCATTAAACTGGGTTCCATCAACGATCGTCTCGGCCATTCTTGTACTGATACTTATATTTATGGGACTTATCTTTAAATCAATTTTTTTTTGAAATGTAAAATTATATTAAATCATTTTTCGTCACACGACAATTCAAGTGCTAACAAATATGGAGTTATATATTATTTATATGTAAAACAGTTCAAAAAGATTTCTTCAAGTTATATATAAATAAAATTATGGTTGAAGACGAAATTGTAGGCGAAAATTATATTAAAAAGAATGGAAAAGTACTTACTTTGATGACCATAGATGAATATACAAATAAAATATATTCTAGATGCGAAAAAAATTTGCCACAAACAAAAAAGTTGGAAAAGATATCTAACGATAACATGATAATGCCAACATATTCAACATGTCATATTTTATTTGAAAACAATTATAATGTTCAACAATTGAAGCAAATTACAAAGCATTACAAGTTAAAAGTCTCCGGAAATAAAAAAGAATTAGTAAATCGCATATACATATATTTGAAATTGTCTGAAGTTATTATAAAGATTCAAAAAGTTTTCAGAGGTCATTTGCAGCGAAAATATGAGGCATTACACGGACCTGCCTTTAAAAAGAGGTCGTTGTGCACAAATGATAGCGATTTTTTGACAGGAGACTGTTTTAAAAGCATGGATTTTTCTCAATTTTTCAGCTACAAGGATGAAGATGGATTTATTTATGGCTTTGATGTGATTTCTCTCTACAATTTAATAATAAAATCAGGAAGGGTGGTTAAAAATCCGTATAATAGGAATGATATATCTAAGCTGGTTATTCAAAATATGAGAAACATGATTAGATTAAGCAGAATTCTTAAAATTGCAATTGACATTGAAATAAAGGACGATACGGTTTCAAATGAGAAATCTACTGAATTAAGAACTCTAGAATTATTTCAAAATATAGACGCTTTAGGAAATTATTCAGATCCGGCTTGGTTTCTCACATTAAATAGAGTAAAACTTGTAAAATTTATCAGAGAATTGGTTGACATTTGGTCATATCGCGCACAATTAACAAATGAAGTAAAAAGAAAAATTTGCCCACCAACTGGAGACCCATTTAGGGGATTTAATTTAAATTATATTAATTCCGAAGAAAGCATGGACAATGTTAGAAAAACGGTAATTTCTATTTTAGAAAAATTCGTTAATAATGGGGTTGACAATGATAGCAAGTCTTTAGGTGCTTATTATGTACTTGGAGCTTTGACATTAGTTAGCGAAAATGCCGCTACATCTCTTCCTTGGCTTTTTCAATCTGTTGCACATTTTATTTAAAGTGTAGTATACTTTTTATGATGCCAACCAATCACATATGTCGGGACAAATATATATTTAAGGACCGAAACCTACTTAAAAGGTAGTCGCCTAGGTATAGTATAATGGCCCCGAAGACGAAGACCACTAAGACCGCTGACGCTGCTCCCGCCCCTGTTGTTGAGAATGTTGCCTCTGCTGCTCCTGCAGTAAAGGTCGCCAAGACCCCCAAGGCTGTAAAGGCCCCCAAGGTTGAGGTTGAGGCTGCTCCTGTTGTTGCCCCCGTTGTTGATGCTGCCCCCGCCGTTGAGGGTGACTCTCTTGAGTCGTCCCTCCTTGAGCAATCCACCGAGTTCAATGCTAAGCTCCAGCAGCTTGCTTCCATGATTTCTTCCCTCAAGTCTGAGTACAAGTCCATGGAGAAGAAGTGGCAGCGCGAGCTCAAGGCTGCCCAGAAGCAGAGCTCCAAGCGCAAGCGCAAGTCTGGAAACCGCCAGCCCTCTGGCTTTGTTAAGCCCACCCGAATCAGTGACGAGCTTGCCTCCTTCCTTGGCAAGGAGAAGGGCACTGAGATGGCGCGCACGGTAGTTACTCGCGAGATTAACGCGTACATCCGCACCAACAAGCTTCAGGACGACAAGAATGGCCGCAAGATTAACCCCGATGCCAAGCTTACCGCTCTCCTCAAGCTCAAGAAGGAGGATGAGCTCACCTACTTCAACCTCCAGCGCTTCATGAGCCCCCACTTTGCCAAGTCCGTCAAGGCTGAGGTTGCGGCCACCGCTTAAATATAAAATGCATTTCATTGTATTCTAATGTATATTGAAGCTAATATAAGTAAACCCCCAAAAATAAAACACAAAAAGCAGAAAAAATAAAAAGCAGAAAAAATAAAAAGCAGAAAAAAACCCCAAAGAAAAATATAAATTTAAAATTGTGTTTATATTTTTCAAATACTAATTGCAACTGAAGATAAATCCATCTTCTTCCAAAATTGGCATCATTTGTTCTTTATTTATTGTTGTATTTATAATACGAACATTCTCACAAATTTTTAAATGTTCATGGTTTTCAGAAAGGTCAAACATACTATAAATGTTTTTTAAGGCGTCATAATTTTCAATACATTCGGAATGGTTGTTATTTATCCAATTATAAAAATCGCAATCAGTTTTTGTCTTTTTGTATTTCTTGAATAACTTTGTTGTCTTTTGTAAATTCATTCCATCTTTTGCGCTCGTATTTATATTGTAATCAGTCCCAGATAAAACGCAAATCTCACGAAACTCTTTCATACTAATATCTAGCTCTTGTAATATTCCCTTCATATTATATACAACTGCGCTGCGATTTAACAAACTAAAATACCTAAGAACCCTCGGACAACCATAAACAAATAAATCCATGTCTTCGCTCATGCAACCCCATACCTTTTTCTTCAAAACTAAAAGTGCACACAATTCATCGGCTTCGCCTGGGGCTTCAATATATGTTACTCCAAAACTTATTATAAGTTCTTTTACTTTTGCTATTTGAGTCTTGTTAATATAAACGAATTGCTTTTTCAAAGAGTCCATGTTTGCCACAATTTCTTGCTTATCTGAATCATCAACAATTGAATCCAAACAATATTTTAACCGATTGTACTCTTTTTCGGCATCTAATTTATTTTCTCTGCGTTGTTTTAATAGTTCCTTTTTTTCAGCTGGTGGTTTCCCATCAAATATAAATATTGGCGTAATGTTATAGTGTCTGAATATAGCAATCATTAAATACATGTTTTCAATAAGACAATCGTCTCCAACATACTTGTATAAATATATGCTAATGTCAACTGCAATTTTCTTTCCAGAAAGTTCCGACATAGATACGCATTTAATAGAATCCGGACAATTATCTTTCAAAAAGCTATTTAGATATTTAATTCCCATCTTTTTCAAATTGATGTGTTTTGTTTCAGTTAAATTTAATGGGCATTAATAGATTCAATTTTTATTGAAAAAAAAATAAAAATTGATTAGGTCATTTTAATCAAAATGAGATTATAGATGAGGACCCGAAGTATAAGTCGCCTTTTAGAAGAAATAAAAGAAAAATGTGAATTTCAAAGAAACGAACAAAACGCATTTGAATATGAAGTTAATATAGATTTTGATGAAGCTAGTGCAGCTTGGAAAGCTAATAAAAAATCAACCGGTGGAGGGTGTTATAAATATATTTGCGAGCACAGAAATAAAAACAATAAAAAATGCAGAAGAAATCCAATCCCAGGATGCGAATTTTGTTCTAAACATAATATATAGAATGCGTTCTAAAACTTTTAGGAGAAAGCACGGAAAAATGTCTCGCAGGAGACGCGCTGGTCAAAACTTGCCCACATTATCACGACAAACTACGGGAGAACTTGCTGCAATGGAAGAGGGAAGAGTTCCACAACCTCTCGCCACAAACCCCATGAATATATTAAGTAATTCTGATAGTGATGCTGCTTTTGTTGCCATGGAAGAAGGCCCATCCTATGGAGAAGGATCTGTCGCAATTGATGTTGAATCAACTCCTGATATTGAAATGGGACTCGGTGCAAATGCTGGCGGAAAAAGGAGAAGAACAGCAAGAAAAGGAAGAAAATCTAGAAAGGGAGGAAAGCGTGGAAGATCTCACAGACACTAAATAATAATTTTACAATAATATTATTTTGTAAATAAAATATAAAATAATATAAAATGGCATTTTTTCCAGTAAATTATGGAGATTCTAGAATGCATCAATATCCTATAGAAAAAAATGATCACGAATCTTGGCATGATGCGTTTCAAAGTTTGAGTGACATTCATGAATCAGAAAGAATTAGAGACAAAGAAAAACACAACAAATATCTCAAGAACGAAAAAGTTTTTGAAGACAGAATGAAATTAAAAGATGAATTTATGAAAGCGAATAGTGAAAGATTTATGCTACCAAACGAACAAGCGTTAAGCGTTCCAACCCAACCTCAATCATGGATGGACATAGACAATTCATATAAACCTGGAATTGGATTGTTAGGAAAAGGAGAAAAAAATGATTATGATGTATATGACACTGATTTTCATGGAGGCAAAAAGGGAAAGACGAAGAAAACAAAGAAGACGAAGACGAAGAAGACGAAGACGAAGACGAAGAAAATAAACAAGACGAAAAAATCAAAGAAATCAAAGAAAACAAAGAAGACGAAGAAGACAAAGAAATCAAAGAAAACAAGACTAACCTAATTCGCAAACAGTCATTCTCATATTATTCAAAATATAATCAAGCGATTTTCCTATCTTCTTTTTATCACCCTTTCCATTTTTTACGCTTAATAAAAACTGTTGCATACAATCAACCGACTCAATTAATGATCTCGTTTTGTAATTTTTCTCAATAAATTTACAAAATTCCATAATATTTGTTTCGGTCTTTTTAAACTGAAGCAATGACAAATTATTGGTATTGCACCATGATAAGAAGCCTTGATAATTATTCATTAGAATTGTTGTAAGTATATAATAAGAGAGAACATTTGACTTTTCTTTATACAATGTTTCTCTCAACGAATGAGCTTCTGGAGTATTAGAAATAAGGTCAATATAAGTTAGACCCATAAAATCAAGAGTTTTAACCATTTGAAAAAACTTGTATGTTCTCTCAAAATTAATAAAGAAATCAAAATTAGATAAAAAATTATCAAGGTCGTTTCGTGTGTCTTTAATCAAGTAGAAACTACAAAATACTGCATTCATTATCTCGGCCCAAAATTCAGTGTACGCCTCAAACAAATTAACATCTGATTTCACCTTAAAAATAGAAAGTATATGTTTTGTGCATTCTTCTGTGTTCATATCAGAAAAATCTAAAGAAAAATTATGAAAGCTTTCATGCATTAATACTTTGAGCCATTCTTCTTTTCTGAAAACAACAATTTCTGAATCAACCGGACAAGTATATGTAAATGCAGTATTCACATTATTCTGATTTAAAATATCAATATTCTTTTCAGGCAACGCCTTTTTAAGCGAAGTAAAATACATGTATAAAACCAATCGTTTAGAGCACTTTTTAGAAGAATATTCATTAATTATGTGTAGCCAAACTAATATCTTCTCAATATACTCGTTGTATAGTTCAATCTGATATTCGGCGGAAGGATCTTCTACTATAAAATGCACTTTAATTTCTCTACCGAAGAGAGAAAAAGTATATGACAAATCAAATAACATTTCTTTGTCTATATGTTCTCTCACTTCTTCAGGAAAACTGCTTGGATTGAATGATTTTGGTTTTGGAATCTGCGAAATTCCGTGAATCTTTGTAACCATTAATTTATAAAAACCATCGCCTTCTTTTGTTTTTTGAGCCTTTATAAAAGAATCGGCTTGTTTTATGTCCGAATATAAGTGTTTTAGAATCTTTTCAGTTTTAGAAGTTTTTTCAACATGATTTATACATTTTCTCTCTAAAAAAAATGACATTAACAATTCGCTATTTTTAGTAAGTTTCATAATCCTCTTATAATAGCAATATCTTTTATTTTTATATTTTTTGTCACTATAAATTATATATAATGGTAGGACTTGAAATTGTGATTGTTGTTTTATTGTTAATTATATTGTTTATTGTTTTAACCGGAAATATTTACATTGTGGCGCAACCTAATATTCAACCCATTCCTACACCTATGCCCGAGCCAAAACCTAAACCAAGTCAAAAATCCGATAAAAAAATTGGTGGGTGCGAGGGAACCAGATACGGTTGCTGCCCTTATTCAGAAATACCTAAACTTAACGAGATTGGTTCCAATTGCCCAAACATAATGTAAACTTTATACTTTTATTGAAAAAGTATAAAAATAATATATTCCTATAATTTATAGTTATGGAAACCGACCCAAAACCCCAAAAAAGAGGAAGAAAACCCAAAACTTTTAAGACTGAAGAACCCGTTTCTACAGAAAATGTTGTAATTGAAGAAAAACAAGAAAAAGAACAAGAACAAGAACAAGAACCCCAAAGTTTAATTGATGAAATACCAGAAGCCAATGAAGAAACATCAATTGATGAGTTTATTGAAGAAATATATAACGAAATTGAAAACCCAAGTGAAGAAATGAAAGATGTAATTGAAGAAATAATTGAAGAAGTGAAAGAAATACTTTCAACGATTGAAGAAACAAATGAAGTAACTCAAACAGAAACAGAAGTTGTTGAGAAGAGAGAAGAAGCGATAATTGAAGAAGCGATAATTGAAGAAGCGGTAATTGAAGCAGCAGCAATTGAAGCAGCAGCAATTGAAGAAATAAAAGAAGCAGTTGAAACTGTAACCGAGGAAATAGCCGAAAAAACAGTAGGAGTTGTTGAAGAAATAAAAGAAAAAGTTGTAAATACAACCCTTGAAATAAAGTCCCTCTTAAATTTGCTTATTATTATATCAATTAGACCAGACATGCAAGAAAAATATGGGTTGAAACCAGAATTGGTAAAGATGTTGCAACTAATGATTCAATATAACTCGTCTTTTTTCTTTAAGATAGAAGAGTCATTTAAAAGGATATTAGAAGACAATAAAATAGACTCTAACGATGTTCCTGAACTAATGAGTTTATTTTCATGTGTTTATGAATTGATTTTTTCTCTCAAGCTTAACGTTACCACAATAGAAATGAGCAATATTTGTGGGGAATTAATCAAGTTGACTTTCAATATTATGCTTACGGAAGGTTTAATAATATTTGAGACTGCTTCTGGAAATGAAGAAACATTAAAAATATTTAATGCGCTTGTAGATTCAAGCACATCACTCATAAAATTAAGCAAAATAGTAAAATTTAATAACAAGTGGTGCTGCTGTATATTTTAATTTATGATTTTTAAGCGTCTTATTTAAAAATGCTTGTTTCATCTCTCCAATATGTATGTCCTTTGTACAAATAATAAACATATTCATGTTTGAAACTAGCAAATGACCCCATATCAACACCATAAAATCTACATCTGGTTGCATTTGTTTTAACATTTAATACGCTATTTAGATCGGAATCATTCTCAAAATATAAATTGTTTGTTTTTTTGTTATAAAAAGGTGTTAATATTTCGTTTATAGAATTGGTAAATGGACCATGTGGTCCTGTTAAATAACAAATATCATTAGTTGTTTTATTCATTATATTAAAACAACACTTGTTTATGGATTCCAATAAAATGGGGTGATTTTTTTCAAATATCATTATCCAATTATTAAATATACCAGAGTTTCCCTCGCGCGTTATAATGCATTGATCATCTTCTAAAATTAAATCATCTAAAGGTCTAACAATGTTTGAGTCCATATCCAAATAGACTCCTCCATTTATGTATAACACACAATATCTCCAAAAATCTGCTTTGGCCGCCCCTACATTTAATTGCGTATAACAATTATATATGTAGTCATTAAAATTGGTTTTAATAAATGTATCCATGTCATAATCGTCGTATAAAATAACTTGATAATTTGGATTTAGTTTCTTTATATTATCTCTTATTTTTATGCAATTTTCATGCAATGATTTTGTTTTCCACGTTTGATAAATAACTTTTGGAATGGTCATTATAGTAATATAAATCACAACTTATTTATATTAATTTATAACTTTAATGTATATATTAAATGTTATTATCAAAATAACAATAACATTTATTTACATATTTTCTCATTTACACCTTTTCTCATTTAAAACGCCCATTTTATATAGTTTTTTCGTTGAAATTATATAAAAATAATATATGGTTATTATCTAAATGAATGTTGATGAATTGCTTACTAAAAATAAACAATTAGAGGAAGAGGTAAATATGTTAAAAGAAAAACTTAAAAAATATACTGCCCCTTCACGAAGCAAAAATTATTATGAAAATCATAAAGAGGAAATCATAAAAAAAACAAAGGAATATAAGGAAACTACAAACTACTACGCTAACATTCCAATTGAAAAGAAAAAAGAATACGCAAGACGAGCATATTTGAATAAAAAAGAAAAATTACAAAAAGAAAAGGAAGAAGAGACAAATGAAAAATTCATGGAGGAAAACATTTAGGCATTTATATAACTTTTTCGCAAAAGTTATATAAATAAATTCTCTGTATAAAATATAGAATGGTGAAAAAGAAAAAGTTGAAAGACGATTTCAAAACATTTAGGCATAATGAAAAAGCATCTTTTCAAACCATCAAAACCACACTCAAATCTGTCCTTTTGAACCGTAATGAGATACAACCTGAAATAAATAATTTGGTTTTTGCTATGAATGATTTAATGATACATTCCTACCAGTTTATTAGGTTATATGTTTTACATTGTTATACTAATAATCAACCCTTACCTGAAATAGATGAAACATTTATTCTTTATTGTATCAAATCATTAGGAGTTCGTGATAATAGAGGTAAGAAGGGGGCGGATACGGAACTATTAGATAAACTGGAAAAGTTTTATTTAGTAGAATATCAACCTTTATTGAACCATGAAAAAACCAATTTGAAAAATACCACATTTATGCTTCCTTATTTGGCTACGCAAGTTCATACTTCCTTATCCAACAACATACAAGAACGTTTCATTCAACATTTCCTACGCTTTATCAATAAAACAACCACAGAAATTACAGAGGATAAAGCAACCTTGTTTCAATTCAAGAAACAGGTATTAGAATTGGAAACAGAAACAAATGAATTGTTTAATGATTGGAAACTTACTCATTTGCCTCATATTTTTCCAAAGGATATCAAGAAGTCAATTCATTATGATGTGAAAGTTAGACCATTTTCTTATTTGAAAGGAATGCTTTACATGAATTCTGTATTAGAAACGCAGGAAAGTAAGTTATTCCAACCTTTACCATTAAGAAACAATATTATTCCAAAACATATCATTTTAGATACTGCTTGTTTGGTAAGTTTGTTCTGTCCTGAAAAAGATAAGAATGGGAATAAAACAAAAAAGGGTGAATTATTGAAAAACATCAAAGACAACCAGCATGATATTTGGAATGGATTTTTGAACTTGAACCATAAAACATTCAAAAATAAACATTACCAATTTTACCACCAAATACAGACAGATGGCGTTTCTTGTTGTTTGCTCTTTATTAGAAAAGATTTGAAAGATAAAAAATGGGGTTCAAAAGTTCCCACTTTACCTGAACAAGATTTCTATAATATTGAGGATTTATCAAAGGAACAATTATATGAATTGAAACCGAGAAATATTGTTGGTTGCGACCCAGGAAAGCGTTCATTAGTTTATATGATGGATGGTAATGGTAATAAATTGCAATATACAGCACCGCAAAGAAAAATAGAAAGTAAAGCAAAGTGTAATCAAAGAATATTATTAGAGGAAAAGAAAAAAAACAAAATAAATGAGTATGAAGCTGAACTCTCTTCCGAAAATAGCAAATCAGTAAATTATGAAAAGTTCAAGTCATACTTGGTAGAAAAGGATAAGTTGAATAAGAAAGTAATAGAATTTTACCAACGAGAAACATGGAGGAAAATGAAATTCCGCCAATATAGTTATGGTAAGAAAAGCATGGATAATTTCCTTAACAGAATAAAAGAAACTTTTGGGGAAAATGTTCTAATTGGTTATGGTAATTGGAGCAGAAGCACACAAATGAAGCATTTTATGCCAACGATGAATAAGGGATTAAGAAAACAAATCCATAAGAAATACGATACAATAACCATAAATGAATGTAATACAAGTAAGAAATGTTGCGAATGTTATAATAACCTGGATTATTACAGACATAAAAATGGAGAAAAACAATTCCGTCTTTTAGTTTGTTCTAACTGCGTGAGACCTCAAGTCAAACAAACCGTATTTAGAACAAGAGACGCAAACTCTTCAATAAACATAATGAACTTAGCAAAGTGTTGGATAGAAAAACAAGAACGCCCATTATGTTTTCAAATTTCGTCTTTCACATCTTCAAGCAAAAACAAAGAAGATGAAAAAGTTAGACCATCGTAGGTGAAATTCCTACTATTGATTTTACACATTTTTCTTATTTTTTGCCTAATAAAATGGGAGTTTTAAATGAGAAAAGGTGTAAAAAACAGGAAGTTCAAACACAAATTTGAGGCCCACGAATCTTATCTCTCACCATTATCAACTGCTCCGCTAATTCCGGTTCCTTACCCTTCAAGTAATGCATCAATTTTGCATTCTTTGTAGCCATTAACACTTGCTTCAAGTCTTCCAACTGAGTAAATTTGGCGCATATCGCATCAAATAACTCTTTTTCCTTGCGCTTTCCATAAAATGTCGGGTCTATGGATACCTCCGTTGGACGCAACAATTGCCCTTTATATTTTCCTGATGAACTGGCCGCAGCCTTTGCCATTTCAGGATTCTTGGATAAATCCGTTCCTGATTCTGCGGAAAACGAGAGATAAAACTCAGGATTTGATTCTTTAAACTTTGAACCCTGATAGTAATGCTCAACGCTATTCCAGCGATGCCCATCTAATACAAATGGTTTTCCTGGTTCAACCCAATAATCATCCAATTTCTTTCTCCAATCCTTTATCGCATGCAAATTGGAAAACTCTAATATTGCCTCCTTGGGTATCGTTTCACCGGAACCTTTTCCTGGTAACTTGCCGTCTGATGATTTATCGTAGAATTGAAATGCTACAGCTTCATCATACAATCCTCTAATTTTCGCATCAGAGAGTTCATCAAATTTGCAAACCGGCGAAACTCCAGACTTTGAAATCAGGTGTTCTTTAAATCTAATAAAATCGGGTATCAATGCAAATGCTCCACTATTCTTCTCCATGCATTTATCTACAATTTTCTTCTTAACATCATATGGCAGCTCTGCAAAAGTAAAAATAGTTTTTTTCTTATAAGTGATCAATTTATAATGCCATCCAAGATAATCAACCATGATATAAACGTCTGGAGTAAATTCGCCACGAGATTCCAAGATTGAATCATTCAATTGCCCGCAATTCAAAACATTTGCCATATCCTTTCCCTTGTAAGCTTCGCTTGACAATAAAATAAATTTAATATTCAAAATCCGCTCAAGAGTACTGAGAGCCCAAGTTTCAGCCCAAAATTCGCAGGTTTTAATCTTTTGTTTGAACTTTTCTAGCGTATCAACATCCTTCATGTATTTAAACTCATCTAACATACTTTGAGACACTTTCTTTTGATTTATAATTCTGTCCCTCTGATCTTTAATTTTTTTTGCAGCATCTGTAAACTGTTTTTTCAAATTTCTATCAAGAGTTTCGCCATACATCTTTTTATATTTCTCATATTCAATTTCCAACTCTTTTGCGTCTTTAGTGGCAGCAACAACTGCAGTGCTATACATATCGTAATGCTCCTTATAATTCATAAAAATATCTTGAGTTGCTTCTTCTGACAATTTTTTCCGAAGTTTTTGAACCGTTGTATTATGACCTAACTGAGCAAATGCGTCTCTAATTGTTGCAAACAAACAATCTCCACCACCTTCATTGTCTATTATTCCGTATTTATTGTTTTTCATAAATATCTCTATCCATGTATTTGCGGCAGAATCTTTGTATTTATCTCTCAATGAATCGGCGTCTTGTTTAGATTCCTCGTTTAATGTAGCCACACTAAGAATAAAATTTTCCGCCTTTGTAAAAATGTCCTCTCTTATCTTTGGAATCTTTGGACCCTCAAAATCCCCATCAGACGATGACATGTTTTCATTTTTTCCCTTTTTTTCTATTTTTTCCATTTTCTCTTTTTTATCTTCCAATTCTGCATCAGAGTCTTCCAAAATCTCAACATCCTTCTCAACTAATTCTCTCGCATCGGCATCTTCGTCTTCATCCTTTTCTGGAACCAACCGTAAGTTTTCCAACATTTTTTTAGTTACAAAAGTATAGATAAGAGGGTCGTCCAACTTTTCAACCTCTAAATTTCCATCTTCGTCCATATAATTCAATAAGTCAGTAGTGAACAATTCATAAACACCAATCTGCACAACTTTGTTATTAGTTTTTACTAAATAAATAGGAAAATATGTTATATTCCGCTCTTCATAATTCTTTTTAGAGCTGCCTACAGCAATTATTACATCAATGTCCTTTATCTCTATTTCATATAAATTTGCTTCTTTTTTGAAATCATCTGAATCAACACTTTTTAGTTCTGGATAACTTGTTCCTTTGTCTAATTTTGATAATACCATCTTATATTTTATAGAGATAAATAATACTTTTTAATTGATTTTTAACTCCAAATAACAAATCGTTTCATCATTTTGTCATTTTTAAGTTCATCAATATAATACCAGAGTTCTTTCCTCTTAGTAACTATCTCTATATTTTCCGGATTTGTTTCAAACAATATAATCTGTTCAATAATGTCTTGCTTTTTCAACTTGTTTACCCGAATGTCTTTCATATTATAATATTCACAAATTAACATCAATTGTTTCACATTAAAATTCAGCTCATAGTTTTTCATCTCAACAAAGATATCGTCATCTTGCATTGTAGACATATCAATCTCATTTAATTGAGTTTCTAATGCGTTCAAATCTAAACAATCGTCTATTTGTTCTTCATCTAAAAAAAAAGTAATATTTTCAGTATTAGTGTTTTCGGCCATTCTAATAATAATGACATTATACTTTTAATATCATTATTTTAATATGATTATTACATTTCTACCAAGTCCATGAACTTGAAGATTGACTTATTTGACAAGCTGGGATATGTCTTTGCCTTGCAGTGAGCCAACTTTTCAATCATTTCTCCAAACGATACTCCATCAAACTTTTCTTCACAAGTATCATACAATTTCTTATTGTAAGAATATAAAAGCGCAATATTTTCAGTGATTTCATCCACCTCATTCTTTCTGTTTTCCTCCATAATAAACGACAAGAGCTTATTCAATAAACTGGAAGCCATTTCCTTCAACTTGTCTTCACTAATAATCTTATTTATAGTCAAATTTACAAAGAACAAACTGAGTGCCTTTCTGCGCTCATTGTCCTTATTAATCTTGCAAAACTTGTCATAATCTTTCTCAGAATCAACATATTCTATACAATTAAACAGCTCCATAAATGATGCCAAATTTTCATTGAAAATATTCCTCATAACTTGATAATTTTCAATGAGCTTTGTGTACAAATCAGCGTACAACTTTGAATAAAACCTATTGTTAGATGCAATGTCAAATATCGTAGTTCCAACCCTAAGCATGTCAGAATCGGAGATTCCATCAGCAATAAGTTGATTCAAAATTTCCATAATCTTTTCAAACGGCTCAACATACATCTTATCCGACATCTTATTAAGCCAAGAACGCATAAGGTCAATTTGCGCATCAATTCCCACCTTTTGTTCCATTTTGGTGGCCTGGAAACTTCTGATTGTCTCCCAATCATCGTCATTTAGAATCTCATTCGGCTTATTCTTCTTCTTTCTTTTAAAATCATTCCCACCAATGCTATCATTTCCGCCCATTTTCAAAACATTTTCTCTCTTATGAAATGTCGGAGTTTTAACGTAAGTGGGAGACCCGACTTGCTGCGACAACTCTGTTATTATAACCAAGGTTTCTTCGGGTAGTTTAATATCAAACCCGTTGAAAGTAATGTCTGTAAAATCTTTCAGAGTATATCTCATTGCCATCGTCATGGTTATGCATTTATTAACCGGATTACATTTATATCAATTTTTTTCAATATAATAAATATAATGTGCAAATGCGCTTAAACATACCTCTGGTATAATATATTATGTCACTAGAAAGAGACCACCCCCCCGCACTCAATAACACCGAAGAGGAAACATATGACTCTTCTTACGAAATCAATAATTGGGAAGATCTAGAAATAGATACCAATTTATTGAGAGGAATTTTTGCGTATGGATTTGAAAAGCCAAGTCCTATTCAAAGAAAAGCCATAAAGCCCATTATTCAGAAGAAAGATATTATTGCACAGGCTCAGTCGGGTACAGGAAAAACTGCAACATTTACAATTGGAGCCCTTTCGCATGTTAATACCGAAGATGATACCACTCAAGTATTGTGTCTTTCCCCAACAAGGGAGCTCAGCGTCCAGACTGCTACCGTTATGCGTGGCATCGGTTCTATGATGAAGAACCTTCGTGTTCAGGTTTTGGTCGGAGGATCTTCTATTGATGAAGATATTGGCAATTTGAAGCAAAATGTTCCTCATGTTATTGCGGGGTGTCCTGGTCGCGTTTACGACATGATGCGCAGGAATCACATTGTTTCTAAGAACATTAAGCTTGTCGTCCTTGACGAAGCGGATGAAATGTTGTCCAGCGGATTTAAGGAGCAAGTTTATAATATTTTTCAACACTTTAATAATAATATTCAAGTTGCGCTCTTTAGTGCCACTCTGCCAGATCACATTCAGGGTATTACTAGCAAGTTTATGCGCAGCCCTGTAAAAATTCAAGTGCGCGCCGAGCAATTGACTCTTGAGGGCATTTCGCAGTATTATGTGGCGGTTGAGGACGATCGTCAAAAGTACTTGACCCTTAAGGATTTGTATAGTTTCATGTCTGTTTCCCAGTGCATTATTTATGCCAATAGTGTAAAGCGCGTTTCCGCATTGTATGATGCAATGATGGAAGATGGGTTTCCAGTTTGCCGTATTCATAGTGGAATGGACAAGACAGATAGAGACAGAGCCTTTTCTGATTTTAGAAGCGGAACTTATCGCGTTCTAATTTCTTCAAATGTGACTGCTCGTGGAATTGATATTCAGCAGGTCAGTGTTGTCATTAATTTTGATATTCCTAAGGATGTGCACACATATTTGCACAGGATTGGTCGCAGCGGTCGTTGGGGTCGCAAGGGTGTTGGAATCAACATGATTACTCGCCGGGATATGTCAAAGCTCAAGGAGATTGAGCAGTACTATTCCACGCAGATTAAGGAAATGCCGGCTAGCTTTGACACTTTGGCTAAGTAATTCGCGTAAAAGAAGAAGAAAATAACTCTATATTTGATATAATATACATGTCAATATCCAATATAGAAAAAATAAACGACCATTTCAAATTGCCAATTTTTTATAATGAACGGCGAATGGAACTCAATAAAAATATTACAACAGATTTAGAACTAATAAAAACTGTTGACCCATCTGGATGCAATCCTTTATATCATTACGCGTTTCAACCCAAATCCGTGTTCGCTGCAAAAGTTATTGAACAGATTCCAAATTATTACACGAATGACATTGGTTTTTTAAAAGATACCCAAAAACTTGTATCATCCACTTTATCCACTTTTGCCAACGGCACCCTCGGAGAGAAAAGTGGAGAAAAATCTAAAGATGGGTTTTGCTCCACTTTTTTCTCCGAGGGTGCCGTTGGCAAAAGTGGAATGATGGAAATATGGGATGAAATTAAAAACGACTCTGGTTTCAAAGAGCGTTATCACTATATTGACTGGCCTATGTGGGAGTATTTGAATAAATCGGATTATTTTTTACAGATTATGAGTGTATATAATTTGGCTGCGCCGGTTGTTTCTTTATTAGTGCCATTTATAATACTTATTATACCATTCTTTGTTATCAAAGCCAAGGGCCTTAGCGTAACCGTAAATGAATATATTGAAATTTTGAAAACGATTGCAGCAAACCACGCAATTGGAAAACTATTCACAAAATTCCACAGTGTAAAACTAGACGAAAAAATTTATATTCTTTTATCTGCCGCATTTTATATCTTCTCAATTTATCAAAATATTTTAACATGCTGGAGGTTTAATGATAATATGACAAAGATTCACTCACACTTGGAAGAAATTAGAAAATATATAGAAGAAACTGAACAATCCATGTACAAGTTTTTATTAAACTCGGCAAATCTTTCTAGTTATGAAAAGTTTAACTCGGTTTTAAAAGAAAAACTCGGGGTTCTTTCTCAATACAAAAAAGAATTGGAAATAATTTCACCCTACAAGTTATCTTATAGAAAGGTTGGTGAATTGGGACATGTTTTAAAATGTTTTTATGAGTTATACAATGAGCCAAAATATAATGACGCATTTTTATATTCTTTTGGGTTTAATGGTTATATTGAGTGTATGGAAGGTCTCTCGGAAAATGTAAAAGCTAGACATATAAACATGTCAAAGTTTAATGCTAAGAAGAAATCAAATGTTATAAAGAAGGCGTACTATCCGGCGCTTATTCACAATAAACCGATTAAAAATTCCTTTAAATTCAAAAAAAATATGATTATTACTGGACCGAATGCTTCAGGAAAAACAACCACTTTAAAAACGGCGCTGGTAAATGTAATTATAACACAGCAATTTGGCTGTGGGTTTTATGAAAGTGCTGATATTAATCCTTATAAACATATTCATTGTTATTTGAATATTCCGGATACTTCAGGGAGAGATAGTTTATTCCAAGCAGAAGCTCGCCGTTGCAAAGAAATCTTGGATATCATTCAACGCAACGATAAAAAGGAAACGCATTTTTGTGTATTTGATGAATTATATTCAGGAACAAATCCAGAGGAGGCTGTTTTAAGCGCCCATGCATTTATGAAATACTTGATAAGATTTAAAACCGTAAATTGCATTTTAACAACTCATTTTATTGACTTATGCAAAAAGTTGGACAAGGACGAATCAATAGAAAACTATCATATGAAGACCGTTTGTTCTAGTAAAACAGTGGGCGAAGATTTTAATTACACTTATTTATTAGAAAAGGGAATATCCAGTGTTCGCGGAGGATTAAAGGTTTTGCATGACATGAATTACCCCAAAGAAATTATAGATGATACAATGAACTCTGGTTAAATATAAACGGGCTCATTTTAACTGCAAATTAATATACAACAATATTCGTTCATCCACAAATATTATTGTATCAACTTTTGTTAATAATGGCTTTATCAGACATATTAACTGTTCCCTTTCTTATATCTTTAGGCATTACTTTATTGCTAGTTGGTGTTGTTGGCTTCTTCTTTGCGCAGAGACTTCAAGAACAAAATCATAAGATTACTTCCATGTTTGGTTTAGTTACTACTATGGCAGAAGAAATGAATTTTATGCGAGGTCGTTTGCAAATGATGTCATATCAGGGACCTTTGTCTTCTAACCCAATGGCTCAACAACAACAATCTTTTGGAGATTTAGAAGAAGAAAATTTAATTCCTGTTTCTGACGATGATTCTGACGATGAATCAGATGATGAAGACCAAGAAGATGATTTGGATGACGAAGAAGACGAAGACGAAGACGAAGACGAAGACGAAGACGAAGACGAAGACGAAGACGAAGACAACCATAATGCTTTAGAATCCGAAATTATTGAATTAAGCCACGACCCAAGTGGTGGAGTTAAAGTAATTAATTTTGCTGAGATGTTACAATCCACAAATGACTTGGAGGACAACAACTCTGAAGACCTTGACGAGTTGGATGAAATTGAAGAATTAGATGATGATAGCGTAAGCTCCGAACAAAATGGTTCTGGGGAGTCAGAAGATAATCAAGAAGAAAATAAAAATAATAACTCCGAGCTTGAATTTATTAAGACAATTGACATTTCTAATTTAGAAGAATCAGGAGAAAAAAACACTATTGACTATAAGAAAATGTCTTTAAATAGGCTTAAAGAAATAGCTCTTGCAAAGGGTCTAATTGGAGAAAACTCCAAAGCCACAAAAAACGCCATTCTTAAATTGTTAGGTTATGAATAATTTAGCAGGGAACCCAGGTTCCCCTGCGACCCCTCCTTAGACCATTCTTTTTAGAAAAATTATAAATCTCATTATTATTTTTCTAATGAAATTTATTATTTTATATTAATAATTGTTACTGTGATTTATTTTGGGGTATCGGCGAACATAGCTAGAATAATTTTCTCCAATCATAATATACTATGTCCTGGGCAACATGTTATAGCGGATCTAATAATATTCATTTTAATTTTCCTCCTATCATGGCGGATGGTAGAAATTTTGCATCTTGGCAACCAGAAGCCGTTGTCAACGACCGCATTAGACAACAAGAAAACATTACTACCAGTTGGCAATACAGACAATACTTAACCAACAATGCCAATGAAATCATGAAAATGAACAGTTATGAGGCGTGTAATGAACTTGGATTACCATCGCACTTTCAAACAAACACGACTCCTTCCACCAATGTTCCTTACACTTTCAAGTCTACATTTGATACCAATACTCCTGGTTTCGGATATTGCAACAGCAACTTAAAACAACCTTATTTGTCTAGAGAACAATTACAGGCCAGAATGATTGCGCCTGTTTTAACTGTGCCTATAAATACAAACCAATAAAAGCATTTGTTTTATTTTAAGTTTTCTATTGCGTTTGTATAAAACAGACTTAAACAATGCTATTTTTATATTCTATTAGTGTAATAGAATATGAAGATTCTAAGTATAGATGTTGGTATTAAAAACTTGGCCTTTTGTTTGTTTGAAAAACCCGAAGGTGATAATGAATACAAAATCGCAAAATGGGATGTAGTAAATATCGGCTGTGAATCGGAGGCCAAATGTTGCGAAATTGAAAAGTTTAAAGACTGCAATAAACCAGCCAAGTTTTCAAAGAATGGAAAATGTTATTGCTTGAAACATTGCAAAAAACAACCATTTCAAGTCCCAACATCTGATTTAAAACCATCCTTTTTAAATAAGCAAAAAATCAAAAGCTTATATGAATTGGCTGAAAAATATAACATAAAATATGAAGATCCTATTAAAAAAGCGGATTTAGTCTCTCTATTTAACACTTATGTTTTTGAAAAGTGTTTTGAACCCATTGATGCAACAAGTGCGTCAAAAGTTGATTTGATAACCATTGGACGAAATATTAAAACTAAACTTGATAATATTTTGGCTGAACATATAAGCACATTAACTCATGTTGTTATTGAAAATCAAATTAGTCCGATAGCAAATCGGATGAAAACAATACAGGGCATGATTGCTCAGTATTTTATTATGCGCAACAGCAACACATCCATTGATTTTGTTTCATCTGCTAATAAATTAAAAGACAGCAAAGCCGACCCATTTTCTAATAAGACGGGAAGTTATAGCGATAGAAAAAAGTTGGGAATTCAAAAATGTTTGGAAACCATTTCAAGTTCGGCAAATTATGTATCATGGGAGGACTTCTTTAAGAGTCATAAGAAAAAAGACGATTTAGCAGACTCTTTTTTACAAGGAACCTGGTTTATTATTAACAGAATGGTATAATTCAACTTTTTCAAAGTTGATAAAGAGTATTAATTTTATTTTACCCATAGCGTATGTGAAATGAGATTTATAATTTTGTTAAACAGAAGATTTTAAGGAGGGGTCTTAGCGAAGCAAAAGGGGAACCTTGGTTCCCCACTAATATATAATATATAATTCGTATTACTTAAAATTATATGTTCTTATTAATTCATAATGGACAGTGAGATTATTGACATTTCTTCATTAAATTTAGGAGGAGAAAGTGGTGGAAGATCTTCAAATTTTGGCGGTGGTCTTGAGCTTTTAATGAACGATAAAAAATCATCTGGTGGTCGCCCATCTAGCGATATTAATATTGACGATTTGAACACTTTAGAAAATGAGTTGAATGATTTAGTAGACGATGTTGATCCAGGACCTAGTCTATTTGAAGGCAAGTCCGATATGTTTAGCAAAGGAATTTCATTAAACTACGATGACCGGCCATCTGGTGTAAGATTTAGTGATTCCGCCCCCAGTATTGGTCAAGCAACCGCTGAAGGATCGCCCGAAAGCAAGACTTGGGACGGTTTCACCAAATTCAATAATGTTCCAATTAATCCCGACAAGCCCATGTCAAGCCAACCTCAAATGAGCAAGGAAGAATTGTTGAGAGAGAAATTCAAGTATTTAAGAAAGTTGGAGGCTCTTGAGAACAAGGGAGTCAATTTGACAAAAAAATACAGCATGGACTCTCCTCTTGCCGAAATGCAAGGCGAATATGAAATGATTATGGAAGAGAAAACCAAGCAAAACTCGGTGAAGTTTCAAGGCAATATGCTCATGGCCTGCATCAACGGCATTGAATTTTTAAACAATCGTTTTGACCCATTTGACATTAAGTTGGACGGTTGGAGCGAACAAATCAACGAAAATATGACTGATTATGATGATGTTTTTGGCGAACTTTATGAGAAGTATAAGAGCAAGGCATCTATGGCCCCAGAGCTCAAGTTGCTTTTCCAACTTGGTGGAAGTGCTATGATGGTTCACATGACAAACACCATGTTCAAGTCCGCTATGCCTGGAATGGACGACATTTTGCGTCAAAACCCGGATCTGATGCGTCAATTTCAAACTGCCGCAGTAAATTCCATGAGCCAACAGAGTCCTGGATTCTCCGGGTTCATGAATAATATGATGAACCCTGAGCCCCAAGTGTCCATGAGTGGTCCTCCTCCTCCACCTATGGCTACTCAAGGTTTGAATGCTCCTGCCAGCAGACCTGGCAACAATAACAGCTTTAACATGGGGCGCAACAACTTTAATCCCAACCAGGGCCAGGCCGACGGAATTAATATTAGGGAGAATTTTTCTAGTCCATCAGATGGCGATAGAAGTAGCAGACGTGGACCTGGCCCAGGCCCTCGCGCCGAAATGAAGGGTCCCAGTGACATCTCTGACATCTTGTCTGGATTAAAGACCAAGACAATTAATATTCAAGAGGCGCCTCAACAACAGTCCGCAGCCCAACCTTCATTTAATGATAGCAGCACAATTAGCATTTCTGACTTGAAGGAGTTGCAGTCTGATGGAAATATGCCCAAGCGTAGCAAGAGACGCCAGAAGTCTGATAAAAACACTGTGAGCTTAGACATTTAAGTTAGTGGGGGACCATGCTATAAAATATGATTAATTATATTATGTTTAAATAATCATATAAAAATAAAAATAAAATAATAGAAAACAATGGCAAATGTGGCATTAATAACTGGAATTTCTGGGCAAGACGGATCTTATTTAGCAGAATTATTGTTAGAAAAACAATACAAGGTGTGGGGAATTATTCGCCGTTCATCAAACATTAATACAGACCGAATTGAACACATATTTGATAAATTAGTATTGCGATACGGAGATTTGTCTGACGGTGTAAATTTATTGAATATATTACACGAAATAAAGAACAAATACACGGAGATTAACCGTCTAGAAATTTATAACTTGGGTGCAATGAGTCATGTTAAGGTTTCTTTTGATATGCCGGAATATACTGGTGATGTAGATGCCATTGGTGTTTTGCGATTGTTAGAAGCGTCTCGCAACTGTGGAATCCCATTAGAAAAGATTCGTTTTTATCAGGCTTCAACTTCCGAATTGTACGGGAAAGTTGTTGAAGTCCCTCAAAAAGAAACTACTCCCTTTTATCCTAGGTCTCCCTATGGCGTCGCCAAGTTATATGGTTATTGGATTGTTAAGAACTACCGCGAGGCTTATGGTATGCACGCTTGTTCTGGCATCCTTTTTAATCACGAAAGTCCCAGACGCGGGCACAATTTTGTTACGCGCAAGATTACCATTGGATTAAATAAAATATTAAAGGGGTTAGACGATAAACTTGTTCTTGGCAATATTAACTCACTTCGCGATTGGGGTCACGCAAAGGATTATGTGGAAGGTATGTGGCGTATTCTTCAAAATGACACTCCCGACGATTATGTTCTCTCTACAAATGAATATCATACTGTGAGGGAATTCATAGAAAAGTCTTTCTCTCTAAAAGGATTCAATATTAAATGGAAGGGAGAAGGCGTAAATGAAATCGGCTACGACGAGAATACCGGGAGGGAACTCATTTACATTTCTGAAAAATATTTTAGACCGGCTGAAGTAGACGAACTGTTGGGCGATTCTACAAAGGCGCGAACTGAGCTTGGATGGAAATGCAATTATTCTTTTGATGACTTGGTAAAAGAAATGGTTGATGCAGATTGTGCATAAAAAATTGACATTATATTTTAGAATATCAGAATTCAAATAACAAAAAAATACTTGTCAAGATGTTCGGAATTCAATCTATCTTGGTTATTCTTAGCTGTTTTGTTGTACATGTGTATAGCAAAACAACTATTGCGGCGGTTGTCGGCAGCGACACTCATGGAAGCAGAATTTTCAGCGAAATATTTCAAAATGATTATCCTAGCCCAGAATGGAACTTGAGCAATATTAATAGTCACGTCTATTTCCGGAAAGACAATGGATTCCATATGCAAAGTGTTGGCATTGACATTAAAAACGCTGTTCATATTTTGGCGTGAAAAATTATAAAAATAAATAACTGTATATAGTAGCAAACGTCAAATAATATGTATGAAAATGGACTCTTTATATTTCGCAGAGATTTCAGAATTGTAGACAACAATGGAATCAACCTTATTAACTCCAAATGCAAAAATGTATATACTATTTTTATTTTTACTCCGGAACAAGTCGGAAGCGGAAATCAATACAAATCAAACAATGCGGTTCAGTTTATGATTGAAAGTTTAGAAGATTTGGCTGCAGAAATACATAAAAATGGAGGCAAACTATACTTTTTTTATGGTTCCAATAATAAAGTTGTTTCCGAGTGCATTGAAGCATTTGATATTAATTATGTTTGCTTTAATCAAGACTATACACCATATGCTTTAAAAAGAGACCATGATATAGTTGAAATTTGCAAGAAGAAAAAAATAGAGTGTGAATTAACACAGGATTATTACTTGCATGAACCAGGAACAATTTTCAGTGGTGGTGGAACTCCTTATAAAAAATTCACACCTTATTATCATGAGTGTCTCAAAAAACAAGTTCAACCTCCAACAAAAGCGCGTAAAATTAAATTTAAAGATTCAAGCAAGCATCTTTCAAATGCCATTTCTCTCGCCGATGCGTTTTCCAAGTTCACAAAAGACAATAAAAATATCCTTGTTCGCGGTGGAAGACCAAACGCAGTAAAGGTCCTAAAAACCGCGTTAAAAACGCAGAAACATTATACTACTACTCGCGATGAAGTTGATAAACCTACAACGCAATTATCCGCATATATCAAGTTTGGATGCATCAGTATTCGCGAAATGTATAAAGCTTTTAGGAGCAATCATCCTCTAATACGGCAATTAATCTGGAGGGATTTTTACATGAATGTTCTTTACGCTTATCCATATGTTCTTGGAAAACCAATGAAACCAAGTTACTCCAAGATTAGATGGCATAAGAACTCAAGGTGGTTTGATGCTTGGACCAAAGGAGAAACAGGATTTCCAATTGTTGACGCTGGAATGAGGGAGCTTAACGCCACAGGATACATGCATAATAGAGCTCGTCTTATAGTCGCATCTTTTTTAACCAAGACTCTTTTAATTGATTGGAGAGAAGGCGAAGAATATTTTGCCACCAAGTTAACAGACTATGATCCCGCGAGTAATAACGGGAACTGGCAATTTTGTTCATCTAGCGGGGCAGATTCACAACCGTATTTTCGCATATTTAATCCATGGAGACAAAGCGCAGAGGTAGACCCAGATTGCAATTATGTTAAAAAGTGGGTTCCTGAACTAAAAGATGTTCCAGCAAAGGACATTTTGAATTGGGATACTGAATGGGAAAAATATAAAAAGGATATTAAATATCCCAAACCAATTTGTAATTACGAAGAACAAAAAGAAAAGGCTCTTGCAATGTTTAGAGCCATTTACTAATCTTTCTTTTACGCTAAGTTATAATTCATTTATTAAATTAGATTGTATATATAATAAATGAATTTGCATGAAGATAAAGACAACGACAAAGACGCAGATAAAGACGAATCCAATAAAACCAAAGTAATTATGGATAAAAAAGATTATAAAATGACTAGGATAGACAAATATAATTATTTATTTGAATATGAGATTACAAATAATAAGATTTTATTGGACAAAGTTATTAATTTGGACTTTATTAAACTTATTTATGAACTCAATAAGCACGACATCTTTGACGATTTTTATTTAGATGTGACTGGTTCTGAAAGTGCTACTGTATATATTTTATTTAAACATTTTTTTGATGATTTTGGAGTTCCGCAAAAATATGCGCACATTGACATTAGTATTGAAAAAAAAGAAAAACAAATTATTTTTAAAACGACAACTAATAATGTTGCGCCAAAAGTAAATATACCAAACAAAGACGCGCAGCTTATTCCTATTAATAGCGTAACAGCAACATGCGATTTAATTACTCCCCACAAAGCAAGTATTAAAACTGCAACTTCTTTTCATAAAAGCATGCAATTGCCAGAGTTTATTGAAAAATTAGCAACAACTGTTATTAGTAAAATCTTTTTAAGAACAAAACAATTTATAGAGAAAATTGCAATTAACAATACAACATAGCATATGTTTGAAATGCTTAATTCAATTAGGAAAACGGTGTCAAATCTTGCGTTTATGGTTGATGTTACAGTTATGCTTTCTTGCGAGTGCGTTAAATATTTTATAAAGAGGGACTATCGCGGATTTATTCAGAATGTCGCAAAAAATTTGGCTCAAAAGAACATTTTATATGTAAAGATGTTTCAAGCAATATCATTGAACAACAATTTAATAGATGATACTATGAATAGTGAGTTATTAAAATATACAGACTCTGCTCCGTATACTGAGGATGATATTGATATAGATTTATTTGAAGCCATGATAAACATATATACACTAGTTCCATGCAATGACACAATTCCAATGAAATCGGGCATGATATCTATCGTTTATAAATTGAGAGATGTGAATGGAGGAGATGTAATATTAAAAATGAAGCGAAAAAATATTGACGCGAAACTAGAAGATGCAATTGAAAAGTTGTTGTTTTTTATTGAGGCAATATCCCTTATTCCTCAGTTTAATGTGCTTGACATTCCAAGTGTAATAAAAAAAAATATAGCTTTGTTGAGACAACAATTAGATTTCCAAGAAGAAGTAAAAAATACTCTAGAAATGGCGGAGAATTGCAAGAATTTGAAGTATATAAAAATACCCAAAGTTTATAAAGAAGTTACGGAATCATATCCTAATATTATTATGATGGAATACATAAACGGGGTTCATATATCAAAGTTAGACGACACTGATTACAATGAATACGCAAAGTTGGTAATGAAATACGGGTTTGTTTCAATCATAAATAATAGTGTAACCCACGGAGATTTGCACGCCGGAAATATTATTTTTATTAAAAACGCAGAAGATCCTGTATATCAGTTGGGATTAATAGATTTTGGCATTGTTACGCGTATAAATGAAAAAACTACAAAAGTGTGTTTAGAATCAGCAGTGGGATTATTTTCAAAATCTGGAAAAGAATTGGCTCAGCTAATATTAGACAATATTATTGAGCCGCAAGAAGTATTTAAAAGCATTCAAGTTGAACATAGAGAAAATTTATACGTGGAAGCTGGAAAAATATTAGACGATGTTGTTCATAAGGCAAAAGACGCTAGCCAAGTAAAAATGTATGATTTTATCAAAAAATTTAATGAATACTTAAATGGGAACAATTTAAGAGAACATGGTTTGCATGTATCGGACGACTTTGTAAAATTTCAAATGGCGTTGGCTATGTCTCAGGGAGTGAGTTTATGCTTGTGTAAGAATGATTATATGCCATTTGCAAACAAGGTATTAAATGAGCTATTTCACACAGATTTGATATTTGAAGATTCTGAATAATATTATATAACACCAAATAAGAAATTGTAGTGTGTATAATATTATTGTTATTTCGCGATTGACTTGTCAATAACGGATTCTTTTGCAACATTCCTTATGATTTTATTATAGTTATTTTCATCTTCTTCTGGGGTTGCACCACCCATAGAATGCAATACAATTTGATTATAGTCCGTATTTTTTTTAGAATCATAATCATTTGAGTCTGGGTTTTCTTCTTGCCATTCGTGTATTTGTTTGAAATTCTTAGCAGCTATGTATTTGATGGCATTTTTCATTTTCTTCTTTTCATCGCTGTCTTTCTCCCAAGAATCCTTATCTTTAACGTATATTACTTCTCTTTTCAGGTCGCTGCAATGTATAGGTCGTTTAAAAATATCAAGTTCTTTGAGTCCTCTAATAAAAAGCTTTGAAATGCCTTCGGAGTAGCCCAATCGTCCGACCATATCCAAATCAGATGTTTTCAATTGAAGTTGATTAATGAAATCCATGATATTGAGTGCATCTTTGCATTGTTCATTCAAAAAGAATTGCAAATTAAAGTTGTTTGTGTTGTTGTTTGTAGTGTTATTGGTAGTATTTCCAATCTTGGGGATAGTCTCTTGTAAAAGTTTTCGCATTTCTTGGTTCTCTAAGAGAATAGCTTGGTTTTGTTCAACGACTTTTATAAACATCTCTTTTAAAGTTAGTTCATCTGGCGGAGGATTAATAAAAATCATTTCGTTTTTAGCTTGTGGTTCGTTTTCATAATTACATTTTTTCTTGTGTCTCCATAATCCAGCTCTATCGTTGTATTGTTTATCACATTTTTCACAAGAATGCTTAAGGCATATTTTTGGCTTAAAATCGTTGTCATTTGTTGTCAAAGCGTTGTATTTGTGTCGTTTGCTGTCATTGTGAGTATCAAAGCTACTTTTTTTAGATGTTCCATAGTCACAAAATTTGCAGTAAAATCTTGAGCAGAATTTTGCCTTAATATCGTTGTCATCCGTTGTCATATATTGACAACAGAAAAAATGCCTAAACCCTTTTCTCAAAAAATACTAAAAATTTTATGATAACACTTTTTGGATTAAAAATTTAGCAATGACAGCATTCTGGTGCAAAATCCCTTTTTGGGAAAATCCGAGTTTAGTAAAATCCCTGGGTTTTCCAAAATTGGACATTTTTTTTGTCCATTTTTAACTTTCACAAACACTTTTGGACTCGAAGAAAATCCCAAAATAGATATTATCTTTAAATCAATTTAAAGAAATTGGGCCAACCCAGTTTAAGCTATTTTTACTTCAGCAAAGATTTAAAATGTGACGCTCCATAGGATCTACAATTTTATGTCCTTGTGCTTGTGCGTTTTTCTTCAATTTTGAAACATTTAGAAATTTTATACACATAGAGTATAATGGCTTATAATTCTAAACCATCAATACATTTTTGCGAAACTGGATCATTAGAACCAGGAGAAGTGTTTAATCAAGACATTCACAATTTAGGAGAAACGCCCGAAGCGAGATGTTCTAAGTATTATCCTGAATATAATCCTGAAACTACGCCTGAGCGTATAGGCGGGAAATCTAGAAAACACCGTAGAAAATCAAAAAAATCTAGAAAACCTCGTAGAAAATCAAAAAAATCTAGAAAATCCCGTAGAAAATAAAACCGTTTTTATAAAACGACTATAGTGTGAAAAGGGGGCTTTAACAATTGCAAAGCCGCTAAGCCCTCCTGAAAACACTTTTATAGAAATAATATAAATCTCATTCCAAATGTGGTAATGAGATTTATGCTTTATGAATAAATCATCTTACGATGCGTTAAAATTGCGATTTTTGGGTCTGGAATCCTGGGTTTCCTGCGAATTCAATGTTTCCTGGTTTTCCTGTAGTGCCTTTTTTTCAGTTGATTTTTGCGAAGGGTTTTCCTATGTCTCTTTCGCCTTTTTCCACCTACATCTTTCTGCTCTGGTTCAACGACTGAAGGGTTTCTTGTTCTCATTAATGTTGGTCTGTTAACAGGTTGCATTTGTTGAGGGCAAATGCGACAATTTTGTGCGTATCTACCCGGCATGCAACAATCGCGGCCGTCTATTCCTACAACTTCTGCGACATTGTATGGCATCTCTGACACCAGATCAGTTTCAGGAAGTCCACTTAAATCAACTGGATTCACATCTGGATATTCGCGAACACTTTTGTTTGATTCTGTTGAGTTTTGCCGCGGCATTGCCACAGGAATGGGTTCTACTTCTTGTGCGCTAAAAATATCATCTTCAGCCATCGGTACAACTCTATCCATTCGTCTTCTAGTAATCCAACTATTTCTAGGTCGTTGACTACGCCGCCTTCTAGTAACCAATGAAATTGCATTTGCCGGTGGTGTTGGTGGTCTTCTAACTACAGCTCTTTCAATAAATTCTCTATCTCTTGCTGTTGCATGTATTGAACTACTTGATGGGGCTCTAGAAAATAATGATTGCATTTATATATAAATACAAATAAAATTGACCGGCTAATAAACAATTAATATTAACTTAAAGCAAATCGGATGCAAGCAACCTTGAAGGAGATTAACGCGGAGAACCCTAAGGAGTTCATCTTTATTGATGGAAGTTACTTCTGTTTCTATCGTTATCATTCTATTATGCGCTGGTGGAAAAGCGCTTATCCGGAAAATCCAGTAGCAGATCCTTTTGCAAATGAACAGTTTGTTGAGAAATTTAAAAAGACATTTGTAGACACCGTAAGAAACCTGAAAAAGAAATTAAACATTGAAAACGAAAATCCGTTTATTATTGTCGGAAAGGATTGCAGGCGACAAAATATTTGGCGAAACGAACTTTACGATAAGTATAAGGCAACTAGAGTGAATGATGACGGGTTTATGGGCGGACCATTCTTTAAAATGGTTTATGAAGAGAATATGTTTCAAGAAGGCGGCGCAAGAGCTGTTTTAAAACATCCAAAGCTGGAAGCAGACGACTGTGTGGCCATCTTTGTAAAACATGTTGTTGAGAACTATCCAGACGCAAATGTAAAGGTCATTACAAGCGACAAGGATTATTTGCAATTGGCTGGTCCTAGAGTAAGGATTTTCAATCTTGGATATAAAGAAATTTCCGAGGAAACACTTGGAGGCAGCGCAGAGGCAGATTTGTTCTGCAAGATTGTTATGGGTGATACAAGCGACAACATTAAATCTGTATTGAATAAGTGCGGTCCAAAGACGGCCCTCAAGTGTTTTAAGGATAGAACCTATTTTGATGAGAGAATGAAGAAGGAAAATGCTTACGAAAAGTTTGAATTGAACCGGCAAATTATAGACTTTAATTGTATTCCGCAAAATCTTGTGGATGAATTTGTAAATTCAGATGGGTATTCCTCTAATTAGTAGGGAACCTTGGTCTTCAGAAATCCGAAGGATTTCCAGACCCTTTTGCTTCGCTACGACCCCTCCTTAAAATGTTCTTTTAGAAAAGTTATAAATCTCGTTACACACATGCCAATGAAATTTATTGTTTTGTATTAATAATTTTTACGCTGATTTATTTATCTAACGAAGCTTTCTAGTTTTTTTTCCACCACCGTAAGACACGTGGAACCTCCTAGTATCAACGGGAGGTCTATATCCATAATTATTATTGATTATAGGTCTATATTCATTCTCGCGAGATTCTCCTTCTTTTCTATATTTTACAGATGATGGAGCCACATGGTCGCGTTTGTAAAATTCATTCGGATGATAAGCGAGCCCAAACATATCAGCAAATGATTGTCTAATTTTTTCATATCTTACATTGCACGCAATTACTGGTTGTTTAATAAGAGGAATTGATTCTCCTGGATACAATTCAAGATCTACTATAACATAATAGCTCAATTTTGAATCATCTATTCTAGGAACATTATCGTTATAAACGCTAACATATCTGTTTTTATTGCTAATTTGTCCTCCATTCATTCCTCCCCTGCGAGGTCCAATAGCAATACTCGCAATTGCCGGATCAACCCCATTTGCTATATTTTGGAGCCTTTGTGGCGCATTATCTCTTACTTGCTCATATTTTTGTTGAAGCGAGTTAAAATAGTTATTAGTAGTATTGTTTATTCCAAACCAGCTTGCATCCCTCCCTGCAAAAAACTTCCATTGCATTTTAAATATAAAATACTTTAAATAGTCTGGAATTTCTTGGAATGTATAAACAAATTTATTATCAATGTTGCTGTGCATAATTTCATAATGAGCTGCTCCAGAACTTTCTTCATTTGTTAACAACAAAAAAGCAAATTGAGAAAATTCGTTTGCTGTTGACGGGTCATTTGCGGATGATGCAATTCTAAAAGGCATTTGTTGTGATGGAGTTACTTTGTTCTGCGTGGCACGCACATTTTTATGCGTCATATAATGCGTATCCTCAATTTCATAAATATATTCATCATTTTGTTGGTCATGAACAAAACTTTTTACAACGCCAAAACTTCTGGAACGCGAATGATTTAAAAACGCGACATCAACACCAATCGGAATTGGAGTTCCAGCAGGAATTTCAGTAGTGTCAATCACAATAAACTTGACTTTAAAAATTCTCTCAACAACTTTAATAGCTACGTCATCTCCCCAGTACCTAGTTCCACTTCTTATAACATTTCGCAATTCATTTATATTATCACCAATCCAATTCCCAGAGTCATCAAATAAAAAAGCATACTCGCGACGCATTTGTCTATCATTTGGGTCCGCACCATCGTCATCTATATCAACATTTTCAATTTGCGGTCTTATTGCATTATTCCAACCATCTGTATCATTTACTTGCAAACCATAATTTGGATCAGCTATAGCTCGCCTTAACGATTTATATGAAAAGTATCCACTCGGCTCTGCAAATGGATTATTTGATTTTTTGCCATTATTAACAAGTTCAGCATTAAATAAATCGGAAATTGCGTAAAAAAAACAATCGCCTCCTCCAGGATTATTCGTAACATTCCAATTGGTAATAATTTCGTGAACATTATCATTGTTCAATCGTTTAATAAGACAATTGTCCCGCATTGCTGAAACATATAATTCCGCCAGGTGTTCTCTCAAACTTTCAGTATAATCTCCGTCAAAATATCTGTCCATATTAGTTTGAATGGCTAACTTTAATTTTTCTCCTGGAGTTAATGGAGTATTTTCATTTTCATCTTCATCATAAATAGAATCTGTATCAGAGTCTTCTTCAACATTTTCAACAATTTCCTTACATTTTTGAAGTATGCCCAATTTTGAAATTTCTGGAATAAGGATATCAATCGCATTGTGGTATTTTTTATTTAAATTTTTCATTAGCAATTTATAAGTGGAATGTTTAGTTTTATTGTCCTGTTTCGCTTTTGTTGTAACCGCAATAACATTTGCAAGGGTTGCCGCGTCAACATAGGATTGACTGTCCCAAAATAAATAGTTCGGAATAAATGGTGTCATTGCGGTATCGCGAAGAATTTGTTCATATGACTTAATTTTTCTCGTGTATATTTTGTTAAGAACGCTGCAAAGGTTTTGTCTAGATGTAACGAGTGAAATTTCTCTAGAATATTTTATTGCAGATATTCTTGAATAAAGTGTAATTAAGTCGTAACACATTGTTATTGCAGTTTGCAATTTAATATAATCGTTCTGTTGCTGTTTTAAAGCGGCAGTTTTTGGGAAAGCAAAATCAATCATTTGAGCGTTTTGCGCTTGAAGAGGCTTGTTTAATTGGGATACATCTCTTTCAAACGAACTTCTTTGAGCTTCTGAATATGTTTCATTATATTTGTCAAGCAACGCTTTAGCAAGAGATAATTTGCCTTCAATTACTTCTCCCCCTTTATTAGTGCCAACTATATTTTCTTTTATTGAATTTAAAAAGACATCCGTTTGTCTATATAAATTTTTCCATACACCAAGGTCAATTATAAAATCAAATTTTAATAGAGAGAACATATAAACATCATAATTATATTTATTCACCAATAGTAACCCCGGATGATTGTAATATTGGTCAAGAAGTTCAACATAATTTTTTGGTACAGTGGAATTAACTTTAATAAATTGTTCTACAAGAGAGACCTCTTTTATAAGTGATTTAAAATTGTCTGCTAATGGGTTTGGTTCGGCCGATTCAAAGCCATTTATTATATTTTTATAACATTGCATGTCAAATTTAATAATGTTTAAAATTAGTATATTTTGATACTCTTTATCAGAATTTTGAGATTTAAATTGTGCTTCTTTTGAGACATACAAATTAGAATAAAACCAATATAAAGCTCTAATATAGTTAATTAACGCTTGCGTTTTTTTAATAAGTAATTTAAGCGACTCCAGAAAAGAATTTAAAAATTGAATTTTATATTTTTCAAGAGAACTTATAATTTCTCTCATTTGATTTTTTACAGAAGGATTATTGCTAATGCTCTGAGCTGTTAATCCGCGAGTTTTGAATTCATTAATTTTATCATTCAAAGTTTCAACGATTTCATCGTAATTTGTTTTATTTTTAAAAACATCATTGTTTGCTGCTCCACCAACAACCGGAGTTGCAAGAGGAGTTGCAACTGGCATTGTTTGTTTTGCTTCATTAATAAGAGCAAAATAAGTTCCAATAGATTTGTCGTATAAATCCTTTGCTACTCTATAATCATCGCCTCTTTGCAACAACTGTTGATAAGCGGGTTCTAATATTTTCTTGTTCAATTTAATATCCTCTGAGTAATTTCTATCAATTGAATAAATAATGTTGAGAGAAACCGGATCGTTTGATAAACTAGCTTCATCTTCTAAGTTAATAGTTGGTTGTTGTTGAGGTGTTATTTTTTTACCAATCAAGCCGAGTGCAGAACTAGGCGTAGTTTTTTTAGCTTCTTCTTCTGCCAATTTGCGAGCCGCCTGTTGATCACTGGACAAAGTAGATGCCGGTTTCATGGGAACTATTCCTCTCGCAATATCGCTACCATATTCATCTTTAAACTTACTAATGTCACTAGACGCAGCAAAACCGGATACAATATCCGCATGTTCTCTTTTGAATCTCTGCAATTCATCCTCGGCCATCCGATTTTCAAGTGAAAAATTTTGTTGATTGAACCCCCTACCGTATGTTGGCTGCATAATTTGTTTTTCAAAGCTCTTTTTATCTATTTGCCAATCGCCATTTATCCACTCATGTGAAAAAATTGTATAGGGTTTACCTTTTATGTAAAACTTGTTATATTTTTTAAATAGGATGTCCAATGTAACATTAATATTATTATCAACGATCCCATTTTTAGTGGCTTCCTCTAAAGTGTATTTTCTTTGAAATCCAGCTGCAATATTTCTTCCGACTAGGCCATTAAAATCACTTTTATTAAAAAATTGTGTTAATCTTTCAGTGTCTGGGTAACCCGGAGGTATTCTAAGAGATACACGTCTATTTAGTTTGATTAAAGGATTAAAATAAACAGTATCACTTTTAATTTTAGGAACTGACATATCTGGTTCATATTTTATTTTAGGGTATCCTCTAATTCTTGTGTTAATAAATATTGTTAATGTGTTAGGGAATGACATACTTATAATACATTAAGAATATTAAAATGCGCAAAGTTTAATAATTAGCAGGGAACCCAGGTACTGCTTGCGCCATTGCAACCCCTCCTTAAAACTTTCTTTTTAGAAAAATTATAAATCTCATTCTTATTTTGCGAATGAAATTTATTATTTTATATTAATAATTGTTACACTGATTTATTTTGGGTCTGGAAGCCTACAGGCTTCTTATTATCGGTGGACATAGCCATTAATAATTTTGAACAACTTCTTTGAAATTAGAATACAAGTTTTGTTGCTGTTGTTTTTGCTTTTCTTTCTTTGCTTTTTCTAATACGGCAATGGCTGAGTTGATTTCATCATCAGAAATAACACCATCCTTGCTTGTGTCTACAGATGCTTCTAATTTACTTAATACTCTGTACTTTTCTGGAACAACACAAAATGTGCTTTCTTCATTAAATAAATGGTCAGACAATATTACAAATACAGCAGTTAAACCTAAAGCGGCGTATATGTCGCGAGTACCCATCCATGCCATTGCAAAAACAAGAATTTGTTTTGTGACTGACATTTTAAGATATTCTTCCGTTGACTTGCTAAATTGAATAGTAATAAATTTTGAACCAACGTTAAGTAATATCATAATACAACCAGCAAAAAATTTGCTATTATTAAGATACAAGACATGGTTGTGAAGATAATTTATCGCATCCATAAAAATATTGGAAGGCCATTGTCCTTGTTTTGGAAGTTTATTAGTATTAGGTGAGGGGTTCTTTGCCATATATTTAAATAATATAATAATCATCGCCAAATTTAAAAACCAACAATAAAACCAACAATAAAACCAACAATAAAACCAAATAATCGTAAAATAAAAAATAGATTTAAGATTATTTTATTAGTTGCGTCACATTAATCTAAATCTCTTAAGAAAAACGCGCGTGGTATTAGTAAAGCTTTCTATCTTATCATTAGTATAATTTCTAACTTTTCTTGCAATTGGGTTATAAACTTGGTTAATAATTGGCGACGAAGTGAACCCTTCTTTCTGGAAACCATTTACAATCATACCGACACTAATTCCTAAAATAATAATTGCCAATAAAAATAATACACTATTTTGAAAGGCTTTCTTCATTTCCTTATTCCTTACTATAACGCAATATATTTTTTACACAGCTGTAGGCTTTAATGTAGTAGCATCGCTAGTTGACTTTGCATTTCCAGTAGATTCAGATGGCTGAACATCAGGATTTTGCATAGGCGTGTAAGGAATGGTGTTTGAGTCTTGCGGGGTCATCGGTATTTGACCCGAATACATTTTTTCACTTTGACTTACTTCTTGAGGGTTTGCCACGGGTGTAGCAGTCGGAATCGGAACAGCTGGGGCGGCAATAGCTGGTGGGGCAGAAGCTTCAATTAAAGAGTTTGAAGATGTAGCGACCGCAGATGGTGTTGAACTAACGCCATTAATTGCGATAGTAGAAGCAGCGTCAGGTTTAGGAGTATTTTCTTGTGGTTTGTCCGAAGGGGCGTCCATATTTTCAAGTCCTTCATAACCAGTGTCAAACAAATACACATAAAAAACGACGGCGACAATAGTGGCAGCTAATCCAACAAGAGTATTGTAATTTGTCAAGAGTATAATAATTAGCAATATAATCGCTTTTCCAAAAGAAGTATTAGCAGATTTGCTAAATATAGCAGGATATTGAACAACTAAAATAACAAGCAGAACAAATACAAGAGCCAACACATTGTGTCTGCTTGTACTATATAATTGTTTAGGTATTAACTTATTGACCTTGTTAAAAATATTCATCTTATAAATATTGTGAATATTATTTTTTGCACTGCCCAAGTTTTTCTAATTTCAGTCTGTTTTACAAATTATTATCTTATTTTTTATTAAGAGAATGTCTTTAGCAATGTATGCAGCACCATTTGATAATGAAAATAGTCGGGTAAATAGTAAAGATAAAGATAATGATAATGACGGCCCAATAGCTAGAAAAAGAATGTCAAATAATAGAACCCAAAAGCGAATCCCTAAAGAAAATGCATATTCAGATAAAGTGAATTCTGTTTTACAAAGCATTCATAATTCGCCAGATCATTCAGATAGCTCTAGCGAGTTGGCTGATTTTCATCCATTGCCTCCTCCGACTTCCGTTGGCGTTGAACAGACCAAATTGAGAGAAAATATGGAAAACCGAGACGACAATGAAGAGCAACAAACAAAACAAGATTCATCTGAAGATTATTACAAGAGATTTATGCCAAACTATGAAAAGTTATACAAGAACTCGCCAGCTAATATGCCATATTACACGCAACAGCAGCAGCAATATCAATTGCAAAACCAAGGTCAAAACTATGGTGTTCAAAGCGAGAACGGTTTATTGCTTGAGAAATTGAATTACATGATACATCTTTTAGAAGAACAACAGGACGAGAGAACGGGAAATGTAACCGAGGAAGTTGTTTTATATTGCTTTTTAGGAATATTTATCATTTTCGTAATTGACTCATTCGTACGCGTTGGAAAATATGTCCGCTAATCAAAAACTGTTATGTAATACTGATTTAAAAGCAAAATAAGTATTACTATTATAAATATGTCTTCATCTTCATCTCCATCAGAAGTAGTCATTGGTCTTAATGCAGCGAGCTCTATTAGTCAAATGCCAAATAATGCAACATCTATTGGGTCAAATGCCGGAAGCGTTATTTGCCAGCTTCCGAATAACGCGACATCTATCGGCCATTCTTCTTTAAGTTCAAATACGCAAATGTCTTTTAGTGGTCAGCCTTCAGGGGCTGGACCAGTTGGAGTAACTGGTCCCAAATCAGAAACTATTGAAGAAACCACCATCGTTCTTCAAGAAAAGGCCGTAAATAATAGTTGTTGTGCAAAGTGGTGTTAATGCAATATAAATGTTTTATTCGGTTGAAAAGTATGATATGCAAAATTATAAAAGAAATAAGCTGTAGGACTTACAAATAAAGGTTTAGTCCGCATCTTCAATGCATCTGCAATTAAATAGTTGTCGGACATTTCTTCTACAACTGCAAATTTGAATCCAGCTTGTTCACAAATTTTCCACAATGCCACTTTGTAGCCATGAATAAAAATATCTGTTTCCTTTTTTGAAAAGCAATTCATAGAAGCAAAACAACATAGAGCTTCACATTTTTCTCTAATAAATGTGCATGTTTTTCTGTAGAAATATGCACTTTTTACTTCTCCGTCTTTAATTAACATATAAATATAAATATTCCTGCTCCGTATGAGCTCCATAATATTTGAAATTTCAGATTGAATGCATATGTCAAATTTTGAACCCGAGTTTTCTCCCATGAAATCAAAAAGATGATGTATATTTGACTTTCCGCATTCCACAAGAGTAAGTTGTGGTATCAAATCTAAGGGCTTGTTCCACCCAAACATATCAAACCCATAAGTATTATAAACGCACAGTGGAACTATCCCAGTTAATTCATCTTCTCTCTTGAAAAGCGAAACTGCAATTTGTCGGTTATGATGTCGTTGATTATAATGATGCGTTTGTATTATCTCGGGAGCTATGCCTTTTTTGCGATACATTTTATCCACACATAAATGGTCAACATAATATACATCAAAAGACGCATCCTTTTTATTTGAATGATTCGCGCTATTTATTGTTACGCTAAGTGGTCTTGTAGTCATAACTCCAATAAGCTTCTTGGACGGCACATTAGTGCCTTTTTTTAAGCTAACGAGAAGTTCATCTTCATAATAAAAAGAGAAAAAACTTGCGGCGCTGTGTCCTTCAAAATACGCCATTATATTATTTTTCTTTGGAACATAACAGTTTCCCTTATTTTGCAAATAGTTTGCTTTAATAAAGCGGACAAATTTATTAATACTGTACTCGCTCACGGCGTCATATTTGACAGTTTCAATCGCGTTAAAATTGCAATACTTATTTTTTTCTGGTAAATCATGATCAATAATTCCTGGTGGAAATAAATAATATTGAAAATCATATACATGAAACACTGGCTGCAAAGTCCAGAATCTAAAGCGCATTTTGATGTAAGCCACCACACATAAAATAATGGCAACTACAATTAATATTATGTATGGAATGTATTGATACATAATATTTTGCACGACTTAAATATATTGTTGTTTACGCAGGCTTTTCAGAAACCTGAATCCCATCCTGAAAACACTTTTATAGAAATAATATAAATCTCATTCAAAATATGCTAATGATGTTCATACTTTAGGAATAAAACATGATGTGATGCGTTAAAATTGAGATTTTTGGGGTCTGGAACCCTACATGATTCTGATGACCAATAGAGATAGCTGATAAGTTCCCTTCAAAAATATTTTATATAATAATATTATTATAAATGAGCAACACTGGATACAATAAATTAATAAGTGGTACTCAAACGGATTTTATAAAAATATTTGACACAAGTAGACCTGGAAGTATTACAACTGGGTTCAAAACATCTGCACCCGGATATACTGCAAATACTGATTTAGGAAATATATTTACTCCTTATCTTTTAAATCCAACAACTACAGGATATAAAAATTCAGATGGAACAGATTTAGGTTCGCTATTTGCACAAATAGGGTCAGCGGATAAATTCACTACAACTGGCCCTGCTTCAGTTAGTAATAATGTTGTAGTTTCTTTCGTTACATATAATACTGCAGTAACTTTTACTGGAGGTGGCAGTATAACTTTTAACCTCCCCCCAATTGGCAAGGTTAAAACTTTATTAGTAGCAGGTGGTGGAGGAGGTGGCAGCGGCGCAACCAATGGCCAAGCACAAGGCCCAGGAGGAGGGGGGGGGGCTGGTGGTTTAGGTGACGGCGAATTAACCTTTTTAACTAATAAAACCTACAGTATTTCTATTGGTTCAGGAGGAGGTCCGAATGGGTATGGAGGTGACAGTGTAATATCCGGCGAGAATATTTCAGAAAGAGCATATGGCGGAGGATATGGTGGAAATTCTGTGAATTTAAACGGCGCAAGTGGTGGAAGTGGCGGAGGAGCAAATGGTGTATATCCATATACTTCTACGGGCGGTTCAGCTACTAAAGGAACAGGAGCATTAACATATTGGGGAGGTGCAGGAAAAGGAAAATCGGATGGGGGGACTACGCAGGGCGGTGGTGGTGGTGGCGCTTTAGGCAGCCCTCTTCTTTCACTAGGTAACTACGGACCAGGAACACCGGGCGGCGCGTATAACTGGGGAGTTTTTCAACGTGACTACTATGCATCAGGTGGCTGGGGTGGATATATAGGTAGTTATACTGATACTGCTAATGTATTAAGTAATAAAGTTTATAATGGAGCGGGAAAACCTACTGGAGGGAATGGTGGAAACGCAACCGCAAATACCGGCTCAGGAGGAGCAGGTGGTGCAAGTGGTAATTATAGTGGAGGATCCGGTGGAAGCGGTATTTGTATTCTTGCATTTAATATTTAAACCATTGAAGAATTAAAATGGAACATTTTAAATCTCCAATGGTAAGATTTCAGTAACGATTTGAAATGACGCTCCTCCTTAAAACCTTCTTTTTAACAAACTTATAAATATCATTTCACATATGCTAATGAAATTTATTATTTTAAAATAATAATTGTTGCGCTTATTTATTTTGGTTTTGGAAGACCGCGGGCTCCTGAAAACCAAGGGTTCCCTACTACGCGGGCTTTTGGAAAATATACAAGTATTGGTATTCGTAACCCACTTTAATAAGGTCAATTTTGCCCTTAACAATAAATCCGGCATTTTTAGCAATGGTTAAAATGTCTTGTTCAGATTCCATATACATTTCATGTTCCTGTTTTCTAAAAACTTTACCATCTTCTTTGTTTTGGAATTTCTCAATAAATTTGGCTTTGTTTTTGCTGTTATCCAAATCAAAATCAGCACTGTATTTGAAATCTTGGAAAGTCACTTTGCTATTTGTAATGCGTTTCTTTGCATATCTTTGAGGTGTAAGCATAACTAATGGATTTGCTGGAGGTAAAATCGGGTCAAACATATCTCTGTTAACAATGTGAACAACCAAGTTTCCTCCAGGCATTAACCAGTTCATGCAATTGTTGAAAAATTGCTCCTTATCTTTTATGTAATATAATGTAAAGTAGAGACACAAAATGTGTGTAAAACTTTGAGGCTGAAATTGCATTGCATTTAAAACATCGCCTTGGACGAAATCATAATCCGGATAATTTTCCTTAGCTTTTTCAATCATAGAATGAGAATTGTCTAATCCAACTGCTTTATAACCCTTGTTATTAAGTAATCCAACATGGTGCCCAGTTCCAGAACCAACATCTAATATAATGCTTTCTTGAGTTGGTTTTGTTGCGTTGACGATTTCTCCGACTTCATAATCATCCTTCAAGTTGCTGAATACGAGAGAATCATATATATCGCTGTAAAAATCGTCATACACCTCGGTTCCCGTTTTAAACATGAATTTATCAGTTTGCTCAAACCCCTCTTTTCCGGATTTGTTACCACTAGTTTTGAATATAGCGACTGCGATTAATAATAATACAACAAAAAACAACACTTTACCCCAAGTGGAAGATTTTTTATAAATAGTTGAAATAGATTGTAATGGTTTAGTTATAAATTTCAACGACATTTCTTCTATATGTATTGTTGTGATTTTTTTTGTTTTCATATAAATTATAAATGTCCGATTCAGAAATAAATGATGTTAGAGAACAAAAGGATTTTAAAGGAATTACATTTTCTGAATTTAAAAAAACAGATGCGAAAAAAGAATTACTAAATAATTTAACAAAATCAAAGATAGAACCCGCGTGTTATTGGAGCGCAGAATTTATATGCGCCGGTCATTATTCAGATTTATGGGAGATTATTCTTTATTTTTACAGCAAGCACATTCATTTAGGAAATCCTAAACTTGCGATATATCTTGATTTAAGAATTCAGAACTTTAAAGAAATTATAACAAATGGTTATGCCGGACACGAAATAAAGATGAGAAATAGTGACAAGATGAGAAAGTTGTTTTGTGAAATAATTTGCATCCTTTGTTATGCAAAAAGGAAACACAGTTTTGATGAGGTTAAAATTAAAAAAGAAGATTTTGACATGTTGCATATTGCAGATAGATTAAAGGCTCCAAATGCTGCATATGCAACAGATGTTATATTGTCGGGAGACCCCAAAGAGTTGTATATAGCGATAAACGAGTTTTCATATAATATATCCAAGGACGGAAAGAACAGCATAAATGCGTGTTATTGGATTGAATGGATTTCAGAGTATGAAATCATGTGTAATAAAAAAAAAGAGGTTTGCAAGTGCGAGAGAAGATTGAAAATGCCTGTTAATAATAAAGACCAGCTTGATATTATCTGGATTGTATGGGATGCGCTTTTAAAAGAGTCGGAGAAACATCACAAACTGGTTCAAAAAATAATGAAAAGTTTGTTGAATTTGTTTACTCTGCGTTATTCAAACGGATGCAGCAGAAAGAGGCGTTATATATTATATTATGCGGTTGCGCTTCTTACAGAACCAATTAATTTAGAGGAAGATTTATTGAAAGAAAAAGATGTTATCAATACTGTAACAAGCAAAATTGATACTATATACAAACAAATTAAGAAGAATGAGAAATCGCCGCAGACAGATTATTTATTTGCAAATGTGAACAAGAGTAATTTAGATAAAACTATTGCCAAGCTGGAAAAGATGAATAATTTTGGCGAGTCCTTTGTTCCGCGTCTATAACTAGCAGGGAACCCAGGTTCCCCGCTTGCCCCTCCTGAAAACACTTTTATAGAAATAATATAAATCTCATTATTATTTTGCTAATGAAATTTATTATTTTATATTAATAATTTTTACGCTAATTTATTTTGGGGTATCAGTGGACATAGCTATCTATAACCACCTTTAAAAAAGGTGGTGCCAAATGACATAATCTATATATTGACTATTAAATTATTTATTCTTGCGTTAATATATAAATAAACAATGGCAAAAACGAGAAGCAAATTGTTTTCAAGGGCTAAGAAAGGTACGCGCAAAAACAGCGGTTCAAATTCTCTGCAAAAGTTTGAACGAGAAGTTGTTGTCAAGTTTTTAGAAGTTTTAACAGCAATCAAGTTATACCATTGGAAAACGCATAGTTATGCCACACACAAGGCGACCGATGAATTGAATGCCAAGTTGCACGAGAATGTAGATTCATTTGTTGAGGTATTGTTAGGAAAACGAGGAGACAGAGTGAATTTGACAAATAAAAATTCTCTCGCTCTCAAAGATTATTCTTCTCCCGAAGCATTTAAGAAAGAACTTGAGAAATTTAAGAGTTATTTAGTTGGGTTAGACAATAACTCGGCATTAAAATCCATGTCAAACAGCGATTTATATAATATTCGCGACGAAATGTTGTCAAATGTGAACCAATTCTTGTATTTATTGACTTTCAAGTAAACAAAAAAACAAAAACAAAAAACAAAAACAAAAAACAAAAACAAAAAACAAGAAACAAGAAAAAATGAATTTATAATAAAAATTTAATATATTTATTTTTATTATAATGAATAACTCACCAAATACATATTCAGCACCATTGCGTCCTTTAACGCCAACATATACGCCGACCACAACTTACGGAACTACTACTGGCACAGGATCTACATTTCTAGGCATGTCAGTAACCACATGGATAATTATTGTTTTAGTTCTCGCAATTTTAGGATTTAATATTTTTGCATATTTAGCATATGGAACAAAATACTTTTCAGATACATTTGGTCCTTACATTAAATACCTTGGTGGTTTAATCGGAAATGCCACTGCAAGTGTTACAAAGTCAGTTACAAACACCGCGGCAACGGGAACCAAAGCAGCTGTTGATTTAGCTGCAGGAACAGTGACAACGGCGGTTGATGTTACTCAACAAACTGCTGGAGCTATTACAGGAGCAACAGCATCGTCAAGTTTAACTGGAAGTCAAAAAACAAATTCAAATGCACCGGTTAGTTCACAAGATACCACTCCTAACAATCCATTAAATGACGCTTTAAAAAACGCAAAACCTCAAGGCCAACAATCTGGGCCTGGACCTTTTGCGGCAGATGATGCTACTAGCGCGATTCAGTCTAATAAATCATCTAGCAAGTCCGGATGGTGCTACATAGGCCAAGAACAGGGTTACCGCAGTTGCCTCCAAGTGGGAGAAAATGATACATGCATGTCTGGTAATATTTTCCCTAGCCAAGAAATTTGCGTGAACCCTAACTTGAGGGCTTAGGTAGTCCTTTGAAAACAAAAGTAACAAGACCCACAATGGGTTCCTTGGTTCTAGGGTCAAATGTTGGGGCGCATTCACTATAAACGCAGTCAAATATGTCTTCCCACTCCATCCAAGCATAGTCGCCACTTACACAAGGATCAGACCTGAATTTTCCAAGATTGACATACCATTTCAATGCACCTTCTCTCCACGGTTTGTAATCGGCTTCGTCGACAAGCATAGAATTCACATGCCATTCACCGACGCTACTATGAATGACCAGTTTTTCTTGAGGACCAACGCGCAAACAGCGCAATGAATTAGATCCATCTATCCAAGAGTCAACCATGATGGGCAGTTCAGAACTATTATGAAAATTAACATATTTTGTTGTCTTGAAAAGCGATGACGACATATCAGTTGATTATAAATTACATTAACTAATAGCACAGCATTTATAATCAATTTTATTTCATTAACCAAAAATTGCAATAATAATAATAATACTATGATTCCCTTCTACGATATATTAAGAAAGTCTTTTATTTTTTGCATATCAGCTTTTAATTCTTTGTTTTCCTTTTCTAATTGCTCCACTCTTGAAATTAAATTTTTTGAAACATTTACCAAGCTTGGAAAAATAGCATCTTTTGAAACTCCTAATAAAACTTTTTTTTCATTATCTGGTTCATTGTTATATTCATCAAAATTGCTAATAATCTGTTTATAATATTCTGTTTTATCTGTTTTTAATTTTAAAATGCTTTCAACAATATCCTGTGCTATAAATCCTATTGCTTTAGTTCCACAATCTTTATAAGAAAAAAATGCTGGTTTTAAAGATTTAATTAAATTCACATCATCATTCTCGCTCATAGAAATTATATCTTCTTTAATTCTTATATCACTAGTAAATCCAGCAACTCCAACTTTATTCCAATACCAAAATGGAGACTGGCCATTTCTATTTTGATAAACACGCATTCTATCCTGGTCGTTCTCATTTACCGACCATACCATCCCGGTTACTTTATTCGTTAAAGTCACATAGTCGGTTAGCTCGAGTCCTCCGTTTATTCGCGAAACATTCAAACCAACCTTATTTAGAATACTGATAGCTCCATCTACAACAAGAAAATTTGAAAGATTTAAAGTTTCAAAATTACCGTCAACTTGTTTAGAATATGTTATTTCCTTTGTTTCGGGATTATAGAACATGTTGTTTTCGGTCATTTTATTTCTAATTGGATTTACAAAAAACCCATCTGTAGTAGAATTAATTTTAGAATCACTCGCATTTATTATGATAGAGTTAGGATTTTGAGAATCAACGCCTGCATTAAAGCCAATAGCAATTGCATATTTTCCTTGATTTACTGAACCTGCTTGACGCCCGATAGCAATTGAATTTGTTCCTTGCTGTACTGAACCTGCCGCATTGCCAATAGCAATTGCATTCGTTCCTTGAAAAGAGTATCCAGCACCGTTACCAATTGCAACTGTGCCTTCTTGTTGATTATTTTGGCCAGAAGAATTGCCGATAGCAATTGCATTTAAACCTTGATAGTTTTGACCAGCATAATTGCCAATAGAAATCGCAGTAAAACCAGTATAAATAGCCATACATACTACATAACTATTAGAAGAAAAATATATATAATAATTCCCGGGATTGCCATCTTTAAATGATATTGCAACACCTGTAAGGAATTCGTCAATATGTAGAATTGTCCACTGTTTGCCATAATTTAAGGATAAATAAAAATCCCCGCTCTTCGCACAAGCAACCATAGTGGCTCCATCATCGGAAACACTTATTCCAGTATATTCAGCTTCATCTTCTACTTTTTTCTCCCAGGTAGTAAATGTATCGTTGGAAACATAAACACCATAATCGGAAGGCCCTTTGGTTACTACAGCCGCGTGTAACCCGTCTGAAGAACATGAACATCCAACCCAATTATTATCAACTGGAAGTTGTGTTTCTTTTATAGTGTTAAAAGCTTCATTTGTTGGATCAAAAACATAAATTGGTCCTCCATTAAAAGCACAAATATAATATTTTCCATCAGACGACATGGCTAGAGAGTTTATATATAGGTCCTCTCTTTTGGGCGTTTGTGTTTCAGCCCAAGTTTTTTGCACGGGAAAGCTAAAAGTTTCAAAGTTGTCCACACTTAAATACATAGAATGCCCATAATCGTCCCCGTTAATTTTGTTCGCAAAAAGAATAACTTTTCCATCATAAGAGACTACAATATCTATAAGATTAGGCTTGTCATTATAGAAGATAGGAAGGGGTTTATGTGTCCAGGTTTGTCCATAATCTCTGGAGATATAATATAATCCAGGATTAAGATCAGTGTTAGGAGTCGCAATAGAAACAATTGTCGTCCCATCGCCACTAACGGCGATGGAAGGAAATTTATAATCTTCATTAACCACCGTATTCCGCCAGCTATTTCCACTATCTTCGGATACCCAAATTTCAGTTGCTTTAGAAACTGTTGCCACAACTGATCCATCTAAAGACGACGAGATTTTGTTAAACTTGTGTTCTCCATCATCGTTACTTAAAATATTGTTGTAAGTGATGGTTGTTCCTTGATTAATATAACCTGCTTTATTTCCAATAGCAATTGCATTTTGGCCTTGAGAATTTAAACCAGCCTCAACGCCAACAGCAATTGAATTTTTTCCTTGATTTTCTGAACCAGCACCATTTCCAATTGCAACTGCATATTGTTGTTGAGTACTTTGGCCAGCACCACTGCCAATGGCAATCGCCAATGCTTGTTGATTATCTAGACCGGCATTGGAGCCAATAGCAACCGCGGATGGTTGTTGATAATTTTGGCCAGAGTTATTGCCAATAGCAACCGCGGATGGTTGTTGATAATTTTGGCCAGAGTTATTGCCAATAGCAACCGCGGATAGTTGTTGAGAATTTTGGCCAGAGTTATTGCCAATAGCAACCGCGGATGGTTGTTGATAATTTTGGCCAGCTAGAGCGCCAATGGAAATCGCACTTTCTTGTTGACTATCTTCGCCAGCATATGCGCCAATGGCAACTGAACCTTTTTGTTGATTATTTGAGCCGGCAGAATCACCAATGGCAATCACTCTTGCTTGTTGATTATTTTGGCCAGCATTAAAGCCAATAGCTATTGCATTTATTCCTTGAGCACCTAAACCAGCCTCAACACCAATAGCAATTGAATTTGCTCCTTGAGTATTTTTGCCAGCAAAATTGCCAATAGCAATTGCACTTTCTAGTTGATTATCTTGGCCAGCAGAATTGCCAATAGCAATTGTTTTTATTCCTTGATAATTTTGGCCAGCAGAATTGCCAATAGCTATTGAATTTAAACCTTGATAGTTTTTACCAGATTCTTGACCAAGAGCAATTGCACCAAAACCAGTATCAATAGCCATCTTTAAAAGATTTGTCCAGGAAGAAATATATATATAAGAATTCGCGACATTGTCACCTTGAGATGACATTGCAACACTTGTAAGGGAGTCGTTAATATCTAGCCTTATATTTATTATTGTCCACTGTTTTCCATAATTGGTGGATAAATAAACATTCCCGCTCTCCGCACAAGCAACCATAGTTTTTCCATTCTGTGAAACCATTATTCCAGTATAACTGTCTTCGTCTGATATTGGGTTTGACCAGGTGGCAAATGTATCGTTGGAAACAAAAATGCCAAAATCAGGCCCATTGGATACTACAGCCGCATGTAAACCGTCTGAAGAACATGAACACCCAAACCAATTATTAAAATCTGGAAGCTCTGTTAAATTGTTAAAAGCGTTATTTGTTGGATCAAAAAGATAAATTGGTCCTGCATCAAAAGCACAAATATAATATGATCCATCCGACGACACAGCTATAGAATTTATATATTGGTCATTTCTATTGCTGTACTCTTGATTACTATTGGGCTTAATCCAGTTTTGCTTGGGGATTTTAAAAGTATTGCCGCCGTCTATACTTATAGACATCGCGTCATTTGTAGTCAGATCGTTTGCCACAAGAATAACTTGTCCATCATTAGACACTGCAACATCTAAAAAATTAGCTGTTGGGTTGGCATTAGCGTTTTTAATAACCCAACTTTTTCCATAATCTGTCGAGATGAAAAGACGTCCGCGAGTTGGACTGTTATCATTATTCGCAATAGAAACAATTGTAGTTCCATCACCACTAACGGCGATGGAAGGAAAATTATACAAATTATATTCATCTTCGGTAGTTTTACTCCATGTATTTCCACTATCTTGGGACACCCAAATTCCACCGTCAGTTCCTTCCACAAATCCGTCAAGAACTGCCGCCAAAACTACTCCATCTAAAGATGATGAGATTTTGGCCCAACTGTTTGTTGTTTTAGTTGAAATGTTTATTTTATCGTAAGTGACGGAGGTTCCTTGATTATTAGAGCCTGCCTGAACGCCAAGCGCAATTGAATTTGTTCCTTGATTTACTGAGCCAGCAGAATCCCCAATGGAAATCGCACTTACTTGTTGATTATCTTGGCCAGCGGAAAAGCCGATAGCAATTGAATTTGTTCCTTGATTTTCTGAACCAGCAGAGTCACCAATGGAAATCGCACTTGCTTGTTGCTTATCTTGGCCAGCAACATAACCAATAGCTATTGCATTTATTCCTTGAGCACCTAAACCAGCCTCAACACCAATAGCAATTGAATTTGCTCCTTGAGTATTTTTGCCGGCAGAATCGCCAATAGAAATTGCACTTTCTAGTTGAGAATTTGTGCCAGCATTAAAGCCAATGGAAATTGATTTTGTTCCTTGATTCGTTCGGCCAGCACCAGGTCCAATAGCAACTGCATATTGTTCTTGACTAATTGTGCCAGCAAAATTCCCAATAGAAACGGCTTTTATTCCTTGATTCGTTTGGCCGGCGCCAGAGCCAATTGCAACCGCGCTATTGCCTTGAGTGGTTTGTCCAGCATTATTGCCAATCGCAATTGCATTAGTATTTTGATTATTTCTTCCAGCTTCAGAGCCAATGGCAACTGCATTTGTTCCTTGACACGTTTGACCTGCTTTAAACCCAATAGCAATTGCGCCGGAACTTTGACTATCTCCGCCAGCATCATTTCCAATAGCAATTGCACTATCGCGTTGATTAAAACCGCCAGCATGAGCACCAATTGCAACGGCACATTGTTCTTGATTTATCATGCCGGCAGTATTTCCAATAGCAATAGATGTTTCTTTTTGATCATATTGCCCAGCTCCGGCACCAATGGCAATTGCATGTTTTTTTTGCCTTTCAGTTCCACAATTACTGCCAATAGCAATTGCATTCGTTCCTTGATTTAAAGACCCAGCTGCGCTGCCAATAGCAATAGCATTTTGTTTTTGAGAATCTTTACCTGCATTTTTTCCAAGAATAATATTTTCGCTACTCACAGTCCAAGATGTATTAGTATTATCCCAATATAAATAATCTCCCCAATTACTACCTGTAGTGACTCCGGAACCTGTTTTAGAGTATGTTATTTCCTTTGTATTTTCATTATAGAACATGTTTGTTATTGTGACCGAATCATTTCTAATGGGATTTACAAAAAAACCAGATTGCGTTGCGTTCAATAAATCGTTAGATGCGTTTAGAATAATTGAATTCGCAGGTTGATTGGTTTTCCCTGCCGAATTACCGATAGCAATTGCATTTGTTCCTTGATTCGTTAGACCTGCTTGAAACCCGATAGCAACAGCATTTAGTTTTTGAGAATCTTGGCCGGCGCCAGAACCAATTGCAACTGCGCTATTGCCTTGAGTGGTTTGTCCAGCATTATTGCCAATCGCAATTGCATTAGTATTTTGATTATTTCTTCCAGCTTCAGAGCCGATGGCAATTGCGTATGCTAGTTGAGCACCACCGGCTCTCATGCCAATGGCAATCGTGTTCTCTTGTTGTACATTACCAGCTTGATAACCAATAGTAATCGCGTAGTTTTTTTTTTGTCCATCTTTGCAAGCACTATCGCCAATTGCAATTCCGCCGATACCTTGGCCAAATCGGGCAGCCTCGCGACCAATTGCGATTCCTCCTACTTTTTGATATTCCATGCAAGCGCTATTTCCAATAGCAATAGAATATTCTTCTTGATTTGAATACCCAGCCGCGGCGCCAATGGCAACGGCATACCTTCCTTGGTTCCTTTGGCCAGCAGTCATTCCAATAGTAATATTTTCGCTACCCACAGTCCATGCGCTAGTTGTATTATTCCAATATAAATAATCTCCCCAATTACTTCCTGTAGTGACTCCGGAACCTGTTTTAGAGTATGTTATTTCCTTTGTATTTTCATTATAGAACATGTTTGTTATTGTGACCGAATCACTTCTAATGGGATTTACAAAAAAACCAAGTTGTGTTGCGTTCAATTCATCGTTAGATGCGTTTAGAATAATTGAATTCGCAGGTTGATTGGTTTTCCCTGCCGAATTACCAATAGCAATGGCATTCGTTCCTTGATTCGTTTGGCCAGCCGCGTTGCCAATAGCAACAGCATTTAGTTGTTGAGAACCTTGACCCGCATTCAAACCAATAGCAACAGCATTTAGTTGTTGAGAAGCTTGGCCCGCATTCAAGCCAATAGCAACTGCACTTGATCCTTGATTACTTTGGCCAGCAGCATTGCCAATAGCAATTGCACTTGATCCTTGATTCGTTTGGCCAGCCGCGTTGCCAATAGCAATTGCACTTGTTCCTTGGTTGGTTTGGCCAGCAGCATTTCCAATAGCAACCGCATTTGTTCCTTGGTTCG